GCTTAAATACTTATGTGTAAATTTACTAAAAAATCCTTTGTCCAAATCCTCGAGACTCTTCTTTACCTTAATAATATACTTGTAGTTCTGAGGGGAAGGATAAACCTTTGTCTCCATTACCTTACCAGCGGCTGTTTGTTTTACTTTAATTGATACCTGAAAGTTATCGGGAAGTAAACGACACCTGCAGCGGGGATGTATAGGAGGAAAATCTTCTTCTGTTAATTCTCTAATCAGATAGGTTCTGTTATTCCTACCTAAACATCTTTCGCAAACTCTTCCATCGGATATTGCTACCCACCTAACCCGATTAATTTTATTAGCTTTGTAAATATCAATAGCACCTTTTTGTCTTGCCCTATGAAGTTCGGTTTTAGCTATTAAATAAGCTCTCTTTCTTGCACTTGCAAATATACCCTTATCAAGTCCCGTAGTCATCAAACTACTAGCTATCGCTGAAACAGACTTACCCTCGGCCACTCCTTCACGCAATATAGTTCTAATATTATCTCGAATTGAATTATTGATGTTCGTAATTAAAGATAAACTTCTGCGAGTGAGTTTCCTTCGTGTAGCTTCTTTAAAGCTCCGAGAAACATTTTGTTCATAAATTGAAGTTATTTGTTCCGGAGAGTACTTAGCTGTTCTTGGCATTTTCTAATCTAATCATCCTTAAAGGTTTCCTAAGAATCTTTTTAAACACAGGTGGATCAGCTTTGACTGGTTCTGGATAAGGAGGATTAACTCCTCGACGCATTTCTTCCAAAACTACTTCAAGTACCCTATAACCTTCAGTAATCTTATAATCATTTTCTAATAAGGGAGGTAAGGGAGTACTCCAGGGAGAAATACTTTCGATATTATCGCCAATATAGGGATAAACAGTCCAATTATCACTAGTAGTATTATCACTAGTAATAATACCAGTATAGGTAATACAACCTGAGCTACTTAAATAGCCGGAAGAAATTTCGTCCATTTTTATTCTCCTTTCTTAGTTTTTACTTATATTTTTAGCTATTCTTGGCATTTTCTAATCTAATCATCCTTAAAGGCCTTCTATAACTTTTTATCTTGTCTTTAGCTGGTTCTGGTTCTGGTTCCCCCAATACAATTCTATACTCTGGATTATACTGTAGCGCCATCTTTTCCCAAAGTTGACCAATAGTCAAATTATTAATGGTCCAGTTATCACCGCTACTATTGCTACTATACATTTTTATTCTCCTTTCTCAGTTTTTACAGGTAACTAATAACATTCTGGAAGATCTAGACTACACTTAAACCTACTTGCCCAGTCGAATCCTGCACTTGTTAAGACCTTCTTGAACTCTACTATTTCTTTAGAACTGAGTAGAAACTTTTTACGACCATTTATGGTTATTTCTATATTTTTGTCGTCCAGTATCTTATACTTAAATCTTACCGACATGCTAAACACCTTTAGATCGTTATTTTCTCAAAAATGCTGCAGCTATTTTCTGTCCTTCTACTGTTCTATGAACATTATGCGCTGCACCTTCTATAATAGTTCCTAGGCACTTTACCCTACGAATGAAGGGATAAAAATGAGTTACTGGAGTGCAGAGCTTATCCTTCTCGCCATAGATAAGGATGATTTGCTTCTCCAATCCTGTATATCGCCCCTCGTTTGCTAACTGCATAGGGTCAGGAGCTTTATCAAAGAAAGCTTTTGCATCGTCTACTAAGTCTCCATGTCTTCCGTCAGCCGTCCAGGCATCCCAATCATACGGACGCTTTGGATCGTGCATATTGATTGGGCCAATCATACCGACTACTCTACGAAATAGCTGTGGGTATAAAGCAAAAGCCCGTAATGATCTATAACATCCCAAAGATACACCAACCAAATCTATTGACTGAAGGTTAGGAAACCGCTGTTTCATTAGAATAGCCACATCCCTCAACTCGATAGCATCCCTATTCGGGTCCTGGTTGTAAATATCTGGCTCTCCTTCAAAATTTGGATATACTGTAGTCCACCCCATATTGACATACGGAGCGTAAGTCGAAACTAGCCCAGCTATCCAACCCCCATGTACTGCAATAGCACCACGATTGGCATTCTTAATTCTACCGCTTGGAACGTACACCCACGCATTAATATCATTCCCATCTACAGTTCCATTAAACGGATCCGGATCAACTAATGGCTCTGCAGGTGAAATTTCGGGAGACGATCCTCCAAAACACCTACTACTAATCCAATCAAATATACTCATGTTATATCCTCCTATTTTTTTGCAAGTTCTAAGATTTGACCTGTCTCTTTAAGTCCCTCTTCATACGATTCAAGTATTTCTTTCTTGAAAATTTCCACTAACTCGTTGTATCTTTCTTTGAAAGCTTCAGCCGATTTTGTAAGTATATTCCTCAACTCTTGACGATTAATATTTTCCTTATCCAGTCCTATTAACTCTTTTGTTGCTTTTGCTACCGCTTCGTCGTAAGCTCGATTTACTTCCTGCATCAACTGGTCTTCCCTTTTCTTCAACTTCGAGTCGTTCATCTTTACTAATGTTTGAATGTCCATCTTTCACCTCCTCAAGAATAGGACCTCCGAATAATTGATAATCGCTCATTTCTTCACTAGTGCATTTCTTGATCTTATAAAAATCAATATCTTTATCAAGAGCCAGCACAAGAGTTGCAGGTCCAAAAATACTTCTAAGATTAAGATTTAGTTCAATTATATTTTGATAGGGCAGATTTTCCCGGATGTGAACAATCGTAAGTCCGTTCACATCGCTTATACACAAAGGAGCTTGAATTCCTAAACACTTTAAATTACCTCGAGCCTCCCTTATATAAGGAATAATTTTATACCAACCTGTCTGAGTTTGCCATAATTGTTCCATGCCTTCCATTACTTAACCTCCATTTTATTACGAATTTCGTGATGAAAGAGTTCATACTTCCTTCCATATTCGTCTCTTGCCGTAACTCCGTGTTCACCAACTCCTGTTATAGTAATAGGCTTTCCGTAATAATTGATTCGATGCCCAACTTCTGCGCCTGAATGTTTCCCTTTATACGGTTCTCTTTGAGGTTTCCCTTGCTGAGGTTTCCCTTGCTGAGGTTTCCCTTGCGTTTGCTCCCATCTTCTGACATTAGGATTCGTCTTGGATGGAAGTAACTGGAGTCCTGGCCTACCACCCTGTATGCCCTGCATGCCCTGCACACCCTGCATACCTGGATTAGGTTGCATAGGCATCTGATTTGGAAATGCTTTCTTAATAACAAATTTTACTTTTTTCATAAACTCTCCTAATCTAACTCTTCTCCTTTAGGAGCTCCACCTCCACCAAATTCTTTACCAGGTGATGTTTCTTCTTTAGGAGCTCCGCCTCCAGGTGGTGCTTCTTCCTCGCCTCCCTCTTGACCAAAATCATATTTACCTTCTTCACCCTCTTGACCAAAATCTTCACCTCCGCCCATTCCGCCCATCATTTGCTGCTGCTGTTGCTGCATCTTGAGCTGAAGCATATATTGAGTATAAACATTATTCATAATAATATCCCCGCCTTTTTCTTCCCCAAGCGGTTTGTAATCTTCCTCGATTCTTATTTCGTCGATAGTCCTATAATTCTGTAATTGTTCGGTCCTAAGTTTCTGCCTTTGTTCTTCTGTTTTAGCATCTAACCCCACAAATTGAAATTCAATTCTGGGATCTATCTGCCAAATAATATTTTTGTTTATTTCTCCTTCAATAAATTTCAGTAAAGGTTTAAGCCCTCTATCCCTGGACATCTTCTGCTTTGCTTCATTCTGGCTTTCAAACATAGGTCCCTGAGTTTGATGAGCAGAACCCTTCAAATCAAAATTAATCTCTGCGGGATCAATCAAGTAAACAGCGCAAATAATTTTTACTAAATATTCGAGCCAGCTACTAAATTCCATCTGCCTATTATTACTATGTAAATTAGTATAATTCAACTTAGCAGGAGATGCTATAATCGGGGTTCGCCAGGCATTATAAACACCAGCAATTTGAGCGTGCCATTGTCTCCTAAAAGACTGAAGATGTTCCTGATTTATATTTGCTCCCTCGAAATGAATAATTCCTTTAGGTGCTGAACCTTGAGAAAAAAACCTTCTGTTGTGCTCCTCTGTCCACATATGAGCCACAACTGTATTAACAAGAATTTCTAACTCAGATGTTCCGTAACCGTTTAATCGAACACTTGTTCTTGGATTTCGTATCCCAAATATAAATTCCTTTTCTGTATATGTGTTAATAACTCTACCCATTAAAATCTGGACATACCTGATATCCTCAGGTTTAATATCATCGTCTATTGCTCCCTTCCAGCTTGCCATCATTCTAGTACTGGTTTCAATATCTTCCTTAGTAGTTTTCCCCTTTTCGTAATAGCCTCCCACTTTCCTTCTATCTCTCCAATATTCTGGAGTCGTGGCTAATCTTATTGTACAAGCATCTATCGCATAAAAAGCTCCAGGTGTTCCCTTTCTACTTGGAACTATTTCGGATGTAGCCTGATCATAAGTTAGACTATCCCTTGAAAACTTTCTTAGAAAAGCATCAAAATCGTCCCTTTCCTCTTCTTCAATTTTTCCTGGAAAACCAGTAGCTTCGATAAACCCTGTCAATTCCTTCATCCTTTTTTCATCAGCCTTCGTAACTTTTTCATCCTTATCTCTCAACATAAACTCAAAACCAACATCGTAAGGAGTTCTTGGAGTTCTTGAAAAGCTAGCCACCTGGTTAACTCTTGTATTAATAACTGCGGCTACTACTGGGTTTCTCTCCGACATAAGACGAAGTTGATCAAATCCTAACATCATAGGTCTTTCCCTGTATCCAACAGACTCAAGAAGTTGATAAGGATCGATAAACAAAGACTTTGCTTCTAAATCCTCTTTTTTTCCGTTCGATTTCTCAAAAGCTTCGAGCCAGGTAGCGTGAATTTCCTGAGCTTTCTCTAGAGCCTTTTTTTCAGAAATCTCTACCATACGCTGTTCTACTTCAAAAATCTGTTTTGCTTTGGTTAGCTCTATCTCTTCCAACTTCTTTTCAAAATCTTGTTTCAAAGCCTCTATCTTTTTACCATCAAACAAGCCCATAATGTTCCTCTCTATTTATCTTTACCCAATATTTTTATTATAGCCGATTCTTTGCTTTTGTAGTAAGGAGATTGCTTTTGTTTATCTTCTCTTTCCTGAACTTCTATCTCCCTTTTCCCAACAACATCTTCTCTTTTTAATACTGTACCTTCACGATGTTCAATAACTGTTTCTCTCTCCATTAAAACTGCATCCCCATTAGTGTGTAAATATTTTTTAAAAAGTTTGTAAATAAATTTTACAAATAAAAGCAACAAAACGCTTACAACAATAGTTAAAAGTACTTCGTAAATTACAAGATCAAAATATGGAAAACTCGAACCAACCATCAAATGAAGGTGGTAGTCTGGCTCACACGCTTTAGTAAGTAGTGTGTAAAATCCTACACCTCGTCTTATAAAAATTAAGACCTGTGCTACTAAAAAAAACTTCCAAGCAAAAGACCAATATTTTATATATCCTATAAATCTATAAAATTTCAGTCCGTAATAAACCATCAATCCATGCGAAATCATGGATATTGTACACAAAATAGCAAGAAAATAAATCATCTATTAAACCTCCGCCTGAACTTTTACTGGTGCTTCTTCCGCACAAAGACAATTTCTATCATACAAAATCTGGTCGATATATGCGAGGGCTAAAGCATAAGCTAAACATTTCTCTGATTTCACTTCTGTTAAAGCTGGCAATTCTTCTTTCAATATACTTTTTAATTCATACAATTCTTCTATACGTATTTTGGGTTTTCTTTCCTCCAACAATTTATCCATCAATTCGTCTTTCTTAAAATGGATAGGCTGCTTAATCATAGAATTAACAGCCCCTCTTACCTGATTCCAAAATAACTCCATCTTAGTTTCTACACGTGCAAGCCTCTCTGAAATTTGGATGAGATGAGCATCTAACTTATCCTCTACACTTTTAATTTCTAATTTTAACGGACAGGTTTTTATTTCAGCAGAAATTCTGTCACCTAACTTTATTTCTAAATCGGACATTTCTTTTCTTGATCTTAAAACCCATCCAAAATAATGATATACCAAAGTCAATATAGAAACTAAAAGAGCTACAGCACCTAAATAACTAGCATAATCATTCATACAAGCCTCATTTTATTTTTTGTTACATTCTGTTGGAACGTACATATTTAGTCGGCCCCACTACTCTACGCCCTTCTTCGATATTGCTGTTACTACACCCCTCCAACTTCTCTATCCTTTCATTTAAAAAACGATGGAATTTCCAGTGTGCATCAATCCGTTTATCTATTGCATCCAACCTATCTATAATCTCATTTATCTTTTCTATCACATTCTCGATCATTAAAGCATCTTCAAGTGTCAACTTTTCCATATTATTCTCCATTTAAATTTTAATCGTCAGCACCGTTCAAATATTCTTCATAATCTTCTTCAAACGACTCATCAAGTAACTCCTGTTCTTCCTCTTCGTCAACCCAACTTCTTCCTAGCCTATCCAAAATACTTAGTAAACTCATTTCTTCTCCTCTGTTTCTTCTTCTCTCTTGTAAGATTCGTTATTTATTTTAGGATTCCGATCGCACATACCACACGGAATACTAGGATAATTGCAATCAGTACCATCAAAAGCACATTTCATTAAAATTTTCCTCCCATTAGCCAATGCTCCATTAATGCGGGCATTATATATTTGCTCCTGCAAGTATTTGGCTTATTATTAAGTTTTGTAGCCACCCGAGTAATAATATCAGCCAAAACTTCTTTTTGTGCCTTGCGCTTTAACGGCATAATAGACTTTTTCGCAAACTCTACGAAATAATTCGATGCGTGATATGTTCTAAAATCCTTAGCGGTAACTCGGAATCTACCTAACCACTTTACTACATCCTTCCTCTCCACTTCGTAAAGTAGTTTTGATTCTGGTTCTCGATCGTCCTTCAGCTCCATCAGAGCTTTTCCTACATTTGGGTCATCAACCTTAATATGCCAATCAACCCCGCTCTTTCCTACAAAGTCGAGGTAGACAACACCATCTTCTGCTTGTGAAATGTGTTTACATTGAAGCGTTGTGGTTCCAAAATGATCTTCCCTATTATGAGCGCCCCCTCCAATTCTCATACAAAACCGGTCCACGCAATACATAGCTACACCAAAAGACTTCTTTATTGGGTTACTATCCCCAATCATGGGTTCGTATTTAGCCCTGATAGTAGGTAAATACTTTTCGATATACTTGAGTCTTGCCCATTTTACTTTAGCTCCCCTCTCCTTTTTCTTATCCGTATATTTCTTCCCTGCAACAGTTCCATCAGTCTTAATTACACACCTGACCAATCCTGTTTCTGCTGGCTCTTTGAAATCAATCACTTGGGCAATCTCATCAACTTTCACACCCGCATACCATTTTGTACCATCTTCACTAGGTTTAATTGCATCTACATTGATTTTATCCCTGGTAATAACATTAACTTTATCTGGATAAGCCGATACATATCGAATAGCATGAAACGTTTTTGTCTTGCCTCGCACCAACCTAACTTGCGGTATTAACCCTAAAGGAATAGATTTCTCTATTAAAATAAAGGCTTTAGGTTGATTATCTATCACTTACTTTTTTCCTCTCTTGGAAGCTTTTAAAGGATTTAACTTGAAAGCATCGCCTTTGGTTTCTTTTTTAATATGGGTCGCCATCGGGCAATTCCCAATTCTCCATTTGGAACTGGGTACCAAATAAACAGAACAAACCTGTGCTCCAGCTTCGGGCAACGACTTCCCGCAACCCTCGCACTTCTCTATGATAGGTTCTCGAGTAAAATCCATTCTTCCTTCTTACATTAGTAATTTTAGTAATCATAGTAAATTACTAAACTCAACTTACTAATTCTTCTTCACACAATCATAAAGACAATGTGGCCTATTAATGGCCTATTTCGCAAATACGAAAAATAAATCCTTCATCTTAAAAAGTTTTATAAAATTATCTACTTCTACTCTTCATCTCACTTAATAGCCTTTTTAAAGTTTTATTATCGGAACAAGCTATCATTTTCGCAATATTTTTCGTTTGTTGCTTATTTTTTCTTAACAATTCTTTCTTTTCCAAATTTAACCTCTTGGCCAAGCCATCCTGGCTCTATGAGGTGTTCACCTCCATCTTTTATTTTTACAACTTCTTCGATTTTCTTCTCTTTAGTCATCAATACAACTATAGCCGCAAGTTGTGATACCCTGAATTTTCTTCCATCTTTTGAATATATTCAATCAGATACAATCGGTAGGTTACAATCGGTAGGTTACAATCGGTAGGTTACAATAGAATCATTAATTAGATCAATCTTCATTCTTCCAAACAGCCTCACATTCTTTACACCATTTTTCCGGTATGTGGTAATCTTTCGGGGTACTATTCCAAGCCGATAAAGGGATACTGGTTTCCATCACCCGCTCGTTTCCGCACAAGGCCTTCTTTTCCCCATCCCGGGCCAAATGATAATGCCAAAAACCTTCAACACCCTCAACTATCTTCATTGCCTAGCGCACTTTCGTAATAGTTATTGCCACATCCGGGACAACCCCAAATTGTCCGATTTCTTTAATTCTAAACAATTTGTCGTTCAGCCATACTTCTACATCAGGATTAAGTTTTCCTGCATTTTTAACGCACAGGTCAATGCACTTTTTTAATTGTTTCAGCTTCATTTCCACCTCCTTGTTGGCTACATATTAATAATAACACTATTCATTATAATTTTCGTATTAACTATGTTAGTTTCCTTATCACAAACTTTGCAATTAACTAACACTATCGGCAAATTCAATCGCCTCCTTTTTGGTCTTAAACCCCTGTATAGCCCTGTGGCTCCATCCATAATAAAGGCCATCTTTCTTACTTCTTCCTATACTCGTAATAGTATTACTTGGATGAGCTTTCTCTGGTTCAAGCTCGAGATATTCCTTCCATTCCTTTATGCTTCTACCCTTCTTAAAAGATTTCCCCAATGCTTCCATAAGTACATTTTGTTTTTTCAGCATTCTTCTTCTATCTAAAACTTCTGTCATAAAATCGTAAGTTTTAGGAAACTTATCTCTCTTCAAAATCCCCAATCTGTAGTAAGCATACGCTTCAGCAAATCCTTCAGAAAAATTATTAGCGCTCCTTGCGTAGTCACTTACTCGCTCGGTTTCGTAAATCTCTTCATACTTTTTTCTATCTGCAGAAGTAATAAATTTATTATAATGAAAGTTATGATGCCCTATTTCGTGAAGAAATCCGTGTAATTTATAATGTTTGTTCACCGCAAAAGACAAATTTGAGCTGTCCATAACATAACTTTTTAAATCTGGAAAATACATCCCAGCTATATACGGATCTTCTTTCCTATACTTTATTAGATATTCCAAATATGGGCGCATAGGAATAGTCTGGGCTCCCTTTTCAAGCTGCTTAAAATCCAATTCTTCAACGCTCCTTAAACCAGCCAATTCGTCTCGGGGCAAAGCCCGTTGTATAAACATCTTGGTATCTTCCGACACATTAACAAAAGATGGGCTAGCTAGTTCAGAAATAAAAGATTCTCCAACTTTATGTTCCCTTTTTGCCGTCACCTTTTCTCTCAAGTCCTGAGCACTCTTTTCTCGAGAGTATCCGATAAGCGGTTTTCCCATTCTGTCAACATCAAACACAACTCCTCTAGATACCAGATATTGCTGTTCGCTTGTAGGAAGCTTCTCGACTCGTTTTCTTCCGTATACTCCTAATAATTTTACTTTCTCAACCAAAGAATCAAGATAAGCCTTTCTATTGCGAGGGTCTTCCCTTGTATACCCTATTACATATTTACCTTTTCTCTGGTAAGGCTTAACACTAACCCTTTTAGACTTTTCTATTAGTATGTGTTTCATCCATCTCCTTCAAAACTGGAGAACTCTCCAAAAGTAAATACTCTTCCAGTGCTATTTTATATTTAGGATGAGATTTACCAATTAGTTCTATTGTACTTACATAATTTCCATTAGGAAGCATCTTGCCTCCCCTCAACGGAATCTTTTCTGGTATCTTAATTTTATTCTTCATAATAGCTCCCCTTTCTTCGTTTTCAGCATAAGGGAATAACCCCAGGTGAGCACTAAATTGTTCAGCGTTAAGCGAAATAGTGCTTTCTTCGTTTTCAGCATAAGGGAATAACCCCAGGTGAGCACTAAATTGTTCAGCGTTAAGCGAAATAGTATCCTTGTTTGTCCTATACGTTTTGTCGACTGCTTTTCTTTTAGCCATAATAGCACCCCTTTATTAATTTATAAGCTTCATCCAGGCTAAAAATTTCTATCAAACTCTTTTTAACTTTCTTCTTTTTCTCTGGTAAATCTTTTGTATCAGGTGTATGCTCGGCCCATTCTTTTGCCATTTCGGGCTTCTTAGCAAACATCCATCGCATTTGTGATTTTGAGGCAAACGGCATTTTATTCCTTCCTTATATCGTTATAGTAAATTGCTTTAATTTCGTGAAGGGACTTGCTCTTCATATCCCCCGCTACGTACCCCAACTTCTTTAATCCATCTTTGAATTCGTCGGGAATATCCTGTCCATCCTTGGATAAAACTGTTTTCTCAGCTTGTTTTTGCTTCTTAGCCCATTCTTGTTTATATTTATCTTCCCACAATTTATCTATTATTCGCTTATCACCTTTAACAACTAACTCTGCCCTAATCTGCTTGATCACTTTGGCAACTTCCATTTTTTGTTTCTGGGTTTTGAAATATTTCATCCTAGGTTCTAATTCCTTCAAAGTTTTATGAATATGCACCCTTTGCTCGTTTGTTAGTGGACCTTTTCTCTTCATCCCTATAATTCTTCGCAATAAACCTTTCAAAGCATCCAAAACAGACTTTTCTCTTGGATCTTCCCTGTAGTATCCTTTTCTCCCCTTGGATGGAGGAACCCAAATTCTCTTAGACTTAACCATCTCAAATTCGTATTGCATATTTTTCTCCTCTAGTATTAAAGGCGTAGGTAGCAGATTAGTTATCTGCTACCTTACCTACTTAACTCCTTGTCAAGAGATAATCATTGACTGTCCCCAAAAGTCGGTTAAGCACATCTAACAGCTGGATGTTCTTTTTCTCAGCCTTCAATTGCTCACCTATCTCGGTGACGAGAGTTTTTTGTAACTCTTCCATTGAGACCTCCTTTCTGGTAGTTTTTTGAACTACCGCCTGTTAGTTTTGCACTACCGACCCCGCTCATTTTACAAATCATACCCCCTAAATAAAACGCTAGCTGCCGGTATCCAAATCATCTCGCCAGTATCCTTATCGCCAATTAAAAAGTTAGTGACAAACCCACCTTCTTTCTCTTTATACTTATGTACATCCAGAACAGGGTATATCACATCTTCTTTAAGTAATTTGTTTCTAGGAACCAGCTTTCCCATTTCTTTTATCATTCTCACTTTTACATAGAACATTTTTCACTCCTTTCTAGGTCTTTTTTCTTCTGAATTTGTCTACTAACTCAACAAGCGTTTTTAGACCGGCCAGTCCTCCACATATCTTTAAAATCCAATCCCAAACATCAAAAGATTTTTGGGGATCAAGAGAGTCCAGTTCAGGTTTTAAACTTTCTTCCGGTAATTTCTTCTGCGGCAATCTCTTCTGCATCTCTTCTTCAGGTAATCTCTTCTGCCTCTCTTCTGTTTTAAGTTGGAGCTCGTACTTCCTTTCTCCACGTTCCACTGCCAAACGATAATCCATGTAGGAAGCTCTACTAATCCAAACTACAATTAGGCACAAGAAAATCATACCCCATATGAAAAATTTCCATCTTTTCATATTAGAATCCGCGCCATTTTATCCGTATCATTATGACTCCTTTTTCACCTGCTGGCGGTAGATCTCGGTCTTGGCGATGGCTGAGAAGGCCGAATATTCATTTATAAATGGTAATTCTTTTACTAAAAACCCCCCCGCTCCAGCGTGACCTCCGCCCCCATACTTTTCGCATATCTTCGACACATCAACTGACTCCGAATATACACCCACGGTATAATTTTTTCCATCAAACTCGAAAGTAAGTAATAACTCGTAATCCTTTATCCTACTACCAAAAGCATCACTACCAAATGCCATTAGTCCTAAAGCAAAAGACTTATGCCCCTCGAACATAGTTTCAAATCCAAAAGACTTAATATAATCCTCGCAAATGCTATCCCTGTATTTAACGCACAACTTACCTTCTTCTAAAATTTTATTAAACTCAACATACTCTCTATTTCCAGCATAACCGGCTGGACTACCGAGTAATAAATCCCATATAGGGTCTTTAGGTTGGTGCGGATATAAGTGTAAACCTTCAACAAACTCCACCGAAGCCTGACCAAAATTAAATGCCCATTTATCTCTATCCCCGATATATTCTATTGCTTGAGGCATCTTATCATCCGGAAAGAAATACTTCCAGGCTAACTCACAACCTGAGAAATTCTTATCTCGAATGCCAGACAACTCAATTTCTTTACCACTTATTCCAATCCCATATTTATATTCCAAAGAAGTTAAATGGTGATCTAACCAAATAATATAAGAGGTTTTTGCCAATATCTTACTCATATCCCGAGGCTTAAAAGAAAAATCCACAATTATAAGCAACTCGTTAGGATGAATAGTATTAAAGTCAAAATTCCCTGTCTCCACAGTTTTGTAGTCAATCTCAATTACTTCGTAAATTGAACTTCTGTTTACAAGCGGACTTCTCCAAGCTACAGCTCCTGCAGCGCGCCCATCGGGATCATTGTGAAAAAATATTTTCAAGTTGCACCTCCGCAATTTGTATTTTTTGTAAACTCTTGTATTTTTTGTAGTTGGGTATAAAAATCTTTAATTGCCATATCTCTCTTCATTCCATTACAAATCTTACAACAAGAAACACAATTATCTTTTTTATAACCTCTGCGACTATCAATTCTATCTATCCCGTTGTAGATGAAAATTCCATAAAGTCCTTTCTTTTCTACTTTATTAGTCGGTGGGCTTCCACAATAATTACAATTTTTGGAGAATAAATTTATACATTCTTCTCTTGTTAAATTGAATTCTACTTTTATATTTCTTGCATGCCTTTTATAGCAATTAATGACATAAGTTTTAGACGATTCCCCATAATCCAACCTTCTCGTATTAACTCTCTTAGGATTCTTTGTGCGAAGACAACCACAACTTTTAGTATGCCCACTCCTCAAGTGGAAAGTAGATACTACGGTTAGCTTTCCACAGTCGCATCTACATCTCCAATATCTTCTTTTTCTTTTAGTTCCATTTACAGTAATAGCACCTACTGTATCCGGTCCTATAGCCATCAATTTTCCGAACCTTTGTCCGTACAAACTAAGACTCATTTTTTACCTCTCCATTATCACATAGTAAAATGCTTTTTCAAGTTTCTTGTGCTTCTTTAAAAATTTAGCCGTAGCAAAATACAGGGGATACATGAACCATTCGGAATGCCACGCCCAAAGAATAGGAGCAATTTCAGGTTTTCCTAATTTTACAAATAGAGCTGGCAATACTACATCCTCCATAATTTCTATCGCAATAGCATAGGCAATAAAAACAGGACCATGCTTTTTTCCCAACCCTTTAATTTCTTTATATGTTTTTCTTATATCTACCTTATCTCTGATTATTTTCCCTACTTTATATAAACCCTTTTTAAATAATTTTTCGTATTTTCCCAATTTACGATTATATTTAAGTTGTTCCTCAATTAAACGATGAGTCGCTTCAACAACAGCATTATACGACTCTGGAGTTCCTTTATCGAAATCCGGAAGAGTAATGTGTGTATTCAAAGGAAGTCCAGGTTGAATAGGATCATACTCTCTCCCGTACTCCCTTACCATTTCTAAACCGTGTCTGCCCTGCCTAACATGAGCTTTAACTCTTGCTTCCACTCTTGGCCTCTTTCTCCAACTTTTTGAGTCTCGTGTAATAATCTGGGATCTCCTTCAAGTGAGCCAAAGCTATCCAACGAGCCAATTCTGGATATTTAGTATGTTCGGACTCAATTTTAATTCCCATAGATAGTTCTCTAAGATTTGGCTTGACTCCTTTTCCATGCTCGATCAAATCACTTAGTATTCCGTAAATCTTTGCCTCGAGCTCGTCGGTTTCAATCTTCATCCTATCGGATAAATCGTGAATCTTCTTATCTGGAGGAAAAGGATTATCTACAATAAACTTGATAGCCTTACCTTCTACCGATTTTTTGAAGTGTTCTGCCTCTTTCTTTCGAGCTATTAATTTTTCTTGATACTGTTTAGCATATCCTTTAGGTTCATGTACGACTTTGCCGCCAAAGGTTATTTGAGGTTCTGATTCCTCCGATTCCGTAGCTTGTAATTTTTTTAAAGCTACCCCAAGATTTTCCATTATATTTGATTTTACTTCCTGCACAGCATCTCGAAGTATTTTCTCATCCACTCCTTTTACATCTTTTAAAGCTTCTTCCATACCTTCCGCAATTCCCAGCATCAAACCTTCTATCAATTTGCTTTTTATACTGGGTGGATGTTTCTTAGGTTCTCCTTCTGTTGTAAAAGGTTCGCCAAGTTTCCATGATTTAACTTCTTGCTCCCTCATTACCTTATCAGCATCTTTTTCGCCATACAATTCTTTCAAAGTTTCGTAATGGCTTGGAATAGATTTCTCGCCGTGTTTGTAGGCTTTTTGGTATCGGTAAATATCGACGTCATGAACTGTTTTAACATCACCAGGGGTCATTATACGTCTTTCAATAGCTTCCTTTTTTAATGCTTTATGTCTAACTTGCATCTGATCTTGTTCTTGTGTTAAAACCTTACCAACCAAATCTTCCGTTGATTTCTTTTCCTGCTCTCTTGTAAATCCTTTTACTTGCTCCATTTTTCCTTTACGAGTTCTGGTAAAGGGTTTTACTTGAACGGCTTTAATTATGTATTTCATTCTTTCTCCTCAACTTTTACTTAACTTTTAGTCAAACTTTTAGTCAAACTTTTAGTCAAACTTTTAGTCAAACTTTTAGTCCATCCTGCTAATGCTTTTTCTAACTGGACTGCATCTATTCCCTTCATTATTGCTTCTTCTACAAGATAAAGAACTTTAGATAGCGACTCTTTAAATAAAATATTTGCCATTCTTGATTCTCTATGATTCACCATAGCTTTCTTTAAAGGACTATCATCAGGCAACCTCGCAAACACCCATTGTTCGTAAGCTCTAGCCCATATCTCTGTAGGCATATCAAAGTATTTTCTCCATTTTTTTGGATTTCTCATTTCCTTTAATCCTTCCAAAAGTCCCCAATGCTCTGGAGTTTTTCTAATTGCACTTACCACCTTCAAAATAATATTAAGGGGAATTATTTGGTCTTCAAGAAAATGACCAAACTCGTGAGGCAAACCTTCATGCGCAGTTTCTTTAAACTCTATTAAAGAGCATCCTGTAAAATATACTGCTCTTGCATGTTGGTGCCCACTTCTTCCGCCTCTTATTTTTAAGGCTGTTCTGTTAGATGCTTGCTTTTGCAAATCCACATTGTGCAACCTCGCAAGCTCTGACATCATCATTAAAGCATTATTTTCAATTTCTTTTTTCCATTCGGATGGTGTTTTCCATCCTTCTATACCTTTTACTTGTGTAGGCTCATAAATAATACCCATCTCTTTCCACGATTGAGGTTTTGGCCTGAGAGGTCTTTCTTCCAAAACATAAAGTAAAACATCCTCTTTCGTTTGTTCCTTTTGAGCTTCCAAAACAATTAGGTTCACTTCTGCTTTTGCTTGCTTTTTATCTCCTCCCTCTTTTATGTAAGCTGTTTCAAATCTCTGCACCATATCCCATGCATTATCTTTAAGTATTTGGTTATCTGGATCTTTTATAACTTGTTTAGTAAGCTCTGCTACCCACTTTCGTAATTCTTCTGCTGGTAATTCGTGAAACTTCGTCCTATATAGCTCCCCAATTTTATCTCTTGGGTCTACTCTATCATACCCAACTACATACTTACCTTTTCTTTGATAAGGCTTAACCTGTACTCGTTTGGATTTCTCTATCGCTTCCTCCTTAAAACTAGCAAGTTCCTCGTAAGGAACAATTCGCCACTTAAACTGCGAATATAATTTTTGTGCTTTCTCCATCCGTTTATTTGCGTTCGGTCCGACTATCCAAATCTCTTTCACTACTTCTATAGGATTCTTAATTGGTTCGCTCCTAACTTCCATTTCATCCGCCATAGATGCAGTATAAGCTTTTCCGTGTTCCCATTCGTAATCCTTGTTTTTACTCCAATCTGTTACAGGTTTGTAACGAACAGGTCTTGCTCCGTTCTTCTCAGCTTTTTCCTTATCTAAAACATAAACATAACCTTCCACTACGTCCCCTATAAAGATTCCTGCCATAGAGGGATGAATGGTCATATATACTGTTCCAGCAGTTTGATCGCCCGATAAGGGCTTTCCAGCCAGTATGTCTATAACTGCATGGTCAACATCGTTCGCCATAATTCCTCGATATATTACTTTAGATTTCTTATATTCATCTTGAAACTTCTTATTATAATTCTTGAGTTCCTCCAAAAAATTTTTATACTCAAGCTCCTCCCCGTAAATTGCTATTAAAGAATCTATTGCTATTTGCTTTCCTTTCCTTCGCAAATCTTCTACTTCCCTTGTATCTTTGTATAATGCCTGTAAAAATTTATCTGTATCAGACTCATTCCAATAATCTTTCTCAGGTAAATGAGTTGGAATAGATTCTGGATGAACTTTTCTCTGCCTTCTACTAAAAGGTTCTCCAAGTTTCTCATCGTTTTCAATAATACCACCCCAGGATCGCACAAATTCATTTATAAATTCCAAATCATTGTGGCTAAATTGCAACTCCCATTTATTAGTAACAGGATTTTTCCCCATTAATCTGTAAGGCCAATTCTCACCTCTTCTTGTAACCCTATATACAGTAGGACGTTGAGCATTCTTTACTTGCGGTTTTGTTTCAGTTAGTTTTTCAAAACCCGATCTTGAAATAATATTTTCCCATCCTTTTACGTCCATCCCTACGCTAACTTTTATTTTACCAGAAATTCCTGGAATTTTTCTAATCTCGGATAAAACCGATGTTAAAAGCCCCTTTCCTCTCAATTCATCTGGAATATAAACATTAGAAAGTTCAATATCTCCATTAGTGTTTATTTTTAAGCTAAGTGTCTGATCTGGCATAGAAAAAGTTTTATTTTTATTCCAAAATTGAATAGTTATCCAATCTCCTTCTTTAACCGATCTAACATCATATTTTGTGGATAACTTTTCCGTAGCACTTTTAAACGATTGTTCAATTTTCTTATCTCTTGGGTCTACTCTATCATACCCAACTACATACTTACCTTTTCTTTGATAAGGCTTAACCTGTACTCGTTTGGATTTCTCTATCATTACATACTTTACTTCTCTTCCAAGTCTGTCCCAAATATTATGACTTATATCTACTACTTCATCCTCAAATTCCTTTTCCCTCTTTTCATCTTCTTTAGTTTTAAATTTACTACCTTCCCAATTAGGTCTAATCCTACGGGGTAGTCCTACCCATGCTCTGTAATCTCCCACCTGTATTTCATTAATAGTCTGGCCTTTTATCGGGGGAGCAGGCTTCTCAGTCTGGATTTCATTCTCGCTTTTGTTCTTTCCCAACTTAAAATAATTCTTAACTGTTATCATACTTACCACTTCCAAAATATTTCCTGTAATCCATAGTAAAATCTGATCTTCCTATAGCATTATTTAACCATTTAGCAACTCTTTCTCTATCAAAAGACGCATCCTTTTCCCAAAATGTCTTTTCAAAGTAAGATGGAATATACCCCATATCATTCATATTATTCTTATTTTTAAACCTAACTATAACCATCTGTTTCGTCCCTCTACCAACACCCACATATGCTGAATCATAATATACATCAGCAAGATGACCTTTAGGTCCAACAAACTGTGTACTAACTCCTAAACCTAATCCTCTAATCTTTCCAAGCTTAAACATTCCAAAATAAGGATGTTTTCCCTTACCATCCCAATCTTTCTCCGGCTCACCTACTCTCTCGTGCTCCTTAACACGTTCCATTTTACCCTTTCGAGTTCTTACATGGGCTTTCACTCTCGACTTTTCTAAAATTACGTAATTCATATTTTCCTATTTTATTAAATCAAATAAGCCTATTAAAGCTTTCTTCAGCGACTCCGAACCTCGAATAGCCACTATCAAATTCTCTATAGACTTATTAATAGCTTTCCTTTCTTCTCCCTGAGGATAAGGTTCTACTTCTCTCTCCGCACCTTTTACCTGAACTTTAGTCCCATACTTAACTTTAGTCCCTGCTACAAGATAAGTCGAATCTCTTCCACCTTCATCTAATTTATCTTCCACATAACTTTCAAATGCTCTCGCAAATAATTCGTGAGGTCTTTTCCAGTAAACACCCAGAGTTTCAGCAGCTCTATAATAGTTAGTACTCTTATCTCTTACCATCCTATTATATTCTCTTATCGAATCATTCAAAGCGACTCGAGCTTGCTCTTTCTTCTTAGCTATTTCACCTGTAGGATTTTTATAGTCTGAAGGCAACTCATAATAAGTCTTTCTTAGTACAGCCGTAGTTGATCTCATAGTTGCTAACTCCGCTTGTTTCTGTTGGGCATCCCCTGTACCTTTCTTAATAGTATTCATCACATTCTGAAAAGCATAAACTACATCTTTGTGTTTTGGGTCTGCAGCAACAACCCTACCGCCAGAAAGATACTCCGTCTTTCCCTTTTCGCCCGCGATCGCCTCAGCCAAGATATTATCAAGAGCGTGACCCCATTCGTGAGCAGCACACCCACCCCCTGAAAACTTAGTAAGGTTAATAACCTTCTTCATAGGTTCATAATGTGCCCGAGCCTTGCCTGCACCTCGAGCCCCTATTGCCAGGGCTAATTTTCCTTTCAAGGAAACATCCGTCTTTTCAAACCCTAAAATGTCTGCCAGGTCGGAAAGAGCTTCCCAGGCGTGTTGGATGTGATACCTAGCGTCGTCATCAGATATCCAGTTGCCATATTCCACTCCTCGTAAGTCAAATGATTTCAATATGTTATCTGCGGTAGTATCTGGAGGTGCATTATCTCCTCCATTCCTCTCTATTTCTGAACTAACTTTCCTTTCCCACTCGAACCTCTTCTGTTTTTCTCCTACTTCCTTCTTACCTGCCCAAGACCAGTCGTTAGCCTTATCCATCTTTCGAGCCAGAGCCCAATCTCTAGTCCAAAACACGCTGGTTTTCTTACCAAATCCATACCAACCATGTCCCCTTGCAGAATCAGTTACTATTGTACTAACTCTAACTCCCAATGATTTCAGATAGTTATTAGCTGTAGTATCTTCACTCGGTACATAAATCCTGAACTCTCCACCCCACATCCCTCCACCTGTGCCTTCTATTTTCTCTACAAAAGCATTAGTATATCCAAGCTTTTTTAGAGCTTTAGTTTGGTCATAAAAAGGATGAGCGGGATCCGTTCCAGTTATAGATAGCTGTTGTAACTCCTCTCCTTTAATTACCCTTTCAGGTTTTCTCATCTGCCGTAGCTGGTCAAATTCTGTAATAAAATTAAGAACATCCGCTACTGTTTTGCTGTTATTAAAACTACCCTGAACAAACTCCGAAGCATGAACGAATGCTTCTCGCATTTCTGGACTGTCCGGGGGTCTGCTATTTACTGCCAATAGAAACTGCTGTTTCATATAAGCTGCTCCAGGACTTACCCCCATCTGCTGTTCTGTTACAACGTTAAGAGGTGCAAACACAGATTGTTTCGTAACCTTCTCGTAAGCTACCTTAACCCCTTGTTCTTCAACAGCTTTTATATTCTCTGCCGATATTTCCGCCCAGATATCCTTTTTAGCCCCACCAATCTTGGCCCCGACATCGTGATGCTCCTTCCTGTGAGCCCATTTTAGCTTCTCTTCCGCCGTCATTCCAGGCTTAACTCTGTAAGGTTCGCCATATGGATAAACTTCTTTGTGCCTAAAGGGTTGCTGAAAGGGTTGATATTCCCCCATCTCAAACGGAGCCCTCATACCCATTCGCTGCCTGATCTCTGCCCTTGCTTCTCTAGCCTCCCTGCTTTCTCGAGTATACCCTATCACATACTTACCTTTGCGTTGATAAGGTCTAACCCTAACTTGTGCTTTCTCTAAAACTACATATTTTGATTTTTTCATTGAACATCCTCGAAGACATGGCCGTTTCTGCAACGAAATCTTCTCACCCATAAATGGTCTCGCTTAAATCTGCTACCCACCTGAACTGCTGACTTACCACACATCGGACACACATACCCGCTTTTATTTAAACTACCTTCTTTTATTTCCAATTTTTCCAATTCCTCTTGCGCCCTCTCGAGTGCTCCCAATGTCAACTTTCTTACCCTTAATGATCTGACTCGATTAGCCTTCCATCTTAGATGCTTAATATCGTTATTTAATTCTGTCACACGTCTACTTTTCCTTTTTTTCCTATCTGTTGCTCCAACAGTTCTTGATTTAATCAAATCGGTTACTACATATTTCGTTTCAGCTTTTTTCCAAGCGCAATCCAAAAAGTCATAAGTAGACCCATCAAATATCCTACACCCTTGCGGTCTTTGGTGATACATCTCGCACGTAAATCCTTTATCAGACTTACTGAGGTGAGGACATGGATAAGGGAGTTTAACATAAAGATTGTCTTTAGTTTCTCGTACGATTTCGCAACCTCTCGCATTTAACCAATCCTCCGTAATTGCTTTGTTCATTCCATCGGGTCTAGTAATTGGCAAAACCAGGCATTGGCAACACTTACCACACGTTTTGCAAAGGTTACTCTTCTCTAATTCACTTAACATCTTCTTCCTCTCCATGTTCTTCATACTTTATAGCGGATAGTATCTTGAAAATCTTTTCAAAAAACTATCAAAAGAATTTTTTTCAACAATAATAGTTTCTATGCCATTCTCATAACCATTAGGGCATAAATAAAAAACCCTATACTGCCCTGCACTCAGAAATCTAACAAATTTTTGGTAAATTCCTGTAGAGGTTTCAGTTAGTTCCCCTTTCTCGATTTCAATATCTGGAAGTCTTGTAATTGTGTATTCAATAGACAAGCCCGATACAGAATTTCCAGAACCATCAGTAACCAAAACTTCCAGATAATATGGTTCATTAACATATAATCTCAACTAGCATCATCGCCTCTGTGTCAAAATTTTATTTTACCAACAGAATATCCAAATAATCCGTATAGGCTATTCCTGCGGGATCACTGGATTTCATTTTTAGCAAAGCTTTATGTTTCCCACCAACCAAGTCAGATATATCAAATTCACCGGAAACTAATTCATAAGTTTCAGATGTACTTTCCATCGTAGCTCTTGCTCCAACTTCATCATCAATATAAATTTTAGCTGTAGCTGTATTCAGTTCATCGTTGGTTTTTAAAGTAGCAACAACCCTCATCTTTACGGGTTCTACTACTCCTACCTTTTTAGAAAAACTAAATTCTTTTAAACCAACTTCAACATCTCCTTCTACATTCAGCTCGGTTTCATCTCCTACAAAAGTAACAACTTTTACATCATCGTTTGCTTTCGCCAACGTAACAACACTATCTTTCAGCTTTCCAGTTGAAATAGCCAAATCAGCTAACTTAGCTTCAAGAACTGCTCCATCAGCTAACTTAGAATTATCAACAGCATCATTTGCAATTTTTGGAGTAGTAACTGCTCCATCTGCTAATTTTGCTTCTGTAACAGAACCATCAGCAACTTCCCCGACTTTTCTTATATTTAGCGCCATAATATCACCTCCTCTCTTCTCCGACATTCAGATTTTAATTCATCTCATTTTCCGTCATTTGAAGCTTCATTATTTCCATAAGTCTCCATCTATAATTAGATAATGCCTTTTCTATATGTTTGCGAACTTCTTTCTCTCCGTCCCCCTTTTTAAAACATCCAGCGCCAAGTTCGATAGATTCTTTATAAGCGTCATCCAACTTAATTCTTAATTTATGAATTTTAGCTTCTGTATTCTTAGTAGGAACTAAGTATTCTGTCATATCTTCTCGCTTATTACAAATTTAGTTTTTTGTCTGTCGTGCCATGCCTTGTGCTGGTTTTCCACTTCTTCCCTTGAAGAAATCAAGGTAGCATCCTGAACTCTAAAATTGATGTGCCTCTCCGTATCTACCGGATCGGCTTTCAAATTATCAGCATACCATTTATGAACATGCTCCCAATACTCATCTGGAATCCTGTATTTGAAATCCTCTTCTTTTGGTATTTCTTCTACCATTTTAGTCCCTCCAAACTTCTTTTAATACTTTTTGCCATCCCTTTAGGCCAGGGTAAATCCTTGTAAATATTCAATACTTTAACTTTACCTTTAAGTTGAGGATATTTAGATTCGACTTCTTCTATAGCTTGAAATTTTTCTTCTTCGCCAATACCTTCCTTATGAATCCATACTTCTGCAATTACGCTAAGAGGATCGTGAATATGTTTTGCCCTTACTTCCATTTCCTTAACATAATGAGCGGTATAAATATCATCATGCTCAGAAGATTTTCCCTTAAACGTTCCAGGCTCTTGTTCCTGTAAAGCATAATTATAATATTGAATAGGTTTTACCCAATCGGAATGCTCTACCAACTTCTTCTTATCTAAAACAAATATATGACTCCCAAATCCTAAAGATGACCAGGGAGATATCGAGCAACATGTTGTTCCCAGTGCGTGACTACTACCAGTTAAAACATGCTCATTCAAAACTTGCTTCATACTTTTATGAAAAGCTTCATTACCCACCGCTCTAAATATATAAGGTGTTTCTTCAAAAGCATTTTTCAAACTCTCATTGAACTTCTTTAATTTAGGTGCCACAACTTTAGCCTCGTAACCACCTGAGTTTTCAATACTTTTAGCTTGAGCCCACACATTATTTATTCTATGAAAAATATCTGGAGTTATGGCTACGCTCGGTGGAGGAGATTTCTCTTTAGGTGTAGGAGCAACAGTCTTATCTATATCAGAAGTAATATTCAGGTCAAATTCTTGAATTTTATTGCTCCAATTATCCCACTCTTCGATATGTAATTTATTATTTGAATATATACTTGCTACCTTATAATGATGTTTTACATTTGCATGATGATACTTTATCCAGTCCCCAGTTTTTATCATCTTTCCGTTGGGTAGTTTATAATCGGCCTGAGCCCAAGGAGCTTTTAATTGTGACTCGTGAGGTATTTGTGGAGCTTTGTGTTCAAATCCGCTAATTTTATTTTTAGTATATTCGTAACCGTGTTTGGTTAAATTCTCTTTTAACTTATCCAAAGCTTCTTTTTCAGTAGAATAAGAACCAGATGAACTAGGCAATCCTGTTGTCTTTTCAGCTATGCCATATTCCCCTTTTGAATTTTTAAATTGAAAAAATTCTAAATCCTCAAAACCAGGAATAGGAGCTAATAATTTTCCCTTCACTGCTGAATGATGAGTTCCAACCGTAGTAAAGCCTTCTTTCATAGCGGTTGTCGCTCCCTCATAGAGGGCAAATACAGTCTGTTCTTCTGCTGGAACAGCGAGAGCATATTTGTCAATCAAAACTTGCCTTCTTCCATTTAATCCAACAAGTGCCTTTAACCTCATCTCTCCAGTAAGTCCAGAATCATCCACTAATCTTTCAATATCTGCTAATTTCAAAGTACTTACTAAATACTGTGCTTGACTTTTTATATCTGCTTCGGTAACCCCCTTAAATATCTTACCAGCTCCATGCTGGGGATTACGCATACTATCTAATTCTGGTATTGCATTAGGATTGAACTCTTTAGGGGAACCTTGGGCACGAAACATCATTGTGCCACCATTATCCTGACGAATTAATTGACCCGTAACTGGGTTTTTAACAATATTATCGAACGTCAAACCTGCTACATCCCAATTCATAAGATACGCATCTGCTACAAATCCATTAATCACATCTTTTGAATGCTCTTGCACATCAGTAGGAACAGCCGCTGCTCCGTCTATCCATTCGGAAGCTATACTTAACTTACCAAAATCTTTCATCATTACTAATTCTGTCGTAGCTGTAGCAATTCCTAAATGCTGGTAAATCTTGTTTGATAATTGCTCCACTCTTGCTTGTTGCGAACCAGAATCCACTCCCTGCTTATCAGGATACGCCTTTACATAATACTTCTTACCAGTCTGTTTGTCTGTATAAACACCACCTGGATTACTTCCTAATTTTCCTTGCCCTGTTGGAACAAGATTCTCCTGAAGAATAGTCTGGGATACTTTCTCTGAAGGTTTAGAAAGTTTAGGAGGTTTAACTTTTACTTTTTCAGGCAACTCCTCTATAATTTTTACCGGTTCTAACAATTTCTCTTCTAATGATTCATATGGTTTTACTTTTACTTCTTCTGAAACTTCCTCTGTAATATATGGAATTGGTTTCTTTCCTTTAGTATATTTAGCCTTCTCTTTAGAATACTTATACTTATTCTTTGCCCATTCATCAACTATTTTACCTAGATCATCAATTCCGGCTTGATCCTCAACATTTTTTCCTATACCTGTAATAAAAATTAACCTTGATATAGCGTTAACCTTATTGATCTTATAATAGAAAAATTGCTTTTTAACCTGCTCAATCTCTTTATGCTGTGCATCCGTAAGTTTAGCCCATTGTTCAATACTACTATTAGAAATACCAAGAACAGCTTCAGCAGAAAGTTTAAGCTCCCCAAGAAGTTCTTGAGGAGGAGGGGGTATTGATGCAGAAATAGGGATCTCTGCTTTCCATTCTGTTAATATCTTGTCTATCTGACTATTATCAAAACCTTTGTCCTCAAGTAATTTTATTACCTCAGCCTCTTGAATAAATTCTTTATTCTCGAGACCCATTTCCCAATCTTTTTTTAAGGCATCTAAAAAATCCTTATCGGTAACCGGTTTTAGCTCCGCCTTCAAGTGTTCTTCAGCTTCCAAAAACCCCAAGTGGAGATTGTGCATAGCTGATTTTGCTTTAAGTTCTGCGCTCCACTGGTCAGCGTAAGTTGTCGCCTCTTTAGAGCCCATATTAAATTGTGTTTTCAATTCTTGAACCGCTCCTAGGTAAGAAAAATCCCCATGTATAAAGGCGTCTTTAATGTTCTCGAGAAGAGTTTTCTGTTTCTGAATCCATTCAGCTTGGTCACTAACAGAAATAGGTTGCCCTATTACATATCGGGTATGCCCTTTCACATGCTCAAGTTTACCTTTTTTAGTCCGAACAAAAGGTTTAACAGTAACATCAGATTTAGATAGGTCGTTGATAAAATGATAAGTCGTCATTAGCTATCCTTCGCTATCCAACATAAGTAGTCATCTCGTACTTGCCTGAAGGCATCTTGTACCAACCCATTGCCAACATTGTATTTTTGAAAGGAGTATATATAGTATAAGGATTTTCTTTACTTCCTAGAATTTCTGCACTTCCTACAGGAGCTATTTGAAAGAAAGTCTGAGCGCTTGCTCCTAGAAAAAATCCAGACCATTCAGTACCATCTTCTTGAAGAACTACAACTCCTCGCTTTCTTAAAATATCAAAAATCTGTTCGCTTGGGAACTCTACATGATAGGCAGACGATATATCATGCAACTCGCTATTTATATCCTTTTTAAACTTAGCATCCAAAACCTTCGGAGGCTTCTCTGTATTGTTATTCGCTTTTACTGCTTCCTTTATCTTCCACTCCTTAGTCTTTTTCATCCCCTTAGTTTCTAATTCAATATGTCGCAAAGGTTTATCTGCTACAAAAGGTTCTCCCAACTTCTCTTGTTCTTGTCTCCATTTCCAATTCTTTAATTTTTGTTTATCTTTAGGAGGGCCTTTTTTCTCCATAGCCAGAAAATGCTCAAAGTCTAACGGTGAAGTATGCTTTACTTTTTTAGGAAATAAAGTGCTATAAGGTTCTCCTACTGGTTCTATTGATTCCAATGCAAGTCTAAGCTTCCATTGCTCGAGAGATAATTCTTTTTCATCGCCTTTCAAAGAAGCAAGATATTTTTTATATTCGTCCTGGCTATGCTCTTTAACAGAATAAGGTTCTCCAAACATTCTCCAATTATCTATTTCTGTAACTAAATCAGTAAGTTCCTTACTTGTCACTTGCTGCTTATTCTGCATTTTATCTTTAATTACACCAAGTCTCTCTCCCAACTCGTTCTTCCACTTATCCGCTACTTTCTTTTTCTCGCTCCCAAATGAAAAAGGCTCTCCTACCTGTTCTTTTCTTTGCCTAATATTCTCGAGGAGATTCTTCTGTCTACGTTCGATTTCAGCAGCAACATCACTATGAAAGTCTTTAGTATCTGGATCTATAGAAGAACCACTAAGCAAATTTTGTAACGTAATATCTGGAAGATGGGTAAGGTGCTCTCTTGTCTTTTCTCTTCGTCTCTGTTGTAATTTTTGTTCCCTACTAAAAGGCTTTACTCTCTCCAACCTACCTTTGCGAGTTCTTGTAAATCCCTTAACTTGAACTGATTTGATTACGTGCTTCATTTCTTTTTCCTCTTTTTTCCCTTTTCTTTCCCTTTTCTTTTCTTAACTTATCAAACTCGTAAAGAATCCTTCCTCCGAAGTCTATAGCATTATCAAAATCACAAAAATAACTATCCACCTTTTTTTCAAGCATTCCGGCCAATATCATTAATTTATCCTTCTCATTTAACTCATCTAATCCTTCAATAAACTCGTCATATTCCTTTCTAGTATCTCCCATAAGAGCAATACAAAAAGCACAAAACATTTCAGCTGGATATTTATTCCCTTTACTAATGATCTGTTGCCTGATTCTTCTAGCTTCGATCAAAACTCTATCTTCCCCATTCATTTCATTCCTTATCCCCCTCATTTTTGAAAATCAATCTTTCTAGTTCCCGAAACTTTCTTTCTTGCTCTTCCTCTTCTTCGTTGTCTAATATCCAATATCTCTGCCCGCAGGCCCCGCAAAAGAAACTACCCTTCACAGGTTGAAAAATCATCTGCTTACCGCAACTGCAAACTACATTATTTACTCCTACCATAACCTTTCTCGTAGATATATTTTACTGGTTTTTCATACAAGTCATGCTAAACGGATACTAGGAAATCATTTATATAAAAACAATTAGCTCATTACCAAATCGTATTCCAATGTCAATATAATATGTTTAGCCATCTATAATCTATCTCAAGCTGTATAGCTTGTAGCCATCCGTAGGCAGGTTCACCATACCAAGGATCCCAGTCTTTGCTTATTTCTTGCCAAGTACATCCCTGTCTTGCCTGAAAGATACCTATCAATCCTCCTGTTCTATCCTTACCACCTTCACAATGAACCCAAATAGAACTTTTGAGCGTGGATAGTAAGGTAACAGCTTGATCTACTTCATCATAGTTAGTTGGTCCTGTTGGTCCTCCAGCTCCCCATGTAAACGAATAGTATCCTATCCCTTTCTTCCGTGCCCACTCTCTTTCATCGGGGTCCTGTTCATCCTTTACTGGAGAATCTGCTAAATTAATAATGTTACGGAATTTTGTAAGCTTATAAATGATCCACCTTCTTATTCTACCAGGCTGGCCTGAACGAACTATTTCTACTGAGCCAACCTTAACCGTGCCCATATTCTTAAACAAGTAGTTCTCAATTATTGCAATTAGTTTCATTCACCAACCTTTTTCCATTCATCATACCATCTAACAAACAATACACCAAACCCAAAGAATCCTCCTAATACTAAGATAACTCCTAAGATACCTAAAACTGTATTCATTCTTTACCCCCTTTCCCTGTAATGCAAGATTCACCGCAATCGCCTTCTCATGATATTCAGCTCTGATGGAGTTGGTAGCGAAGTTGGTAATTGTCTCTTTTTAGCTGGCTTTTTCATTAAATTTTCCTATAATTTCCTACGGCAAAAGGTCTTTCACCATAAAGATAAGACTCATCTTTCTTGCTTTTTCTTTTCAAAAAATATCGCCTGCCTCCTTGCTCAATTACCTTCCACGGAGCTCTCTTTTTTCTAGCTTTGATATCTTTAGCTCCCGAGGTTCTAGCTTTGGAAATGTTATCTGTATTTTCTTCTCTACGTCTTTCTGCCAAATCTCGCATTCTCTCCTGCTTCGGAGTTGTTTCTCCTGATTCATCACTTTCTTTCTTCTTTGAGGCTTTTTCCTCCTCGCCCATTCCCCCGCTACGAGCCATGCGGAATATAGGCTTAACACCTTTCTTTAGATCAAACAACTCATCAATTGAATAAACTTTCATTCGGGCCTCCTATTTTTTTGGAACCATTTTTTCAGCCATTTTTTCAGCCAGTTTGTAGGCATAATCTCTTCCTTCATTGCCCGAACTGGATAGAATTCTGCGAATACTTGGACTATCTCTGTATAATCCCTTCAATTTAGCACTAAATTGAGAACTAAACTTTTTATGTTCTTCTGGATTTAGACCATGTCGCTGTAAAACCGTCTCTGCAATTAACCAGGGCATAAGTGCTGTGTCTTTACTGAAACCACCGCCTTTTGGGCCTGGTAGCGTTTTACGCCTATGAGCTGTTACCATTTTGCCTTGACGTTGCTGTATCCACTGTTGCTTGTGCTCTGGTTTAGCTTTCTCTAAACTAACTACATACTTCTCTCCACTCGTAACTGACTTATTGAAACTCAAATATAATCCTGTTTCTCTTTCAAACAGTTCTTTCAAATCTTCCCAATAAATATCCTTGTGCTCACTCAACTTCTTATAAATATCATTGATATCAAAATCCCCTGACATCAATTTAGCCATTCCTGCTTTTCTCCCAAACTCTACTGTATAAGTATCGTCTGGTTCGAGAGTAACTTTGCAATAGTTTGGCCCTTTTCTATTCGGAAACTCGAAACTCACACCACTTGGAAGCGCTATAAAGTTCTTAGCTCCTGTCATAGTCTTAATCTTTCCGGCCCCACCACCAAGTTGAAGAAGAATAGTATTAGCTACCTGCATCCTTTCTTCGTGAGAAGTATTCTCTAATGTCTTGAAAGGTTCCCCCAAATTCTCTTTTACATATTGACTAATATCGTCCCAAACACTAATAGGAATATTATCTCGAGCCGCTGTGTCCATATCCAAAGCTCTATTATAAGCTCCTTCGTAATCTTCTCTTTTCCAAAGATCATAAATCTTTTGCAAATTTTTAGCGTCATTTACCAACATATCTCGCATCTCTTTAGCATCTTCTTTACCATATTCCTTTTCTGCATTGCGAGCTTCGTCCTTCACCAATGCAATAGCCCGATCAAACTCTCTTACCATTTTATCATATCGAGGATCACGAGCTTGTCTGCTAAAACCCTTAACTCTCTCCATTTTTCCTTTACGAGTTCTAACAAATGGCTTGACTTGCTGAGTTGCCTTTTCCATAACCCCTATAGGAACTTCTTTACCAAAATCCTTTTGCTCGTACAAATCGCTTATTGTAACTAACCTACCTTTGCTTGACATATCTCCCTTCCTTAATTCAAGAGCTTCATCCAAAGACAGCAAACTCTTCTTTACTTTAGAGCTGGTAGCTGTTAAAGTTTTTGGAAACTCTTGTTGCCAATATTCGTTTACGCTACTATATCCCTTCTCTTTAGCATCCCTTAATTCTGATTCGCTAAATTCAACTAAGTCTTTGTAATCTTTAAATTCCCAATCGCTGCTAATTTCAAGTTTATTAAGAGCATCTCTCATTTGTTTAACTGCATTATCATCAATAATAGTATTGCTCATATCCACTAATCTAGTAATTCTAGTTTTGATTTCGTCTAATTCAAGTATTTCGTCCCTACTTCTTCTTTTAGTTTCGGATGTTCCTCCTCTGGCATCTTCTTCAGCTTCTTCATATTCATCATCTGGTACTTCAGCAGAAGCTAGTCCGCTTGTACTAATTGGTTCTCCTAATTTCTTTATACCTAACTGAGCCATCGACCTGTCCGTAATATCTAAAACTGCCTGATTTGTTTCTTTGGAATATCCTGGTTTAACTTTCTCTTTCATAAACCCAAAGAAATCAGGTTCTTCCAACCCTCCTATATTCTTTACCTTTTCTCTTAACTCATCGGAAAAATCCTCAACATCGAAGTCGTCAAAATCCTCTTCGCTGTTCCCTTTTCTCCAATTCTTCCACCACATTTCCGACCAGTTCTGTAGTTCTTTTTCCTTCTCTTCCATATTTTCAGGAAAATAATGTTCTGTTATCAAGCCAACAATTTCTTCTAAAACACCGCTATCATCCATAAGTTCTCCACTCTGACCGTCTTCGTCCGGCTTTGTATATGCTGGTGTTATAGGAAATCTATCTTTATAAGATGGATCACCAACTATATCTTTAATCGAATATTCTGCTATCTCCCTACCAGATATTCCAGAAAAGGGTTCCCCAAGAGTTTTATCCTGTTGATCTACAACATTGGGTTTCTTAAAAAGTTTATTTGCTTCCGCAAACCTAGACCTTCTCGACATTGGAAATACACTTGGAGGACCGCTCACATCTGTAAACGTCGGTCTCTTTGCTCTTTCCCAAGCATCGGCTTTCTGGTTAGCAATAAAACTTGGCTTAAATGGTTCTCCAATTTTCTGTTTAATAACATAAGCAATATCCCTAGTATGAGGCTTAACTCTTTCCAACTTACCCTTACGAGTCCTCGTAAAACCTTTGACCTGAGCTTTCTCTAGAGGAGCAGTTCTTCCAAAAACTTCTATTCTAAAATCTCCACCATATCCGTCAAATTGTGGTTTAGTATCGTACTTGTCTTTATAATAAGTTTTTTTAGGAACTTCGATTTCATTTACATCCATACCCATTTTCTTAGCCATCCTCTTTATTTCGTTAGCAATAACTATAGGTTTAACTTCGTATTCCCAAGGAACTTTCTTAAAATTTCTTTTTGAACTTGAACCCATCTTTGAGATTTTGGGATGAATAAAAATAGTTCCTTCTTCAGCGGTTGATGGAGTATAGTCATCTAACGCAGAACTTTCTACTCCCTTAATATCTTTTAATGCAGAAGCAAAATTCTGCATTGACTTAACTCTTGATTCTCTTTCCTCGCCTTTTAGTTTTTGGGTTGTCTCTTTCTCTTCCGCAGTTTCTTCTCTCCAAGGCATGGATAATTGTGTAGAATAAGGTTCTCCAAATTTACCAGAGTGAGTTCTCTCCCATTTAAGATGCTCTTTTGTGGGGTCAAATTTTTTTCTTTTCATAAATTCTTTTCTTGCCTCTTTCTTACTTATCCCATAATCCTTTGCTACCTGATGTACAGTAGCTTCGTGAGTAGCAGATGGATATTTACCCTGTCTGGTAAATGCTTTGACCTGTTCTATTTTACCTTTTCTTGTTCGAGAAAACGGTTTGACCCTCTGTTCGCTCTTTACTATGTATTTCATTTTTTTCTCCTTAAAAAGTGTCGGAAGTTTTATTCTGGTTTCCGTCCCAGCTCTAAATTTAATGCTATGAATTTATCAATGACGGATGCACCAGCATCTATACGTCTTTTTAGACGATACAAGCCTGGCGTTTCGGTCACAACAGCTCGAGGCACTCCAAGGTGGAACATCCAATCCTCGAATGAGCCGTCACAATGTCTGAAAACTACACCATCTTTAACAATCGGACCGGTTGCCGAACCGTCCGATGCGTCAATCTCTACATGAACTCCATCGAGAGCTTTGCGAAAATGCTTGCCAAGCTCCTCCCTAATCCCAGTAGTAAATGCTCCAGGCTTTTTACTTTTCTCAAAAGTATAAAGATAAAAAGCATTTTCTCTGATATCTTCGTGCAAGGATAGAAACCCATCCTCGGCTAATGGTTTTAGTAAATCAATATTAGTAATTAGTATTTTACCCTCTCTGGAAGCAACTTCACCTCTTTCTGGGTGACAAAATCCGCAATTAGTTTTCTCACCAGGGATGGCGTATCTCATATTCTTCGCAAAACCTATTGGATTAACTATCGGAATAAAAGACAAATCCACTTTTCGCAAAGTTTGTTGGTCGCAATTCTTCATCCACTTCAAGATTGCATACGGTCCTGCTTTCTCCTCTCCGTGAAATCCTGCTACTACTAACATCTTAGGGTCTGAATGTTCTGCATTAGAACGGCTTCTCACCAACCATATCTGACGTCCGTCCACTTCTCCCAAAGCACAAAGGAAAAAGCGTTTCTGTGCCGATATGCTAAAAATGTCTTGCATAAATTTACGAATAGCTGCCATAGAAAATCCGCAAAAGGTTGGAAACTTCCCTTATTAGAAATTGTATAAAGAAGTTAGGACTAAATCTTAAAATTACGAAAAGGACGCCTTTTGCAGTTTAGAAGAATTGTAGGCAAGTTGCTGAAATTTCAAATAGAATCATCTATACCAGTCACCATAAAAACTTGAAACGAATCTCCAAAGGCTCCCTTGTACCACCTCTCCTCCACTATATCCATAGCATCCCTAACATTTCCGGCCTTAACAAGCAATACTCTATCAGCGCTTAGCACAAAAACAAATGTTTTCATAGCATCCTCATTCTATATCATGGAGTTGGATTTTACGACCTTTGAATTTTTCTATCTTTCCTATAATATTTTGATTAGGTCCTTCCAAAAATTCAGCAACCTCATTTACTATCTTCTGAAACTCCTTTAACCCATCAGCATTAACTCTTAGTTCATATTCGATTGAACCATCCCTATACTTCCACCGCAACCATTGAATATGACCATTAAAAAATCTAGCCTCCACATCTCTAAAATGAGCAAGACCGTCTTTAAATTGAACAATTTGGATAACTTCAGTATGCACATTCATAAATTCACCCCATATTTATTTTTCTTTCTGTTCGTCGCATAGCCTTATCATTCGGAATTTTGCCGTTCGCTGAACCTTTTCTTTCAAACACTTGATCCCTAAATCGCTACCAAATTTTCTAACTATGGAATTATCTACTTTTTCTTCAAGTGTAGATATTTCATGCCATTCTCCGTCTGGCCCTAAATATTCTAATTTCACAAGTTTGCCATAAGCCATTCGATATACCTTCCTATGTCCTAATTTCACAAGTTTGCCATAAGCCATTCAATATTCCATCCTATATCTAAATTTCATTAAGGGAATAAAGTGTTTCCTCCTTGGGCAACTTTTTCAAAATAACGCTTCCTCCGCCCTTTATAGGTAAGTCCTTATCCCAGGGTATCTTTCCTGTAAGAAATTCCAAAGAAATTACTTCTATTGTATCGGGCGGAACGAAAAGCTCATAATGATTGAATTCTTCATCTGAACAAACCAGCGTATATCCCTTGCGAGGATTACCGCCACAATTTAAACATTCGTAAGTTAATTTCTTCATATCTTCCTCCTTTATTTTAAATTTACTAAATTTAGCAGGTTTGAGCAACTTCAATAAGTCCTCCAGTTTACTTTAAACTAAACTTCATTACTTATACTACCTTTTTCCCAACTTTTTTAAACCTCTTTCCTATCTTCAGTTAAAGCCGGTTCAGGTTCCTTTCTAATTTCAATAGACTCCCAAAACTGAAAAAATTTATCAGTATCCCCATATTCACCTACTATCTGCAGCAGTGCTGAAGATATTGTTAAATAATGTGAATTTGATATTTCCACTTCTTTTTCAGTCAAAGGCACATCAGAAAGTTCAATACCTTTTAAATAGTTTTGTAAATCGTAATCTTTAAACTTAATTTTTATTTTCATTACTTAGTGCCTCCTTTATGGTGGATAAACCGCCCTACTCCACCATTCATGACCACATTTTTCGCATCTAACTTTATAATGATCAATATAAATTCCCTTGCGAAACTCTCCGGTAGGTTCTGCTTTTCTTTTCTTACATCTCCGGCACAACAATTCAATTTTCATTTCAGCACAAATGCGAAGCGGCCAGGATTTGAACCTGCTTGGACGATTTCGGACAAACTTACCACCTCATAACTACAACTTCTACACTTCCCTCTCCATTGTCTAATTCGTAAGAACGCTCTTCAACAATGCCAAGACCATCATTATACTCTTCTTCATGTAAAATGGCTTTGGTTTCCTCAATATTATCCAAAGGTAAATAGCCAAACCCATCCTCCCCAGGCATCACAACTTCCAAGTTCTTATCCAAGCTTGACAATGCTTCTTCCAGCTCCCAAACTTTCATAACGCCCCCCTATACTAACTCCTGCATCTTCATAAAAGCCTTGAAAAACGATTGAATAAGTTTAGGCTTCCCTCCCTCCCAAAAAGAATGAGAGAAAATTTCTATCACTTCGCTTGCCCTTAATCGCTCCCTTTCATTTTTTGGATTCTGATTCAGTAACACAGTTTGCATAAACCCTAATACCATTCTTCGCAAATCTTCTACCTCATCTTCGTTAGCCTTCAATTTCTCCGATATGTAAAGCCAATTCTTTCCTTTGGTTAAGAGAAATTTACAAATTTCCATCATATCTTCTTTCGATCCTGAAGAATCGTCTAATGCCTTATTAGCTTCATCTTCATTTTCAGCATTACAAATTTTCTCAAGAAGTAATAATGCTTCCCTTGGACACCCGTCGGCAATGGTGTGAACTCTTTCTATTATCTTATCTGAAGCCAACACTATCCCCTTTTTCTCAATCACATCAAGAATAAAATTCATCATTTCGTGGTCTTTAAGACGGTGAACCTGAAACCTTTCGCATCTTCCCTTTACAGTAGCCAAAAGTTTCTCTGGATTAGTCGTGGCAAGAATGATGTAAACATATGGCGGGGTATCTTCTAAAATTTTCAACAATGCTTCTGCTGCTACTCCTGTTATTTGGTGGGCCTCGTCAAAAAGAAAAACTTTAACTTTCCCCATTGTGGGAACATAATGCGAGAACTCAATAACTTCACGAATTGAGTCTATTCCTCTTGTATTTGCAGTATTCATTTCGTACAATTCGGAACTGTGACAACCTAATTCCTTTGCAATTAAACGAGCAATAGTTGTCTTACCACAACCTGTCGGACCATAAAGAAGATAGGAATGAGGTTTAGTAGGTCTTGATAGCATTTCTTTAAGAACTTTCACTGTGGCAACATTACCCCTAACTTCGTCAAAAGTCTTAGGTCTTAACTCGAGGTGAAATCCGTTTTCTTTTTCCATAATTATTTGTTACCCTCCTTCCTCAACATATCATTTCTCATTCTTTCAAATCCAATTTCGCAGCAAAGCCCTATACATTCATCACAAATACAAATATTGTGTGGCCCAGCAACCATGTAGACGGCTTCGTCTTGAGACTTATCGCAGAAAGAACAATGATATTTATTTTCCTTCTTCTTCTCGTTCATCCTCAAACTCCTTATTTTATTTTCTTCGATACACATTTTCTTTTTCTATCTGCACAAGTAGTTTCTTTTTCTTCAGTTCGGCCAGAGCTTGGGCTTGCTCTTCCCCGCAATCCAAGCAAATATCGTAACCCAATACCTTCCGCTTATCTGAAAACTCTTCTCCGCATCTATTACAAGTCGCCATCTTAAATTCCTGATTGTGGGATACCCACTAATAGAATCTGGTTTCACTTTACTATCATCATATACTTTGCTACTATTATTGGTCGTCCATGCTGTTCCCCCGTAGCTACAACCTTTCTAAACTTAACTTTTTTTACCACTGGACACCTTCTTCCAGCATCTTCCCAATGGTTCGGCCATTTCATGCCATCAGTACACGTTTTCCAATAATAAGCGTCCCTCCGACGAGAAAAGATATGAAAACCTGATTCATACCTCAAGCGCTCATAGTTCGACATACAATTAGGTTCTTCCTTCTTCGTTTGCCCCAAGAGGACACTGGAACGAGTATTACTTCTCTTGTTCCATACTCCTGTTTTATAAGAAATATTATAAAACTGTGACCAATAATTCCAAAAATGGCGAGAGGAATAGTTACGATAAAACACTTTCCATCCAAACTTTTGTCTAATTGGTATAGGTTTTACAGTGTCTAAACACATATCAAGTCACCTTCACACCAACAGAAAAACCCATTGCGGAAGTTTTGTAAATAAATATCAATTTGCCATAATCGTAAATCCAATAAGCCCCACATGAATGATAGATGTCGCAAAAAAGAAATTTTTTTTTAAGATCATCGACACTCAAAACTTTTTCCATAAAATCAATCTTTAGAAACTACTCCTCCTATTGTTTTACACTCAGTAACAAAGTTGTATCTAGTAGCTGCAGACGCTCCTTTTCTTAGTTTTAAGATAAACCAAGAGTACCCGCATTTGACGCATCTCCAAACACCCTGACCAAATTTTTGTTCGGTTTTTAATTCTCCTCCGCAACCTGGACATTCCATGTGTCACCTCGTAATCTCCATATACAATTATTTTTAAGTTGATTCAAAAGTTTTCTCCTCAAAATCAAATGATTTGTTCTACACGAATTATGATCCATTGGCTTAGTAATACCTGGATAGCACTCATCAATAAGGGCATAGTTTTTAGTTCTATCGTGCTCGGCACCAACATCATATTTTTTGCCTTTGAAATCTGTTGCCACTATCAATCCTGTATCTTGTAATACATCAAGTGAGTTTGACCAAAAAACTGTTTTGAATTGCGCTTTTGCATCTGCAGCTACTGAAAATGTTTGATCAAACGGATTTTCAGACCATTTGAAAAAGCCAAAAAATCCAGTCCATTTATAAGTTCTTATTAATGGTTTTTCCCGATCATACGAGCTTTTTATCTTGTAATTGAGACTCGTTGTAAAATACGGAATGTTCCACGCTTTAGCAGTTCCTATCAGAACCTGTAGCTTTTTGGTATATATCTCAGCGTTCAATACACTAGTACGATACGCCCATCTTGTCGGTATAGCATCAGGCAAGATATACCTGGTCATAATTATATCGTCATCTAATAGAACACCCGCATCCTCATCCCCCATATAACAACGCTTTAATAAATTCATTCCGTGCCAGCGTAGAGCCCCAAACGGAGGCTTTCCATCTGATGAGACAAAATCATGTCCCAAAATTTCTATTTCGTAACATTCCAACAAATCTTTAAAATCCTGTAATTGCGACCTATGGCAAAATATCTTAATCTTATTCGATTCAACTCCAAGTCGATTAACAAGTATTCTTACTGTTTTAGCACACTTTTTTGGATATTTTGAAGCAATTAAATAGTAAATTTGGTATGCCATTTTTCTCACCTCGTATAGCCATTATAGCATATCCAAAATTATTTGTCAAGTCTTATTTTTGTGCAAGTCCACAAGAGACTTAAGCAATTTTATTATCTCCTCCAACTGTCGATTCATTTCCAACAGTATGTTAAAATCTTCCTGGTCCATCGCCATTTTTTATACCATCCCCAAATCAAATGCTTCTATACCATCTGGACATTTTCTCCTATTAATCCACGCTATTTTACATCCTTTCCCTTAAGCTCCAAACTATTCCTATGAGAAGCATAAACAAACAGATTCCTCCCCATACCCAACTAATCCAATGGACCTCTCCAACAAGAAGGAAAAGAAAACACGTGACTGTTACTCCACCAATTCCAACATATATCATACTCCTGCATATTTCTGACTTAGTCATTTTATCTCCAAATTAATCCATCTTAATTGTTTCCATTTCTCGCCCAGTAAATTTGACCTAAGATATCTTTAAACAACTTATACTCCGTTGTTTCAAAAAACAATGTTAAACCCCCAGCTTTTATATCTTCTTTAGTTGCAAACCTGTACATTTTTTCAACTAACTGTTCAGAGCTTATCATCTAACTCCTCTTCTATTATAAATCTAACATATTCAAGGTGATAGCTAAACCAACCCTTTTCCCACATTCTATCCCATGTTTGCTGTTTGTACTCTTGACACCAAGACTTGAAGTCCTTCTGGTACTTTTTCGGCACCTGTTTCCATAGAGCAGGAAACGGTGTATCATCCTCGTTAATCATTCTTGACAAGGCTTTTAAAAAATATTTACCATTCATACTATCCCAACCCTTTCGCAATATCATAACATAATAAAATCTATTTGTCAACCTGTTTTTGATTCAAAATCGACCTTCTTTAATTGCTATTAAGATAATAATCTTTTCAATTATATTAGATATTTCTGAGAGCATAAGCAATCTAAATTTGTCCAAATTCCCTCGTTCCTAAGTTTTGATCCCTTGCGTTGTCCACTTGTGGTACACAAAGGTCTAAACGGTAACCATACAGCACTATCGTTTTCGCAAACAATAATTTGACCTTTTCGACTTTTGCACCAACTGGCTAATACTTCATAATCCAAATCCTTCCCATATGGATACAATTTCTGGCCGATATAGGGAGGGTCAATAAACCATGTAGCCTCTATATCGGGGGCTATGGAATAGTCGCCGAGCAGAATTTCCCATGTACGAATTTTAGCAACGTCATCGGCTACTTTATTCCAATTCAAATTTTGATTACCTTTGAAACCACCAACAAAATTTTTAGGAGTTGGACTACCTTGATTCAACATAAAACCTAGAAAATCTCTGGCCTCCTGAGGTTTGATATCAGGTATAGGAGCCTTTGCATCAGGATGTGGAAGATTTCTAATAAAGTCTAGATCTGAATTTTGCAACCATTTCAGCATAGAAACAATCACAGGATTTTTTTCAATTAAAATAACATGCCTACCAACACTATGTCTTAAAGCATAATTTGCTGCGCCAGAAAACGGCTCAATAATTATATTATAAATAGGGGCAGGATACTTTTTCCATATTTTTGATTTTGAACCATAATAACTGAATATCATACAATGGTACTCTTCAGCATCTTAATCTCTTCTTCTAGATCTTTAATCTTAGTTTCAGCTTCAGATAATGGATGTTTTGGACACTGTCTAATATGATCATATAGCACTTTACGTTTAACAGCATTCGTTCCAGGTGGATATCTATGGCCGCAATATACACAATTTATATACATACCACTTTGTAAATCATCAACCCATTTTTCAAGTCTAACTACTTCATTTTCAAGTTCTATTACTCTATCTGTAAGCTCTAAGTGCTCTTTCTGAACTACTGACATTTGCTTTCTCCTTTCAAGTACCCAGTACCTTCAAAACTCTTATTTTCGCAAAAATGCTACAGCTACATTTCACACAAAGATAAAATCCGCTAGGTGTTAATCTTGATCTATGCGGTCTTGTTCTACCGCCACATCTGATACATTTATATTTTGATAGTTCTGATCTATCACTACCACAATCAGTTGTACACATCTTTCCCTCCATTTCCCTCTGCCCAATATCGTATCATGGTTGGAAAACTCTTGTGTGGTGTCGCCATCGGAAATAATCGTTCAATAATTTTTACTTTCTTCCCCGCCATAAATGCCATACCAATATCAAAAAGACAACCCTCACTTTTTCCATCCCAAGCGATGTGAATTTCGTCGGCCCATAAAATACCTTTTTTATTATCGGTGCAAATTCTAAAACCAACCGAATCATTCTGATCTGTGTCCCGTGATGGCCAGTAAACCCTATTTCCGGTAGCTTCAAGACTTTTCACATATTCTTCAAGGATTTCTTTCCAATGTACATCAATATTTCTAACTGGACAGATTAAAAAAATTTTCATTCTACCTCTATTTTTGATTTTGAACCGTAGTAGCTAAAGATCATTATTTAAACCTTAAAAATACCATACCTTACCATACCGAACCTAACCGAACCAAACCTTACCAAACCAAACCTCACCCTACCGAACTTAAAATTTACCACTCATACCCATCTGAATATAATTTTAAATCGCTCTTTTCGTTTATAAGAACAAATCCATTCTTCCACTTAGAATGACTGCTTTTTACAGTACTCCCATTATAGGTCATTGAATCTTGAGAAAACATCCCTCCGCAATCCGCTCCAATATATTTCCCACTTTGATCGTTTCCCGAACCGAAATGATGACCGTGAGCACAAATCACATTTTTGTGTTCGATTGCTATTATATCTAAAGGAGTTTTGATTGTCTGCTTTGAATAATTGGATGGATGGCAAATAATCCAATTTTTATCTTCCGTCATAGCATACTTAATATTTGATGGAAAAACTCTAACCCCAACCAAATCTATTGGAACTAATTGATAAAAAAGATTTTTTACATCAAAGATGCTTCCCAAAGCTCTGAAAATTCTTATATCATGGTTTCCCAAAATAAAATAGATTTTTTCAAACTGATTCAACAAACACTCGAACAATTCCCTCCCCGCTTGGAGTTCAGTATCCCAATCCACTTTTACTCCTGTATTCATCCAAATCTTAAACTGGTCTTGATCAAAGAAATCTCCAGCTATCATAAGAGTTTTAATTTTTCTAATATCTGAAATTTCGCAGAGTAACTGAAGCCATTCTTTGCTAGTATGAGGTATATGAAAATCCGCAACAATTAAACAAGGAAGAGGAATATACATTGTATTATCTTTTATCCATTCCAACGACATTTTAATAACTGTGTCAATAGTTGGAATTTTAATAAGATTTCTCTTCTCAGCTCTCTTCAATAAATCATCTTTTGTAAACCCAGCCACGGAACTAAATTTCAAAATTTTAGATTTATTAGAAGAGTTACTAATACTTTTTTTACATTCACTAAATTTTAGATTTTTCATTTTCACCTCACTAAGTTATCCATACCATACCAAACCGAACCGCACCTGACCGAACCCTACCATACCCGACCAAACCACACAACAGCCTGATAAGAAGAATATTAAGAATAATTGCATCCTTACCATACCATACCGAACCGAACCCCGCCTAACCATACACTACCATACCAAACCGAACCAAACCTTACCTAACTTCTTTTAATTCTACATCGAAACGTCCGAATCTAGGTCTCCAATCACCGATACCAATCTTATGCCCAGTAATTTCCATAACACTCTCAACTATTTGCTTTGGAATATCATCATCCACAATTATCGTAAATTCTGCTTTCCACCCCTTTTTGAAAAGGGGCCTATGAATAGCCACTCTTCCCCCAGTTCTTGGAGGTCTCCTCCCATGACTAATATGAATATCGTCCCATATTTTTTTGTTGGGAATAAATCGGATTTTATTTTCTTCAATTAAAACACCAGCTATAAAATCTCCTGTCCATTTAGTAGCACCTTTCTTAACCAATTTAGATGCTCCAAATTTGATAGCCGCAAGAAAATGTTCGTCTGGGATATAACAACCATCCTCGTCTTTATACACAACTTCATCAACTTTACTGGTCGCATCTGTGGCTAATGATTTAGCTCTTTTTACACCTTTTGATTCTTCTTCCGAAATGGTATACTGGTTCTGAAGATAATCGACAATCCCTATACATTTTACTTTAATTTTCATAGTATCCTCCATTTAATTTAATATTATTATAACACAATTAAAAAGGTTTTGTCAACTCAGCCCCACTCCTTTTGAACATTCTGAGTTCTTTTGGTTGAAAGTTCCGAATATCCCAAATCAACCCCAAACCCGCGCCTGCCTAACTTTTCCGCAACTCTGATTGTAGTACCGGATCCAGCAAACGGGTCTAATACCGAACCTGCTATCCAACCTGCATTACATCCGCAGTCCGTTAGCTCGACTAACTTCTTCATATACTGACCCATATTCTTTTCTTTAAATTCTCTCGGGTCTCGAGGGTCGGGTCTAGGCTTATTAACTTTCGGATCATAATCACCTGAATATTCTGAATCATAAATTTTCTCTCTCGGCTTCCCACATTTCTTACAAATAAACTCTGGGACACCAGCCAAAATCATAGGTCGAACAAGATCCTCGGGAAATATTGCGAAATGAGCCTCTCTAACTCCTTTTGTAGGAATCTTCCACACACATCGTTTATTACGACCTAGAGGGTTAAGATTATTAAAAATCCTTTGTCTTACTTTAACACCTCCGCTCACGCCTTCGGAATCATAATCTTTCCATCCCCTTCCCCCCTCATCATTTCCAGCTCTTGCATCATTGAGCGTAACAGAAGACATTGGCTCAAATTGCTGGTCAAAGAAATAGTCTTTCTTCTTAGCAAAGAAAAATACAGGCTCCCAGTCGACCGTAAACCTATCTTTTACGCTGTGAGGTAAGGTATTCGGTTTATGCCAAACAATTTTATTCCTAAGTATCCATCCTCTGTTTAACATCTCGATCACAAATCTTTCCGGAATACCTAACAAAGACTTTGGGGCAAACTTTTGAGAAGGAGGAGCTCCAAATCCGCCTATACCAACAGGACGAGAATCAATTCCTCGAGGACCTTTTCTTTGAGTACCAGGTTTCTTTCCCTGATCACCTCCACTCCCTCCGTAACTATCTGATAAATTCACAAAAATTATACCATCGTCTCTCAATACTCTTTTCACTTCATCAAATATATCGCACAAGTGCCTGATAAAGTCATCATAATGAGACTCGCATCCTAACTGCCCTTTCCATGCGCCACACTTAGTACAATTTGAACGAGAACCATATTCAATTTTTTGTGCTTTAGGTGGCGGTCGATCTCCATACATTGAGTTTTGTGTTCCACCAGCTCTCATTCGATAATCAAAAGCCAGCTCTTCTGTAACCCAATCGTGGGGGCAATTCGGGGACCCGTCCCAAATCACATCTGGAATATCATACTTTCTGAGAGCGTAATACGGCGGGGAAGTGATAACGCAATTTATTGACTTATCCGCAAGCGGAATATGCCTTGCATCACAGTTAAATATCATCCTACGCTTTCTAAATTTGGTCTTTTATTCCACCACTACATTGATTGCTTGTGGACCTTTGGGACCTTCTTGAATCTCGAAATCTACCTTGTCGCCTTCGTTCAGGGATTTAAAACCCTCCCTCTGAATAGCTGAGAAGTGAACGAATACATCGCTACCATCTTCTCTGGAAATAAATCCGAAACCCTTCTTCTCGTTAAACCACTTAACACTACCTTTCGTAAATATCACCTCCTTTCTATTTTTATGGGGACAGGCGGGGGACATAACGGACTCAAACCGAGTTCTTGGTATAACTTCACCCCCGAGGAACCTGAACCTGCTTTCGCCACTGTCCCCACTAATATTTCACCTTCTATCATCGTCACTAAAATTCACTAGAACTCCCTGAATACTTTCTCTTCATACTTCGTCCCCCCAAACTTCCCACTTTTCATCTCTTTTCCTAGCAAAAAGTTCAATTCTTTTTCCTATAGGATATAAATCTTCAATCATCTTCCTAAACTTAGGAGGTTTCTCGGAATGTTTACCTCTATGTATTGAGACAACACTTGGATATAATTTCCGACGGTCTGGCAGGCAACTTCCTTTAGTAGCTACCAATAAAAACTCGTGACGCAACGAGTTGTAGTGAGCGAAATTGTGAGTCATCTTATCCCAAACGAACGAACTTTTGTATTTGAACCCCCAAGCATTAATTACCTTAAAAGCATCTTCCAGTAATGGAGAAGTTACCCAAAGAAATAAAACAGCATTATCTTCTGTTCGTATCTTTAAATTACAAATTTCTTCAAGACTCATCGTTCCATAATGATGCTCTGCTGCTCCATATCCATCTACTAGTTTATCACCATATTGCCAAGGCGGGTCAGCATAAACCACACGAAATTTATCGCTGGAAAGAGATTTATTTGTTTTTTCTCTTATATCATCTTGAAAAAATGTATCTTGATTAGGATTCTTAATCCTGCGCTTAGGAAATTTTTTTGATAGTTGCATTCTACTCCGAGTTTAATCCCAAATCGAATGATTCTTTATACCAATCGGGCACACTTGACCTTATCTCTTCTATATTATGTGGTTTTCCCACATTAAACCCTCTTCCCAAAAGCCACCAAACCATTTCGGTACTATTAAAATATACCCTACCCGTAGATTTTATTCCACCTTCTGGCTCAATATTACCGGTATCCAATTCCCAATCAGGAATTTTTACTATAACTGAAAGTTCGTCTGCAAACTGGGATGTACCTTCCTTACTTTTCAATATACAAAATACTCCTGGTTCTACAACTAGATCATATCCTTTTAATTCAAAAAATTTGTCATGGAAATCATCTTTATTTTTAACCAATACTCTCACATATAACTTAGAATGTTTCGCCAGATAACCAAGAGTTTTATAAAAATTGTTGCTGTCGGTAAACAAAAATTCCTTTCGATTATAGGAATTTCCTTTGCGAGCATCAGCCCTTCTCGACTTATTCTTATCATCACTAAAATTTTTTAAATATCTTTCGTTCGTATTTTCTAATAAAACCTGCGGAGAAATAGAAGTTCTAATTTCTTCCCCATCTTTTCCTCGTCTTACTATAACTACCTCATCGTTTGTGATAGACTCAATCGTATAATACCCCGAGTTATCCATGTAAGTTTCGCCTACCCGCAAACCTAAAATCTTAATCTCTGCTAATTTGTATTCTGCAAAGCTGTCAAAATCGTCCCTGTCTAGTGCAATATCTTTATCTTCTTCATCATTTAAATTTATTTCTTTTACCTCTTTCACATCTTCTTTTACCTCAACATTTTCCATTTTTTCTCTCCTCCCGTATCATTATTTTCATAACATCATTCTACATAGATATCTTCTCCACTCTCTATCGCTTCTTTAGCTTGAATCCAACCTTCAACTTGGCAACTGTTCTCTTTATAGTTTAGTTTCTTCTCTTCGATCTTCTCATAGAAAATAGCAACTCTTAACGCAGATAATAAATTTTCTCGCAATATTTTCATCATTTAAAAACTATTGCCTCTTAAACCTAGCCGGTGTGTGTTGGTCATTCCAAATAGTCTGCCCAAAAGCGTAACGTATGGCCTGAGATATAATAACTCTCATAAACCAGACTCCCCCTAATGAAGCAATACAAAGAAGAACATACAAAATAGCATCCATTGAACTCTTTTTAGTTTCCATCTCATACTCCTTTCATTTAATTTATAATTATCATATCACAAAAAAAGGAGATTGTCAAGCTATATTTTATAAATAATTCGTATGTAATATCAAATACTTAGCTTGTTGAAAATCAACTTTTGCCGTAAGGAATTGATTCATTACACCGCCCGCAAATTGGACAGTAACAAGTCCATCCAGCTAAAACTGCACCGCACCTTGAACAATAATCATATCTTGGAATCATAGTCAGGGTCTCACTTTCCCTCCTTTCACTTAACCATACAAACCACATCTTCCCAATCTATTCTAGGAGCGCCTTTCTTTTCCTGTAATCTTCGGAAAAAGCTTTTTCTCTCTTTGGTAAATTCAGCACCGTCAAATGCAGTTTGAGGATCATTATTTACTAACATTGCATAATGCCAACATACTATTTTAAAACCAACAGACTCACATAAAGAAGCCCACGTATCAGAAAAATTAATTCTAGTCTTATTCCTTATATAATCCTTTGTAACCCAAATTGCATGCCCATCAGGTTTTAACAAATTATAGCATTCTTGAATTATCTCACGAGAAGCCAACCAAAAGTCATCGCCAGCTATGCTACCCAAATTATCTTTATTATCTTTATTGTACCCTTCCCACGTTTTATTTTTACGATCTATTTTTCTTTGCTCTCTATCTGCTTGCTTAGATGAGCAAATTTCCGATGCTCCGTATGGAGGACTCGACATTATCAAATCTGCCTTCATATTAGAAAGATTTCCTGGAGTACAACCGTAGGCATTTTGATAACGTAATTGACCGCATCCTATTCTACCATGCCCCGCTTTTGTTGCTAATTCTTGACGTCTTGCATGGTTTTCAGGTTTATCACTCCCAGACAAACTATTTGCATAAGGAGGACTCGACATTACCAAATCAGCCTTATCAATCAGCTCCTTTAACTTTCTTGAATCCCCTTGAATAATTTTTGCTGTTCCTCTATATAGATGGAAAGGACGGCTTTCGCAAAGTTCCTTATCCAGTCCTTCCCACTTTTTAATATTTTTTCTGCCTAATTCTACAAATTTTTTCTCGATCTCTATTCCTATCCAATGTGCCCCTCTCGTCATAGCACCAAAACCTCCCAATGCTACTCCTCCAAACGGGTCGAGAACAATGTTGCCCTTCTTCAACCATTCATTATCAACAGCATGATTGTATATCTTCTCAACTAAGGCACAGCTAAACTTTGCTGGATGACAAAAAGCATCACTAACTATGGAATCTTTCCATCCGGTTTCGTAACAATTCCTCCATACATCTGTCTCAAATATCAATATTCTTCACCTTCGCCTTCTTCTAATGAGTTATAACACTCTTCACAAAGAATGTCGTAATCGTAATCTAATCCCCTAACCCTAGCTTCAAAATCTTCTTCTGGAATTTCTTCCCCGCATCTTTCACACAGCATAAATACCTCCTATACAAATGTCCTTTGTACTCCGGATGTTAAGTTACCATAATACTTGCACAACTTTATAAACATAGCTACTTTGTACGCAAAAGCAGGAGGAACTGCATTGCCTATTAAAATTTCGATGTCACGTTGCCCTAATTTTCCCAAATCGAAATAAAATGGGAAAGTTTGTAAAGATAACGCCTCTTCGTGATTCAATACTCTCACCCTATTTCCATCTTGAATATGAGGACATATCCTACCAAATGAGTTATACCTACAAGTTATGGTCGGATATTTGCGAATAATTCCCTCAGGTCTGAACTCTCTTAACTTCTGCTCTTGTTCTTCGGTCAAATATTTATTTTTAGTCTTTGGAATACTCAATTTAATATTACTGCAAAATAATCGCCTTCTTCGTTGAAGTAACCCGTAGACACTCATATCAAACACTTCTTTGAACGGAGCACCTACGAAATCACTCACAGCAGGCACATTCTCCATCACCCAGAACTTCGGACGGATTTCTGACACCGCCCTAAAGAACTCGTTAGTTAATTTGATATCGCAATCTCGACTTAAAGTATTAGCACAAGAAAAGGTCTGACATGGAGGAGAACCAATCACTACGTCAATCTTGCCTTCCCATTCCTTAAAACTATATCCCCTAATATCTGCTAGTATGCACTTTCCTATGTTTGAAGTATAAACTTCAACCGCGTTAGGATTGTTATCAAGTCCCCACAAGTGCTCAAACCCCGCTGCTTTAAATCCCAATGAGAATCCGCCACAGCCTGAAAACAAGTCTACAAAGTTCATTTTTAAACCTACTGGTTTCCTTTACGGAAATCCCATTTCCTATCTAAAAGACATGCAATACCTTCACTTCCTTTTATAGCCGTCTTCCAGGTTTCAGTTTTGAAGATATTTTCGTAATTCTTACTACCGATCGCCCTTTTGAAAGCATCTCCTGCAGTATACATCGCTTCCATCTGGACCACTTGAGGTCCGAGTTCTGGCATGTTCATGTTGCGAGCGTGACGAATAAGTATCTCAACTCGGGCCAAATCTTCCAGTTGACTTTTGCTAAACTCTTTCATTTAATCCTCCTTATTTCGTCTAAAAAAATGTTTTTTGCAATGGAGCTTTCAACCTTTTTTGAATAATTTTACAGTATCCTTCGTCTTTCTCAATCCCAACAGCTTTTCTATTAAGTTTCTTTGCTGCTACCAGAGTTGAACCCGAACCTGCAAACGGATCAAGTATTAAACTCAGATTCTTCCTACTTACTAAATTTAGTAACCATTTCATCAACTCCACAGGTTTAACTGTTGGATGGAAGTTCTTTCTCTTGCTCTCCGCACCCCTGTTTCTTGGGTTTGTTCCGCCCAGACTTCCTTCTTCCCTACCTTCATCCATGAACTCTCCATTTTCCTGCTCGAGTCCCAAGTCCCTTTCTTCCTTATCCGCCTTAGCGCAGTAAAAAAACCGTGATGCTGAACCTGAACTAGCTTCTCCTATCCATTTAGTTTTACCTGATGGTTTACCCAACGAAAAACCAGTATTAGTGTATTCATAAGACTTTAGCATAGCACCTGATTGCTGCTCTGGAAATAGCTCTTCAACTTCTTCACTACCGTCGTGGACTAAGTTAGCTGGAAATCTACCCTTAGAATTTTGCTCATAAAGATTTGGAGTCCCATCTTGAAACATCCCTAACGCTTTTCCTTCTCGTGAGTCTCCGCTAAAAGTTCTCAACGGACCTCCGTGAGTTAATATATCTTCTGTCTTAACTCTACACTCATCAATATTTATAGCTCCTGTTCCATACTTCAAAACATTCTCTGCTACTGTTCCAATTACTAGCTTTCTGAAAACTAGTATAGGCTCCCAGGCAGGCTTTAACGCTGTTCCCCACCCCTCCCATTCTTTAGCTTCGGAAGTTGCCGGAATTGTAATCTCACTTGACAATCTCTCTTTCATCATTGCTTTTTCACTCTCGTATCCTCCCCCTCTGATATCTTGCATCGTCTGGGATTTATGTCCTATAACTTCCCTTTCCGCACCTTTCATCTTGTCAATGGCCTTACTCACGTCCAAACTCTTGGGGAAGCCCGACCCGTACACCCACATAATAGTATCTCGAAATTCAAACCCAGCATCCTCGATTGCACAGGCTAAACGATGAAACGTTCTTGTTCCCCCAAAGACTAGTAAATACCCTCCTGGCTTTACTACTCTCAGAGCTTCTACAGCCCATTGATAATGAAATTGATAAGATGGTTGACCTTTCCCACTTTTATCCCATTTTTTTGACATGAAACCGAGCAAATACGGAGGATCCGTTACGATCGCATCAAACGAGTTTTCATCAAACCCCTTCATTACTTCGATACAATCCCCACAGTACAACTTTACTAAATTATCTTCGTAATCAATCAAATATTTTATCACCTTCCAGTAACCATTTCTCTAGAAACTCCTGATGAGTCATTTTAAAATACTTACCATATTTTGCAATTCTCGTTTTTGGCCGGTACATATCCATAAAGTCAACTACATATCCCCTAAACTTTTTAGATTGAGCAACCGCTAAAGCTTTAGTAAACACTTCTGGATGGATAACAGCACTACCCATACAAATAAAATCAAACTCTTCTTCATTCATTATGCAACATAGTTTATTAAAATCATTTTTAGTTTTGTACGCAAACATAACCCATCTATCATCAAACAGTTGCCAGAAATCCCCACCCAGAATAGTAAATAGCATTACTTCTATTCCGTTAGTTTCGCAAATTCTTGTTACTGAACCTTCGGGAGCTAAAACTCCCGACTTTCCAAAATTATGAAGCACACAATTTTCGTTTATCCACTGCCACAATAATTCAGACGCATCCTTATTTAAATCTGGATTTATCATTAAAGCGTCAAGAGAATGAGAATGATAGGGAATAAGTTCGGTAGCTAGCTGAAAATCGTGAAAGATCGAACCTCCATTGTGAATAAGAACATCAAACATTTTCTTTTGAGCAACTTGTTTCAATTCATCAAGCGCGGTTTTAATAACTGCGCCACCTATAGCAAGTATTCTTTTCATACCTCCTCGCCTGTTTTAATATCTATTTTTCTTAACCGTAGCATTCTTTTAGGTCTTGGTTTAGAAATAGGAAATGCAATTCCAATTTCTTCAGGCATATAGTAAATATGTTCGGAAGACGATGCAGCTGTAGATGTTACAAAAAATGATCTCATTAACATCTTTTCAAAATGCTTGCATAATCCATTGTGAAGTTCAGCATGCTTACATAATTCAGATAATACCATTTGATTATAATCAAATCTAGCAGTCACCATTTCGAGTTCCGAATACTCGGGAGTGTGCCAAAAATATCCAATTCTCTCACAATCTTCGCAAAAGAATATAATAGACTGAGATTCAAAAGTACGACATGCCCTAAAACCAACCCCATTAGGAAATCGGTATTTCTTTAGCTCGTCTATTAAGTTCATAGACATACGTCCTCCTAACTTTTTTCTTCATAGCTTTTTTATCAACAAAGTGAGAACACTTTTTAGGAACATAACATAAAGTGCTTCCATCAATCGGGCACCAAATTTCCTTTACCCTGCTATTTAGATAAGTACTAATAATGGGATTCCAATAACACTCTTTACATAGATTCATAGCAATCATTCCAACTAAGTTGGGTCGTTTTAGAACGCTCTGACGATAATTCGTGATATCCCAAATCAAGGGATACTCCTATTCTTCCTAACTTTCTAGCAGTTTTCATTGTAGTTCCGCTTCCCCCAAATGGATCAAGCACCAATCCTGGCTTCCAGGGGATATTTATGTCAAAATCTGAACAACCACACTTTTCGCAAATTATTTTACCAGAAACCATTCCAGACAATGGGGGCAACGTATCTTCCCCTGATGAAATTTTTTTATCCGAATTAGAAAGATATATAATATTCCCGCAACGAATACAAGTCAGTTCTCTACATCCGCAATCCGATAATCCTTTATCAACCCGTTTAGTTTCTCTAGATGCCCACACTCTTTCTTTTTCATCCAAAGTCATATCTTCTGAAATTTCGAGCCAGTCGCTTTTGTCATATTCTATCACTCGAGCTCGAGGTTGTCCGCAAGCTTTACAAATGAACTCTGGGCAACCAGCTTTAATTATTTCTTCGCACAACTTCTCTGGAAAGCAAGCGTAATGGGCTTCTCTATATGGTTTAGTTGGAATCTTCCATATACATCTTTTAATTCTGCCTTCTGGATTAGGACGCATATTTCTAGCCCTATACCAACTTTGGCCGGTCCCCTCATCCCAAGTACTTACTCCTTTCGGTATGAGAGTTTCTCCACCCCACCTATCCATAGACTTTTCGTATTTCTCTAGAGGCTGGTCAAACCAATAATTTTTTGATTTTACGAGGAAAAAGATGTATTCAAAATCAACAGAAAATCTATCTCGAGCACTATTTGGAATACCGTTAGGCTTCTGCCAAATAATTGTATTCCTTAATCTCCACCCCTTGTCTATCATTTTAGTAACTAATCTAAACGGAATACCGCATAAAGACTTATCTTGAATTTGAGTCTTTGGTTGATCAAGTCTAAATTTTTCTGACTTCCCAAACTTATTACTTCTAAACGATGAGTTGCAAACTCCTTCTTTTAAACTTCCGGAAACGGTAGAATAAGTATCTCCAATATTTAAAAAGAATATACCATCGTCCCGCATTACTCTCCATACTTCATCAAATATCTGAATTAAATGCTCAATATATAAATCAAACGTAGGCTCAAGTCCTAACTGCCCTTTCCATGCACCACACTTCTTACAGAAAAAGCCTGAATCCCATATTGTGTCTCCCGCACTTCCAATATCTTTAGTAACACCCAATACTGTCATACTACTCGAGCTCACACCATGAGAAGGCTTCTTACCTAAAAATTTTATCTGCTCTCCCCAATCATGCTCGCAATTCGGGTCGTCATCCCAAATCTGGTCGGGAATATCATATTTTCGGAGGAACCAATAAGGAGGGGACGTAAAGACGCAACTTATTGTTTTGTCTTTTAGAGGAATAAACCTCGAGTTGCCTTTTATATTAAAAGTCCTTACCGACTCTTTTAGAGATTTCTTACACTTTTCAAGTCCTAGCAGATCACTAACCATCTCGTTTAGCTCGTTGATACTTTCCACGCCTACCAGTATCAATTATTACTCCAGTCTTTTCATATACTTTGTATTCCCTTTCCCTACTCAAATCCTTTCCGTAAATTTCTTTTCTCAGTTTCTTTGCTTTTTTAGCATTCATTATTCCTCCACTCGCAATCCTACTGGGTGACCTGCTGCAGCTAAAACAGAATTATTATTTAAATTTTAATAACTTAAATTAAACCAAGTGCCAAAATGTAAATTTTTAAACCTATTCCATAATAATTAAGAATAGTTAGCCCGTAGGAGGAATCGAACCCCCTTCTGATGGGTACAAACCATCAGCTCTGCCATTGAGCTACACGGGCAACTCTTCTACAAATTTTAACTTTCATAGTGCTCGTATTGAATCATAAAGCCTCCTTAAGTTATTTTGTCCATATTATTTTTTAAAAATTCTTGGTTTTCATTTTCCTTAACCCAAAAAATCTTATTTAATATTTCGCTAATTTGTTCATCTGATATCTCAATTTCTCTTTCTCTCCAACCAAATTGTTCATGTTCTTTAAACCTAATCCTCATAAAGCCTCCTTTTACGAGGGTGCCATCTTATCAACTTTTACCTTGTTAAACATCTTCATTGCGTCCACCCATCCATCGAAAATCAAGAAATATCCGCAAATTGAGCACAGCGACCCCTGCAGCATATAGAAATCTGTAGAATATTCCTTGTACACCATAGACTTACCGCAACGTGGGCAAATAAAAGTATCCTTAGCTTTATTCAACGTTATCTCCAAAAGTAGAACTCTTGACTTCCCGTATTTGAATCATTCTTTTCTTACCTTCTCCTCCTGGCACAGACCCTTTTTCAGCAAACTCCGACAAGTCAATACAAACTTCCAACAACTTCTTAATTACCTGAATATTCTGTTCTGCATTTTTTAGACTAATCTTATGATTAGTCGTATTAAGTTTAAACTCAAGTACTAACAATTCTCCATTTAAAACAGTAGCCGATATATTAGTCATCGGGCCTGCATTAGACCAACTAAGATATTCATACACTTTTTTTTCTACTTTTACCATAAAAATCTCCTATCATTTAGAGTGGGGGAGGCAGTCAGGAGGAATTTAGCGACTAGCCCCCCTCCCCCTTTTAGAACTTAGTCGCTTGAGGGCTTTTTAATAAAATAACACTATCTTTAAAATTGTTCGCTATTTATCCTAATCATTCTCTTACTCTTACGGTTATTTGCTTTTATATTAGAATTAAAAGGAGATATAAAATTAAGTACATTCTTCCAACACTTTTTGTGAACATAATAGTAAATAAGCCCCTCTGAAATATCTTCTGAAATATCTAATCTGTACTCTGGCTCGAACGATGGCGATCCACGATAATACAACTGCTTCTGGCAGACAAAACAAGTACCAGGTCTCATTGACATCACCTCCAGACTTAAAAATCTTTGCCATCTGTGCAATTTAGAATCCATACCAATCTATCCCAGGAAGTCCGTCCACTATTGCCTTTAACAATTTTTCATCTTCAGTAGGTTCTGGAGGAGGTTGTAAATCCTTTGTCAATAGCGGTTCTGAATTAAATTCAAAGCAAAATGGTTTTGGATCATTCCTTCTTTTTTTCAGCCATCTCTTTCTCCGCATCTAATTCCTCCACCCTATCTACGTGAAAATATTTAATAAGATCATCCAAAAATTTATTTTTCCATTTCCAACAAATAGGAGCAGTTTTTGTAATCATCCCGTCGTCATCTACTTTCACACAAAATGTAGATTTAGGACTTGATAACCAATATGTTTTCATTCATCCCCATCCCTTAACCTTAGCATCCTCCATTTTGAAGTTCTTTCAACCTTGTTAGTATTTCTAACATCCAATTCAATAGGATCATTTTTTCCTATTATTTCTATCAAACCCTGAATGTTTCCTTCCGTAAATACAATTTCGGCAGTAGCAAAACTTCTGCATGCAAGAAATTCCTTATTCCGTTCTCCAAAAGAAGAAACATCAAGTGATTCTCTATCAATATTTACAGATTTTATATAACCTTTAACTTTCATTTTAAATCACCCAATTCTTTCTCCATCTGCACCGCACCAATCGCATTTTTTAGAAACTTTGTCGACTGCTTCCCATTCATGGTGGCACTTCGTACAATGGAATATATAAACTTTCCATTCTTTACAAAACTTCAATGCTAATTGCCTAAATCTATTATCTTTAATTTTGTTCATCTTAAACGAATCATCCTCTTTGGTTTAGGAACATCTCCATTTTTAATATGAAATCGCTTATGAGCCATCTTATAACATTTCGGTACTTTCTTCCCGCACAATTCACATTTTTTCATTTGCTCTATCCTCTCTAAGTCTTATCATGCGATACTTTTTAGGTCTAAAAATTAATCCTAAATTTTCGCCAAATTTTCTTACTACGGAACTATCCTCCTTTTCGAGAGTTGAAAAATTATGCCATTTCCCATCCTGTCCTAGATATTCTATTTTCATTACGCAATCTCGTACTTCTGTTACCTTGGCCTGTTATTGAAAATCAAAATATTTTTTACTTTACAAATTTTGCGCAAACCTATATCCACTTTACATTACGTCTTTCGCATTCCTATTCGATTCAATCGAATCTGTTATACAAGCTATTTCCAAATCTTTGGAACCAACTACACAGTCAAATCCGCACTCGCAACTTATAGTCAGTCCGCTGGCTTCAATACACCACCTGCTTTTCTCCAAGTCTATTTCCCAAATCTTTTTGCATTTTGGGCACTCTAAAGTCCAACGGTAGATTGTTCTCCCAGACTTACTTCTAAATATTTTAAATTTCTTCTCTTTCATTATTTTTTGGGAAAAGTAACTTTTTGATTGCTTCAAAACGTTCCTTTCCAGTAAGAACTCTAATTTCCTTGGCGAGTGGTACTAACAACGGCTTACCTTCCTTATTTTTTGAAAAAAGCTGATCAACTGCTTCTTTGGCTTCTCTTAAATGTGTTCCGAACAACGGCTCTGGATCATCCAAACAACGGCGTACCTCGATAGATTTTATTATTTTTTCTAATAACTCTTCAAGTTGCGGAATTTCATCTATTGAAATATTGAATTTCTTGGTAGTAAACGCATCAATAAACTTACCGTTCTCGTTCAGTTTATCTCTACCGTTAACAAATATCGTTACTTCATCGCCAGAAATATCGTATTCAAATCTCAATAGTTAAACTCCTTCAAAGGAGTTCCAGACTCTCTTGCCCAAATTAGAGCATCAAGTTCGGCTACTCCCATATCCTGTTCTTTGGCTTTAATTCTAAACTCCTCTTCCAATCTTAAATAATCTCTTATAGTCATACGGAATTTGTCGTATTTCAAATATCTTAAAATATGAACATCCAGTATAGCCAGGTCTCGAGCACCCATATTTCTCAAAAAGTGACTAGCTGCCTTCATTCCCAATCCGCCTACTTGCCTTACTAATATCCCTCTTTTAGATTCCCAATCTATTTCACTCTTAATTAACTGACATATAGCAGGAAATACATATCGCATATCTTTTAGATATCTTGCTTTCCTTTTCCAAAATCTTAAAGTCTTAATCATCTCCTCTATTTTTTTAACCGAAAAATTTGCAAAATAAAAATCATTTTCTTTTAATTTATCAACTATTTCAGTAACTTTTTTAAACTTGCATCCTGGAACAAGAATACAAAATACCAAATCATAAAATATATCCACATCGGATTTATTCTGAAATCTAAATCTCTCGGACAGTAAATTATTTATTAAATTAGTTTTAGTCATCGTTTTCGGTTCTTACAACTTTCAGCCTTTCCTTATTGTGTTTAGTTCCCTGAAAATCAAAGTACTCCATAACTTCCCAAAGTAATTCTTCGTGTTCTTTCAAATCATCATTCTCGTCTTCTTCAATCACTATTGAAAAAGGCTCTCCGCCTCTCTCCAAAACATAACCGTTTCTAGCCCTATTAATTTTTAACCACAAATCATTCGCCATTATTTCCCCTTTCATACGAAAAATTATTTAAAAAGGGTTTATAAAGTAGGAAAATACCTACAATTCCAATATTTCTTAGCCTGTTCTTCTGAAGTGAAACCCATATCAAATCGTGGGGGCATAGTAACACAATCATTCTTACACGATATCTTATACAACTTACTTCCAGGAATAATCCAAATAAATGCCTCGCTTCCGCAAAACGGACAACCCATTAAATCTTTGCTTTCTCCAAGTTTTGGGTTTTTATCCATAAGGCTCCCTAATTCATTAGTAGTCCTCATTTTGCTTGTAAATAGGAGAATCCTAGTTAAATAATAGCACACCCAAAATATCATTAGTAGTACTATTACACCACCTATAATGTATCCCTCTATTGTCATTTTGTCCTTTACCTCCAAGTTCTGTGTTTTTCAGCTATCCACTCCCTCCCATCATACTCCTCGATCTCCCAATCAACATCATCCGGGATTTCTACTACGGTAAGTTCTGCATGGGCACCATTTGCTTTCTTCTTTAAAGTCTCAACAGCTTGAATTAAATATGGATCGTCTCTTTTATAACCGTCACCTTCTCCCGCATAGCCATATCCATGAAATGTGGGATCATCTTTATACTTTACATCAATCTCTAACCATTTTCTATATTCCTCTGGACAGTCATCAGGCCATTCCCCATTCTTCTTATAATAATTAAACCATCTTTTTTTCATCTTCCATTCTTGGACTTCATCCTTAGCCTGTTTACTTCCTAAATCAGCCATCAATTCTGCGCACTTCCTACTAATTGAGAATCCACCATAACAACTATTAATAACAATATTCATTATACCCTCCGTTTTTTTTCAGTAGAAAAATTACATTCAGAGTTTGAACATTTAAAGGTGCTCCAGCACTTAATATGCGACTTCTCTGTTATTGAGTCTCCGCATTGCATCGCATTAATTGCTTGCTCTCTTGTTTTGAAACCATTAATCGCATTACGTTCTACCAATAGTAAATCATCTCCGCATTGAGGGCACACTCGATTTTCTAAACACCTTTGATAATCTCTTCGGAAAACATCTTTCTTGTGACACCTATCGAGTGCTTTATCGCAAATCTTAAATTCTTCGGACATTTTATCTCCCTCTAAAATTTGGTGGGGAATTACTGGCTCGCCCAGTAGAGTAGCACCACATGTGCCGTCAGTCCAGACCTTCCATTACGAACACGGTAGACGCTTGCTCCATCCCCATTCTTTAAACATCCCCATAAGCACCTGATTTTGGATTAATTACTGGGTCAACTTCCAATATTAAAGTTCCAACATTTCCGCAATGCAAACAATATTGTTTTCGCAAGCCAGCAACGTTCCCAATCAGCAATTCGTATTCTTTTTTACAATTCTTGCACTTTACTTTCCACAAGTTTTTTATATTTGCATCCATTATCCGTCTCCTGTTGAATCCTGGAATCTTGGAATGAAAACCTTATACTTCTTAATAACTCTCTCGGCTTTCTTAGGTTGTTTCTTTTTACCAGCTTTATTCCGTTTATCTTTTTTCATTTTCCTTCTTCCGCTTTGCGCTTTGCTATCTTCTCACGCCATTCAATTTCAAGTACTTCACTATCCAACTCATATTTAGTTTGCAAAAGACTTAGTTGTCTTAAATAAGGTTCTCCAATCCTTAAACAATCTTTGCAATAGATAACAGCATGGTCCCCTTCCCAGCGATGAAGAATTTGACAGCCCCCGCATAAGTCTTTATGGCACATACAGCACTTTCTCAAACTTGATATCTGTTTTCCACAATCATCGCAAATATATCTATTCACCATACTTGTTACTTCTTCTTGTTTTATCATCTTAACTCTTCTTTCCGTACAAAGCTTTTCTGACCCAAGCGTCTGTCATCTTTATACCAAACTGAGAACGCCACATAAAAGATATGTCGCTTACTGTCACATTATTAAACTTAGCTTTTGTTAATTGACAAGTAGAAGTCATCCAATCTCTTAAATTTGATTTTATTTCATCCCTACTTTTCATTAGTTCTTCTTTCTCTCTTCATAAATTCTTTTCTTGCTCTCCAACCCCTGTAAGATATCTATGATGTCTTTCTTAATCTCGTCCTTTAAGTCTCGTCCCGTTACCACAGCTTTCTTAATGTTGTTCTCTGTTATGTTTTGAACAACTATCATACCAATAAGGGTATTCTTACTTGGAGTAATAATAGATAGAACAAGAAATATTACAAACAACCATTTGATATACCTAAATCTCCGGTGAACGTTCATTAAATCTTTGTCATTATCTTTGGCACCGAAAAGACCAACTAAGAAAACTATACCAGCGCCAGCACCAAATATAAAAGCCAAAAGACTAACTATAATACCCAAGTTCTCAGAAAACCCCAATAGATAAATTAACCAAGGACTAATTATCGGTTCCATATATTCCTCCTATATTCTTTCTTTCCAATCATACACCTTCGCCCAACGACGAATAACATCTTTACTGGCTCCCGCCTCCTTGGGCAACAAAGAAACTGGGACCCCTTCTAACTTCACACAAATGAACTACTTGTTGAGCAATCTCATCAATCTCAAGAACAAAAAATTTCCTCCAGCAGCAGCCACATCCATCAGTCTCGTTTTTTGGAACAGCCGGAAAAGTTTTATTAATTGAGATTACATCAGTATCTTGATGCCCCTGTAAACTATAATGCTTCATCAGTAAATAAACTTTCACCTGCTAACTCCTCCCAAAAAAAATCGACTATCTCTCCTATCCTACTATGACAATGACAACCACATCCTTCTGATTCATCTGCAGTTAAACAACAAGCACAATCAAAACTTAGACTGTCTTCTCCCATTTGTCCATCGTAGCAAAATATCCATCTATGAGTAGATCGTGGAGAAGACTTATTCTTCTTATCAAACTCATCCCCTAGCCACTCATTAAACTTCTTCCTTAACTCCACTTTCCTATTATAAACAGACTTCGGAATAATAACTTTATCCATATACTCCTCGCTTCTTAAACAGCTTAAAACATTTAAAATCTTCACACCAGTTGCCCGGATCTTTTTTTACTTTAAACAACTTACAAAATCCGTTATCAAGATATTCTCCATCAAAACCCGGATTAAAATTATAATGTCCACAAAAATCGCAGCAAGCATTACAAAACTCGCTACACTTTTCCACTTTAGTTCTCCTCATGTTTTGTTACAACTACTTTTTCCATTCAATTATTCCATAAATAGCCAAGCAGAAATAGATAGTAAACAGTACCCCCTGCCAGAACGCTCCTATCCAATAATCGTATACCGCCCAGCTGCCGTTTGTAAAAAACCAAACAAAGAAACAACTTCTCTTCTTCTTAATATTCAACACCACACCAACCAAACTAAAAATCGTAAGTATGAAGGTAAAGGTACTTAATCCCAATTATTTCACCTCCGATTTAACGTAACTGCTCAAGACACTTGGCGACCATTTTCGCTTATTACAGTAAGGACATTTCATAAAGTTTCCTCAGTAAGAACATTTCATAAAGTTTCCTCTCTAAAGCCTGAATATTATCTTTGAGTAAAATATTCTCCCTAACCAAACTAGCAGGATCACTATTGGTTTCAAGCTCATAAATGTAATTTCGGACTGGCTTCGGTAAGGCATTTATATTTTTAGATGTTGGCTTCCATCTTCTTCCAGGATTCTGTTTCATATATATTAAATAACACTATTATTTAGAATTTTCGCATTTTAAACGAACTCGAAAGTGAACTCTCCGCCTGTACTGGCTATAAGAGCTATTGCATTTGCTAAAACTATATCGTCAGGTGATTTAGAACCGCCTGTTTTCATCTTAGCTAAATAGGAAAATCTTTTGGCCTGTTCAATAAATCTCTTACTTTGAATTACCATCTCATCCATTCTAATAGCTTTGTCAAGCAAGTCGATCATTTGGGGTCTTGATAAATTCGATGTCAACCAACCCATCTTTCTATCAGGTCCCACATAAATATTAGGATAAGCTGGATAGGCTACCGCTCCCCTTCTTACTATTCCATTTGCCAAATTCAGAATTACAGCGTGACCGTGATTGTTTCTTTCCACAGCAAGTACCGCATTATTATATGCCTTACCAAGCCTCCATAATTTCTCACTAAATATATCAGGGGTCCACCTTCCCACCAATAAACCTACCTGTTCTATAGGAAGAGGAAAAGTCCTTAATACCATAGCTGCTGAATAATCTGAGTGCGGATCTCCTTCTGCAACATCTGCTCCCACCACATATTTAGCCCCAGGTTGAGCCATTCTGTAAACATACATATCTCCGCCTAGCCATATCTCTGCTGGAAACTGCTCTACTAAATTCTTATCTATTTGATTTAACTTAATATTATCAAATACTGGAGTTCCTGACTTTAGAAAGACTTCTTCATCGTCGTCCTCGGGGTATTCCTGAACAAACTTAGCCCCCATCCTGAACTTCTTTTCCCTCCGCCAAGCTAACTGTTCAACAGTTAATCCAAACCTTTCTATTAATGCGACCTCTTCTTCATCCAAACTCGTAAGTATCTCTGACTTTTGCTCTTCTGTCAAATCGGTAATTTTATATTCTGAGTGCTTGTGCCACACAAAGTAGTGCCCAAAATACTCGTTTTTAACCCTTCGTTTGGGCCTGAATGGGTTTTTAGCTCCCATGTAATAGTCATAGAAGGGTCCGCCCTCCCCTCGTGCCGTAGACTCTAAAACCACGTGCCCAGTCCGAGGAACCGATTCCAATAAACCTATCAAAAAATCCTCCGTAAAGCTGGGAGAGCTCACTTCTGATAAATGAAGGTTATTAATAGTCCTGCCACGCCCAAAGTCCCTAGTTTCTGCCGAGCCAATAGTTAGAGTTGAATTTATCTTATCAAAATAAAGCTCTAATCTATTCGAGTACTTAACATGAGGCTGAAACACAGGAGCTGGTAATGGTTGACCCGCTATTGAATCAAACATAAACTTTGAATTATGAATAATCCCGGAAACAGTTCTGTATTGATTATTAGGCTGATTCAATTTATCGTATAATTGCCCTTTATAGTAAATGCTTTCTATTTTTTTAATCTTTTGATAAATATAATCGTTGGTTTCAATAAAAGAAACCTTCCTACATTTTCTATCTAATTTTGAGTATTTTGCAAAAGTAGAACCAAACATAGTAAGACTATATAGAGGCTTTTTCCTATTATCTTTACTTTTACGAATACTTGACCAACCATAGCCAAGAGCACATATTATATCACGTAATTGATACGCTAACTGCGGTCTGCTACTTCCATAACTATTAGCTTTTCTATTTTTTAGGTTATGCCCATCACCGTCTATTAGCCCTCTCACAAGCCCTGTACAAAAATCTTTATTTGCATCAAAAATCCAATCTGGAATATACTTCTCATTACCATCAGAGTCTACATAAAAAGTTTCTCGAAAAAATCTACGCCAAACTTCGCTAAGAAGTTCTACTCTTAAAACATTATTTTTTACTTTTAATTTTACTTTACCTCTTATTTTTACTTCGCAAGTTTCAAAAAATCTTTTGATTCTTTCGCCGAATAGCTGCTCTTTTTTATTTAAAGTAAAAATAATATTAGAACCTCTATTCTTATCTTTTTCTACATAACCTTCCGCAAGTAATATTCCAACTACCCAACCAAACTCTTCGTTTAAATCTATTTTAGCTTCATTTACCCCGTTATAAAGAAGTTTACGACACATAAGTTCTGTATTAATGAAAATACTCTTTAATTTTCCTGTAATATTCTTCTTATCAAAAGCAATTCTATCCGATAAAGTTATGTAGCGAGCTTGCTTCCACCCCTTCTCTGTAAGAATTTTATGATCGGGGGTAACTATAATCGGATGATTTGGATTATTTCGCACCTGAATAGAAATCAAATCTCCATCCCATCGAATAGTAGAAGTACCTGATTCGCTAATTTTCTTAGGAAAACCGTTTGCTTCCAAAGTTTCAACATCTGGATGCACACAACGCTCAAATAATGCACTCGAGTCTTTCTGTGTATGGCAAACAATAATTGAAACAGTATTTGGAACAAATAATGTATCGTGGAGGAACAAACCAAGGATCAAGGTTGAGAACCCGAGCTGCCTCGGTTTCAAGATCACGTCCCTACGTGTTCTATTATCATAATATTGATTTTGAGCTTCGTTGAATATAAAAGGAACTACATTTCTATCTTTATCTGTAATAGAAACTAAGCTTTCGATAAAAAACTTCGGGTCTATTAAAGCACGGTCTCTAAGACTTAAATTTGTCACATATGTCCTTTTTAATTTTTACATTTTTCATCTCCTTCATACAATCATTTGACATTCGGTAATTGAAAAGGGCATAATTTACCCTATTGGAATACAAAATGTAAATCTTATGCCTTTTCTAGATCTCGGCCCGCCTGGTCACCGAGAACAATGTTGCTTTCTTGAGCAACCATTTCTTGAGCAGGTTCCCTTGTTTCTTTTGTTTTATATGCTGAAGTTGTCCCTGTACCAACCAAACTAAAAAACATTATAAGTGCAGGAATCAACTGAAGCAGGATTATAATAGCCCCAAGAATTAAGAATATCCAAAGAGCCGTCCCGCCTTCTGAAAGGTCCCTCATCCTTAATCCCGACTTCGCTCCTGGATAGGTAGAAAACCAGAAGAATACAAAAGTCGCCACTGTTAAGATTAAAGACCATCTCCTCATTTTCTCACACGTGCTTGTTTTTACTCTCATTTTAGTTACCTCCTTATTTATTCATTTAAGTATTTTGTCCAACTTATTCAAAGACCGACGGGAGGGACTCGAACCCTCACGATCCCCTGCAAATCTTGGGTGAATTTATCGGTTTTACCAGCAGTTGATCTATCCCATCATTTAGCGTCTACATTTCGCCACCGTCGGTCTCCGATTTATTTTTTTTCTTAAGCCTCTTGTCTAATCTATCCAAATCCACAACAGGCAAATTAAGAGCTTGCCTCATATATTCTAAATCGTTTTTCAATCCTTTCAATGTATCACCCCAAGGCCCACAAGCATCAACAGTCCACGCTGTAACTACTTTGCTGTTTTTCCCCAAATAATAACATTCATGGATTGTAAAATACGATTCACCTTCAATCAGGCGTTTGCAAACTCTATAGTTCCAACTCATCTAGCTACCAATATAGACCTGGCATCCATTCTGCGGGACTGGCACAAAGTACAGAATGACACCATTAATACGCCAAGTTATGTAGGCGTTACGTCCATCCTTGTATAGGAAAACATATCCTGTTGGCATATCTATATTATCAGGTGAAGTCAAAAGCCTAATAGCTATACCATCTAGTGTGCCACCAATATAGATCACAATAATCTTATAAGCTCCCTGGTTAAAACTGAATACCTGCTGTCCAGCTACAAACTCACCATACAAACTACCAGGAGGAGCAGCTGCCGATATATTAGGTAATAGCAACGCCCCTAATAATAACAACACAAGTAATTTTTTCATTGATTCTGCACCCCCAAGTTCTTAGGACCAATAGGCGGTGTAGCATCAAGATTGTAAGCATAGTTAGCCGGATCGCTATCCAAGCTCTCATTATTGTTAGTGTCCACAGCAGTCAGCACGAAGGACAATATTCCCGAACTGCCATCGGGAACCGTCACTGTAAAGAGATAGAAAGTTGTTGGATGCGGAATAGTACCAATCAAGCTACGGGTTCCATCACTCCTATACAACCTATACTCCTTCATATCTGGTTCTGTATTAGCTGTCCAAGTTGCCTTAAGGTTTAGTGTCGCCGCTCCTGCTGTACTGGCTATAAACAATAGCCCCAAAATAAAACAGAAAATCCCTTTTTTCATGCTACTCCTTTCTATTAATACAATTCTACCTAACCTGGCATCCCCATACAGGATAATGATAATAGGAATACGGATAGGAATACGGATAAGGTTGAACCACAACTGGAGGAGGAACTACTACCACCCCTCCGTGCCTATGATGCCGAGCACTTGTTTGGGTTGCTAAACTTGGCAAAATAATTAATGCTGCAAAAACCAACAGTATAATAATTTTCTTCATAACTTTCCTCCTTTTTTAGTTGTTTGTTTTCTGTCATCCACAATCTTAATTCCTCGCTCTTCTGCCATTTTCACTACGGCATCCACCATCTGATCTATGCTCATTTCCTTACCAAATACGAATCTGGTCTTCCCCTTCAATTTCTTCTTCATACTATCCTCCTATTTTTTTTCTTCGTTTCTCAATACTTCCTTTAAATATTTCTTTAAAATTTCTTCATCCTCACAAATCTCGTCTAATGTTCTTGTATCATAAGAGCAACCATTTAACAAGCTATAATATTCACATTCGCAACATTTACATTCGCAAACCATTCAGAACTCCTATCTAACCTCCCACACCTATTTCTGTCTTTGCTCGAACATCCCAAATTGCTTCCTCGCCTGTAGCTTTCGCTATTGACATAGCTCTAGTTTGATCCCTATCATTAAACGAAACATCTAAAAAAATCTTTCCTTCAGCACTTATCCAACCACCATAAAATCTTTCATCCTTCTCCCTAACAAACGCCCGCTGTTTTTTAAACCAATTATAAATATCAGACCTACTTGAACCACTTTGAATTATTTCCCCATGCCCCTTAATACCAACCATAAAACCAGTTCTGGGAACGTGTTTACCCCAGGGCCTCCAACTAAAACCTTCCTTCTTCTTCTCCAACTTCGTCATTAACTTCCCAATATCGCCCCTTGTTAGTCGCTGTTGAGTGTAAGCATTTACCATCTTTCCCCGCCTCATATAGCTCCTAATATTCACAGTAGCTTTTTGCAAGGAATCCCATTCCTTATCTATTGTAGTAACAAAAAACCTAGTCATCTTATCCTCTTCCCCTTTTACATATTTTTATTATCCGATAAATTTGTTTCTCAACCCAATCTTTTGGACCCGTAACCTCTGCTTCTACATCTCCAATTTTTATTCTTATACTATAAATTTGCATAGCAACCTCATTACTCTTCCGTAAACGAAGCTTCCACATCCCACTCTATAACTGGCTTACTACCAACTACAATAATCCGATGCCAATGAGGGTAAGATAACTTTAGCCCGCAACCCATCAACTCTGGTTCTTCGCACGGTTGACTAACTGCGTTACAAAATATAACCCCTCCTTCCCAACCTGCAATTCCGTCCCTTACAGGTGGACAATGTTCTCTTTTTACAAAGACTCCGCCAGAGGCAAAATGATCATTCGGTGGTTCGGGTTTCATCTTTTTCTCCTTTATATTTTAGTTTTAACTTCTAAGCCATCCCAACCAGTAATTCTAGTATTCTCAGGTTTAGTTATTGACAACCTTTTCAGTATCTTCCCCTCTTTAGAAAGAAGTATAGCCATACCTCTCATCTGAACAACCCGAACCTTGACCCCCTCTCTGTCATAGCAAAAGCCGGTCATTACCAAAATCCCGGTAATAACAATATTACTATCAGTGGTTTTCATACCTTTGTAAAATTCAAAATTTATAACAAAATGGTCAAGTGTATATCCCCAGTCTTTTCTGACTCCATCTTCCCAATCATGGATAACTTCACTAGTCTTCGAGATATCTTTATAGTACTTTTGTACAGTATCCACATAACTGTCGTACTCACCTGCAAAACAAATAGTAGCTAAAAAAATTGAAAGTATGATCAAACTCTTTCTTAACATCTAGTCTCCTTCTGAGAAATCCATGTCTAAAATTGCCTTGCAATGGCAACAAACTTTTTTCCATTTACCATTTTCCCACGCTGTGCCTAACTCTATTCGATAAACGCTATGGTCACAAGCTGTTCCCGATACCCTATTTGCGGGTGGATTTATGTAATAAATAAATTTAGTCATTACTCCTTTTCTCCTCTGAGACTATCGTCCACTTAATACTCTGATTATCAATATTGGCTGGAGCATAGTCTGTTCTCCACCAATTAGCCTCATTAAACTTTAATAACCTCCCTATCCTATCCGTTAATTTAGGATCGGTAGTCCTCTTTACTATTCCGTAATACGAAAAACTATCATGTCTAGAGTTCTCGCAATCTATTATTGCAACCAGATGAAAATGAGTCTTGTCCCATCCGCTACTCAATACTACCTCATCCCCAATTTTAAACTTAGGGAATTTCACTTTTTTATCTTTGCGGGCTTTCTTATATCTCATTTCTTCTTCGAGTTTAGCTTTCTTGCGAACATCTCTAAACTTATCATACTCCCAATCCTTTTTGATTCCTAAAGTTTTATCTGTTTTAGGTGCTGTTTGCATTTTCTCTCCTTACGGACAATAGGCTTTTCTTCACTTTCACTATTATCATAAAAACTATTAACAGCAATAATGTTGGGAATACTAACTGCATTTCTCGAATTAAGTATATCGTGCAAGTCCAGCTCTCCGCCCCATTTATCTCTTATACTATTAAACACTCTCGCAAGTTTTCCCTTCAAAATAACTACGACCCCTTCGTAACCTACATACACTCCATCGGGAATATCTACGTTATCCCCAACTCTGAAAGATTTCAACTCGCAATTCCCCAACTTCAACTGAACGCATTCTCTTCCGTAACAATTATAGACTCCCATTATTTTACCTTTATCCTCTCTGCTGTAACTGAACTCCTAATAGACTCCTTTTGCTTCACTTCAACTATTCCGGATAGGTAATCCTTCTTAGACACTTCTGGAAATCCTCTCTTCTTTGCTACCCAATAACTCAGACCTGAGTATCCGTAAGTCTGGAACAATCTTACTACTTCTGGAATATCTTTCTTATTTACCGGCTCGCAATCAGCTCCATAATAGAAAGTATCATTCATATTCAACATAAACGTACCTTTGTGAATCCATCCTGCCCCCGAGGATAATAGAAAAATAAAATCATCGCTCACCATAGTCTTATCTATCCGAGCAATGAGTTTGGCTAGCTTCATTACAGCGTCATTCCAACCGTCCTGACGTGGCGTTCTTTTAGTTTCTTTACCTTTACAGTCGATAGTAGCTTTCGGATAAATTCCTAAACTATACGAAACTTCCTTGATAAACAATAGACCTAACTTCTTCCCAACACTTTTGTTGTTGCACATTTTGCATATTATACTCTCGTCTTTTTTCATACATACCCCCACTAAATTATATAAACTCGCACTTTACGAATCTCGCAATAGCCACAAAGTAATATTCATACCTATGATAATTCCAGCACAAAATATAATAAAAGCAACAATAACTTCCATTCTCAACCTGCATTGAAACTTGCACAAATAATTTGACCAATCTTTATGTGATCTTCTGCAGTTCCAATTAGTTCAACTTTAACATCTTTTATATTATTTACCCAACAATCATTATGTTTTTCTTTCTCTTCGTGGTCTGCACATTGAAACCACCACGCTCCATCGTGCCATAAACGAAATCCAGATGGATCAATCTTTACAGCCTCTTTTTCTGACTCTGCGCAAACGACAGCTCCCGAGTATGTATCATAGTCGCTAGCCTCTTGCGAAATTTTATATAGCATTTTCTTTACTTTTTTCATTCTTCTTATTTAATACAGTACGACCCAATCGTATTTAGTATCATTGCCACAATGAGGACACCAACGGAAATCCTTATCTATCTTCTGACCACACAATCCACATACTTTATTTTGCTTTTTCTTCATTTTGATCCTCTATGAACTTCTCATTTAATTTATCTATGACTTTCTGTAATTCATAAGAATCACCGTAAAGCCAAACATTACCAATATCTTTCTTGTCCCACAAAATTTTTACTGCTGTCCCATATTGGTTAACTCCTCTTATTTGAAATGAGTGATCAAACACTATTTTAATCATTTTCTGCCCTTCCTCGGAAATAGTCATTATTCCCTACTCATAAATAAATTAACAGCCTTATCAAACATATTCTTATCTACAAAGAATAAAAATCCGTTGTCGAGCTCTAGCCATCCCTTAATTTTATCATACTCCATCAAAGCTGGCTCTCTCAATCTTAATTTATTTCTTGCTATTTGATTTATCCTTCGCTTTACATCCTCTTCATCTTCTTCTCCGCAAATATAATAAACTTGCTTGCCATTAAATACTGAATACTGAATATTCATCTCGCCTGCAATTAAATATGGATTCTTGGAAATTTGCTCCAATGCTTCGGGAACAGCTCCCCACTCAAACTCCGCACTACCCATATAGTCAAAGCTCCAAATTTTTACTAGCTTCTGCATTAGCTCCTCGACTATACCGCCGTTCGGTAATCCTCCACCAAAACTAAACGGATTAGCGGTTTCTAAAGGAGATATAAGTCTTTGAAGTAGATAAGTTTTTTCCATCATAATTTTTCCTCCTAAAAAATTTGTTATCTCTTTTATTCGTCATTTAGCCTAATCATTCTAAAATGCCGTTTTTTTTCGATTCTTTTAGAAAATCTTTCCAATTCTTCTAAATTATTTTTTAGAGAATATGGGGAAAAGTTTTTTGTAAGAAGTACTGACTCTAAACAAATTACGCAACGACAATTTTGATGGCTTGGAATACAATCATCCATTATCTCAATCCTATTGATTCATTGGTTTAGGGTATCTGTGAGAGAAATTTTCTCCCAATACCCAATATAACGCCCACAATCTTTGCTCTGCTTCTACTTGCAATAATGCCCTCGGCGCATTTGTCCAAATATCTGCACAACCACCTTCGTAGAGGACATGGTGATAATTATCTTTAAGCTCATCTATTTTTCCCCTAATTTCTTTTTCTGTTTTCATATTTCCTCCAATCTACAACCAGTTAGTTTCTCTGACAAGGAACATAAACAAGGTGCCATCTTGCAAACAGCACAACTCATTTTAACCTCCTCTTCTTGTTTCCTCTTCACGGATTCCCAACAATATACCCACACTAATAGAATTCAGTACGAGAAAAACCCACCATCTCCAATCGGACATCCCCGTCTGATAAAGAACACTTAGTAAAGTTGCTACGAAGCAGCCATATGCCAAATTTTTCATAGTCTTATTAACCTCTTTCTCACTCTTAAATTTTCTATCGTCTCATCTTTATAAAACGAAGGAAGTCCACAATTATATAATTTGTTAAATTTCTCACAATGCCATAAATCGTAAAATTCTTTGCTCCACTTTCCTAACCATGATATGTATTTGCCTACTCTAAAAACATTGCCAGCAAATTTAGTATTACCTCCAAATTCAGCATAAATCCATCTCATCCCGTCCCAAATCCTAAATCTAGGTTTAAATCCATTTTTAGGAAATGCACGCAAAAAGAAATCATTTCTTTTTTCAGTACACTTTACATATCTTGGATCCACTCCAGGTATTGTTTCCATTATCGAAATACATTGAGATCCAGTTCCAACAAACTCACTCAATACCCAAAAACGAAAAGGAGAGCTTTCTATAATCATATATCCCATATTCCTAAAAGAAAGCTCTGTGGTAGTCTGAAGCATGTCCTCCGTACTATCGCAATCCAGTCCTAAAAGAAAATAGGGTTCATTTCGCCTTGCAAAAATAAAAGTAGAAACAAATCCTCTATAGGTTGCTCCAGTACTTTCGTCTAAAAATTGAGTAATATCTACCTCAAAACGACGGGCGTCTTCACCGTATTCCTTGACTTGAGATTCAGGACTAATTGGTTCTAAATAATATCTCATCTCACATTTTTAAATTTTCTGGTTTTCTTTGATCTCGAGACGGAATGCACTTTCCGCAAAAAGCATCACAAACGTCATCCCCTCTATACCAGCTATACTGAGTTTTCTTTACAAATACTGAGTCATCCCCACCAAAAAGCTTTCCGCAAATAACACAAGTTTTATGATCTGGAACTTGCTCTCTTTTAAATTTTCTCCAAACCACTCGGGGATATTTTTTCATGGTTTAGACTTTCTCTTCCTTAACATAACCGCAATGACGGCAAACGTATTCCTTACCTTTCGTCTTTGTTTTCCACCTTGGCATTATTTTTTTATCCCCAAACATGTTCCTAATAACAGATTTACATTTTGGACAAATTGGTTTTTCTTTTTTTCTCATTTTTTTACCTTCCTACTCTTCTGTCCCTTGTGGTTTTTTTACTCCGCTGTCACTCCAAACGTAAATAACATTTAGAACAATAACCATCAGATAAACAACCACTGCTATTTATAAAAGATTTTGATTTGCTTATCTGCCCGCATAAAGGACATTTAAATTCTAGAAAACCTGATCCCGCTTTATCTTCGCTTCCTTGAGTATTCCACTTATAGACTTGCTGAGTTATACCGCTCATCTTTTCCTCCTTATTTTACCTGTTTGTGAGTCCATCTATCCCATCTTGTCTTACAGTCAGGGCATTCCCAATAAGACACACCATCATACCCACCTTGAATCTCAATTCCTATCAACCTCGAATAGTGAGTAGCTCCGCTTGGATAGTGTTCCTTGTATTCTTTTGGTATTTTCTTGCCTCTCCAATCTACTTTGCAGACCGGACAATGTCTTTTATCGGAAATGGTTTCTTTCATTCTAATCCCCCAAACTATTAAAGAACAAATCCAGTTTTCTATCCTCGAGTTCTGTTTCCAACTCTATTAGTTTCCTTTTCAACTCTGCATTTTCCGATTCCAACTCCTTAATCCGTGCCTCCAACCTGTCACACTCGGAGAGGAGAAATTCTATTGCGGGAAGCAGTCGAGATGGACTACCACCAATTTTAGTATGAACGTGATCCAACACTTTACCTATCTCCAACATTTTCTCAATCTCTCCCCTATCCATTTTCTCCTCCTCCATTTGTGTAGAAGAATTTTCACGCCTTTCATAATAACATCAGATGGTAACAAGTTAGTAATATATAAACACTCAAAACAATCATTGTAGCTACCCTCACGGACCTAAATCTCTTCCAATAAAAAGCGACCAGTATTCCACCAATCAATCCTATAAAAATTTTAGGAACTGTCCACCAACCCCCTATTTCTTCCATGAGAAAGCGCATAAGGGGGTTCATTTCGCTACCATACCCTCCTAGATCTACCCAATGCTGAGTAAATAAACAATCAATAAGGTTTAGTACGAATAAAAGCAACCCTAAAATAAGTCCTATATGTTTCTTCATAATTCTCCATCCTTACTACTACTATAACATATTCTTAAATAAAAGTCAAGTCATTTCATTGCTATTTAAAATTTCAATTACTTTATTAATTTCTTCTACTTGCTCCACTTGCTCCACCTGCGGAAACTCTTCTAATAATATTGGTATTTGCGTATCCCTTTTAGGAACTGTAATCTTTTTAGAGTAGGCAAATACATATCTCACATAAGCCCTGCTACGATTATAAGCTAATATAGCAGATTTCTTTGATGAATCCCATCCATGTATTTTGAGATAATTAGCACAAGAAGCCAGAGCGTCGGGAATGGAAAACAAATCTATAACTCCATCCTTATCCCAATCTACCGCCCACCGTAAATAACTCGACGGCAAAAACTGAACCAATCCAAAGGCTCCGCATGTCGAACCCTTATATTCAAATGGGTCTATGTTGTTTCTATTACAAATTAAAAACCAAGATGTAAGTTCCTTCTCAAACAGTTTTCTTCTTTTATTATGAACGACCCAAGTTAAAATAGAATTAACTACTTCCAGCTCCCCTAAATAATTTCCAAAATTAGTTTCAGTACGAGTAATTGATACTATTATTTCTTTTGGAACACCGTATTCCATTTCAATATCATCAAGTAATTTTTCATTCTCTGCTATAAACTGCTTGCCTCTTTCAATAGAATCATCTGTAAAAGAAACTGGTTTGTTATTTGTCTTTATTTTCTTCTTTTTAAAAATATGAGGATATAATTTAATTCTCTTATCCGAGAGTAATTCGTGAGCATTTTCTACTCCCGACATTTTTAAATTCTGAACAATCCTCTTCTTTGTCTTGGGATATCTCTTCAGATCATTTCCCAACAACTGATCAGGAGTTGCAAAACATATCAATATCAAAAATAATATATAAACTATGCGAATCATAATCATCCAGTAGTAAAGGGAAATTCCAACAATTTCCTATCGAAGTAGACAACCCCCAACAAAGTGTATCTGCGCTCCTTACACACAGGACAGAATATTCCGTTGTCTCCAGGAGGCGTATTCTGCGTCCACCTAAAAACCGTCCCGCACTTGGGGCACTCGGCGTCCGTGTAGAGAACCCCGTCGATTTCCACACCGTTCGGACACTCCATCATTTTAGAGTCCTTTTAGCTAAATTGTACGCATCAACGATACACCAAATCCATATCGGGATGCCTATTAATATCCAAACTGTTAAATAAACTGCTATAAGAAAACCAAACCCTCTTCCAACTTTCTCGCAATACATCTGACCAGCACCTGGTATAACAAGACTTAGAAGAGCAGAAATGCCAGGACTCTTTTCCGTCAATAAACTGTCACAATATCTGCATTTAATAGCTTCGTCGTGAATTTCTTCTGAGCAATATTTACATTTTTTCATATTGAGCACCTTATAAAAGTATTTAGTTTGATCGCATTGTTAAGAAATCTTTTAAGCCTCTTATATTTTTTCAAGTAATATCTCCGTTCTTCATCACTACAATTCATAGCAATCCCTATCTGGAAGCTTTCTTCTCTTTCTTTGAGCATTTTAAGTAGTATCTTTACTTTAGCTGGGCTCATTAACTGGCTTCCCCTACGCATTAGTTTTGGGAAATCATTCCAGTAAGATAAACCAAATTTCCACAAAAGATTTCCATCATTATAACTATCTCTAAAATATCCTGTTGCGGGATACATCTTACTCCAATAGTATTCCCATTTCCGTCTCCCAGGTTTAGCTTTATCTAATTCTTTTCGCCAGCGTTTTGTAGTTTCGTTTGTAATCTTTTCAATATAAAGATCAGCCCCCATTTTTAACTTCCTCCTCTTTCAAAATTATTTCTTCTATTTTAAAATATTTACCGCTTTTATCAGCAACTTTCCACCATTCTTCAATTCTTGAATCATCTCCGTAAATAGTTATAAATGCGGTAACTTTAAAAAATCCAACAGATATATTGGTTCTAAGACTTAATATTCCAAATCTCTCTTCTAAATCATCTACCAGCATCGAAACATAAATAAACTTTTTGCCAATTCCAGATGTTACTTTAAACCTTCTCATAAATTTCCTCCAAAATTTCTATTCAACTTTAAATCCTTCCAAACATTTAAAACAGTACCACCACGTTGAATTAGGACCATACCCATAAAGTTCCAAGGTTTCAGTATTACATTTTGGACATTTCATCTTTCCCCTCCCTTCGAGACTCTACTTCCACATTAATCTATAAGCTTCCTCTCCGTTCTTTGCACAAGAAGTACATATAAACGAATCAAATTCGTATGCACATCCTAAATGCCACATTCTACAATATTTATATAGCTTCTTACACACTTCACACTTTGTCCACAAAAGTTTGGGGAACCAAGTAAGTTTTAGGATTTTAATATCTTCTTTAACTTTCATCTCATTTCCCTCCAAATTTTATTTAAACACCCTCCAAGGCGCACCAGGAATTTATAATACCATAATCTGCTTTAAAATCATTTACAGTTTTTCCATCCCTAAAAATGAAAGTGCCATTTTTCTCTCGAGGGGATAAATCTGTAGCCCAATTCTTCCCTATACTGTGTAACATTTCGTGCTGTTCTTCCCTGCCTTTGTTCATTAACTCTTTGTGAGAAAAAAATGCCTGACAATACATTGAAAGACTATTCCGTTCCCAATCTTGACATCTCCACAAGAAATAATTAGCTATTTCCTCTTTAGGAATATTAAAAGCTCTAGCATCAAAAACAGATACTTTTCCTTCCAACCCCGTCATACCTAACTCCCAAAAATCATTGAAATAGGCAGTCATCGTTGATGCCGAAACACTCACAATTTTATTTAAATTATAGTTAAACCAGGCTTCCGTCTCCAACTTATCATAGTCGGTTAATAAGAAAGATGCTTCATCGGACTGAACATACCCGAGTTTGAAACCTTGCATTTCTTCAGCAGTTTTTTCAGTAGCATACAACATAGAGTTCATAAAATGCGGAAAAAAGGGAGCCTCTAAATGCTTTTTCATCTTTGATGTTAGAGTATGAAATGCCTTACCATCTACCCTAATAATAACAGGCGTTCTTCTAGTAAGATAAATTCTATAGCTATCTTCGTAATTACGCTTTATTCTGTCCCCTAATTCGTTTTCCATTTTTCTTCTAATACAGCACTCTCGCAGACTTTACATTTTCCGTTTTTATAAACTCTAAAATAAGAATCTATCCAAAGAGCACCCTTACAAATTCGGCACAATCCAATATATTTTAAATCTCTTAAAACAAATAATGAAATCACTTTCTCTGCCATCCTATCTTTTTACTAATTCTAACGTGTTCTTCGTTACCAACTTCATTCCTTTTTTCATCTATTTTTTTAGCATAATACTGACCAATCTCACCAGTAAAAAATGGGTCTCCGATTTCAGCAAATCTCCACTTTCTCAAAAGTTCCTCGTAAGAGGCACTATCAATCCACTCTTTCTGTTTAAATTTACTAAAAAATCCTTTGTCCAAATCCTCAAGACTCTTCATTTTTGCAATCTTATCATTCTTCTAAATTTAATGTATTTTGGAAAGACACACTTTATTTCTTCGACAGTAGCTAATCTAAATCTCTCTTTCCACCACCCTCCAGGCGGATATTTAAAATATACATACTCCGTTTTATCATTGCCCACCGGACGCCTAACTTCATCAACAATATAAATTTCACCTTGTCTCAATCTCACAGAGTCGGGCGGAGCATCAATACAAATAACTCTGTCTCCAGATTTAAATTTATCCATCTCTGCTCCTTCTTCTTCATCTCCTATAAAAGAAGTCTGCCAGGCATTATTAGTACCAACAAATTGATTATACCATTGTTCTCTCAGACTCAAAGACTGAAGATCTCCCTGATTTATATTTACGTCACCTATCACACAAATAGTTTCTTCAGGCCGAGGCCATAAATGAATTTCGTGCTCAAAATACGCCTCAGAACAAATAAGACACTTACCCAAATGTTCTCTTCTTCCAGATAAGGTTGCCACTGTAGTTACACAATTTTTACACATTCTTCTACCGCATTTGGGACATATTAAATCTCCAGCACAACATTCAATATGTTCGATCATAGCTTACCTAAAAAATATTTAGCAGGGAATTTTACGATAAGAAGACTAACGAACAGCGCCCTTTCCTTAATCGCCCTTATCAACCCTGCTAAAACTAATTGTACCCTCTGACTTTTGTCCACTCACCAATATCTAGCTTCTTGCGAAACGAGTTGATGAGCTTTATTATCTCATCGTTTGTGTAGTAAGCTAACTCTTCAAAAGTACACTTGACTACTTCCTTTATCTGAGCTATATTGACTTCTACTTTCTTGCCTTCTTTTTCGGAAATACTCTTAACCAAACTATTTTGATTGATAGCCATTCTAAATCACCTCCCTTCTCTTAGTATAAACAACCCAGCAGTCGGTCCATAGCGGACATTTAGGAGCGCCCGTTGTAGTAAAACAATGGTCCTTCACATATTCATTATCAACATTTTCGTCGGCAAAAAATTCGCAATCAATATCTATTTCTCTACCATCTGTTCGTCTTATAATCATTTTATATCGAGCTCAATTCCATTCTTCTTAGAAATCTTCCGTCTTTCCATCTCATATGCTCCTTTACTAAAAGTAGTCCAAAATAACTTTGTTTCTCATTCCTATCGTAAAAAACAAAACAAGTGCTATCGTTACTATTTAAAACTACCCTACCAGGACATGAATTCATACCTTCGCATTCATAAAACCCAGGGCAAGGAATAAAATTACGGACTTCAAATCTGTCCCCGCTAAAAACCTCTTTCCTAGAGCTGATAGGTAAATAGTTAATATTAACATAGCTAATATGATAGAAAGTACCAAATTTTATCCAAGCTGACTTGCCGCTATGAATTTTAACTTCATAAACACCTGGAGGAAAAAGGAAGCGATTAATCTTTTGAGGAAGTTTCATTAAAATTATCCTCTAAAATGCGCATCAACAATTCCTCTGCTCTATTGTAATCAGGCTTGTCTTTCAGCGTACTATGAATATATGCTTGTTCAGCCAATCCAAATAGCTTCTCAGCTTCTCTTTTCACCTGTTCCAGAGTCCACTCCCCATTTTTTATAGAAATGAGTTGTGGAGCATCCTCACGCTCTACATACAAAACACCCTCAGTAAGAAACTCTATCCCCATCTTTAGAAGACGAATCAAATGTGCTCCATTTTTACAATCAAACCCGAACTTCTCTACAAGTTTTTTTCTCTTCTCCCCCATATAACCTTCAAATTTAAAATGTGTCATTCTTTTAAACTGTCCATACGCATATCCGCTAAAAGAATGATAGGCATGCTTGCTCACAAATATATCACGGTTATCAATAAGCAACTGCCCGTATTTATTCCTACTTAAATAATACTTCTCTGGTAGCCACAACATCATCATAACATTGGGGTTACATTTAAGAAGAAGCCCAACAAACTTCCTTAACTCGTATAGAATAATATCCCACTCCTGAACCTGTCTTTCATAAACTTCCCTTTTCCCAAATCCTAAATAATGATTCTTAGGCGCAATAAAGATACCCATAACATCTTTGTCATCCGTGCTGTTTGGCTTATTAGAAGGAAGATAAGTACCGTGCGCTATTGACCCTCTATATCCAGATAAAACTATATTCAACGGATTGTTGTTTCCATCCGTAAATAATTCTTTAGTCTTCTCGTCTGACAAACCTTTTAAGTTCATTATCATAACCTAAACAAACGATACGATTTCTTCTCTAAACAACCTCTTCCATCGGGATCATTTTTCTTATCCAAAGCCGTAGCAAGTTCTGACATTAGAATATGAGCATTGTTATTGTGCTTCAAATACTCCTGAAAAATCTCTCCACGATCTCCGGTTGAAATACCAGAAAATAAAGCAAAAAACAATTCCCACATCCCGTTGATTTCTTTACTCAAAGCGAATAAAAGCTCGTGCTTCTCTTCCATTACTTTGCCTCATAATGAGTATGATACAAATAATACTGGCACGTCTTATTCTCTTGATGATATGAATAGGGATAAGGAGCTTTAGGTAGAACTGTTAAATTACTGCATCCAACTATCCCCGCTAAAACCAATCCAATCAATAGCCATCTCATTTTTCCCTCCGAGTGTCCCGCAAAACTTCCCTTACTAAGTATCCGAGCGTTGCAACACCAACTACCCCCAACAAAATTAGTACAACCCACCATCCGATATCAGAACCATCATAATCCGGAGTAGATCGAAGGAAAGATGGAATCCAGTTAGAAGGAATATAACCCTTTTCCAATATTTCCTTTACAGCATCAGGATGTGGATTAGGACCAAGAATTGTCTCTATTAATTCTATTATTTCTTCATTCATATAATATATTATACCAAATTCAAAATATAATGTCAACCCAGAAAATGATTGGTGCAGATATGAGGCATTTATCTCATACGGCTGGAGACCTCCGCTAGCACCCGCTATACTGCACCATTCTAACTTATTTTCGATGCTCTCGTTGTCCACCCTGACGTCCGCCTTGATGAATCGCTCCGCCCTGTCGAGTTGTACCCTGACGTCCACCTTGATGAATTGCTCCGCCCTGACGAGTTCCACCCTGACGTCCACCTTGAATTGCTCCACCCTGTCGAGTTGTACCCTGTCGAGTACCTTGACGAATTGTACCCTGTCGAGTTGTACCCTGTCGAGTTGTACCCTGTCGAGTACCTTGACGAATTGTACCCTGTCGAGTTGTACCCTGTCGAGTACCTTGATGAATTGCTCCACCTTGAGGAGTTCGAGTTCTACCATCTCCTCTTAAACCGGGGCGGTGGTCAAAATGTCTGCCTCTAGTACCCCAGTTACGATGGTCTCTCCAATGCCCTCTATCGTGCCAGCCTCTCCAGTTTCTATGAAAATCACGATAATGAATCCTATGATAATCCCACCTATGACCACCCCACATATGGTTACGGTAATTATCTCTCCAATGTGGATGAATAGTTACATACCAAGTTGGGATACCACTATAAAAGATCCAGCCAGAATCGTAAGCTCTGGAACGATACCATCTGCCATTCCAAAGTCTAAACCACCATCCGCCATAAAAATAGATGTCTTCCTGAATTTCAGGAACAACATACACTTCCGTTTCGGGTAACACTATAACTTCAGGAGGTTCAACAAATACGATCGGAGGAGGAAGTTCTACAACCACTTGAGGTGGCGGAGGAACTTCTATCGTAATACGAGGCGGAGGGGGCACTACCACCCTCACCTTCTGCGCAAAAGCTGGACTGATTACCAAGCTTAGCACTACTAATACTGAAAACACAAAAGCTAATTTCTTCATTCTTTTTTGTCCTTTCTTTTTAGTTTATCTTAAAACAACTTATTACACCCCCTTTCATTATTTATTTGATTCCGTTTACCTCCTTTCTCTACCATCTACCCTGATATGGAGAGTCAATGAAATACTGTTTAATCATCATCACTATTCCAAATATTAGGTAGGCTAAAATTAGTGCCATTGGAATGTAATTCCTCTCTACTTTAATAAAATTTCCACGACGGGGAATCCCGATTCTCCACCCCGCTCAGGCCCCCCATGACTCCCACTAAATATGTCATGTTATGGGATTTAATATCCAGCAAAGGATAGCTATCTATTGGCCCGTGCGATTTTATTGATCGTCTCGTACACCACGTGGTACTTTTTTAAAATATGCGGTCTCTCCCGCCGTCACTGGTTGTTCTGTTCTTACCGGCATTTCCGCCGAACGTCCAGTCGTTGCGGTGCGGTCTATTCAATCTGAAACTCTACTCTTCGATTCTGTTTACGTCCTTCTTCAGTCTTGTTATCGCAACAAGGTTTAGATTCACCATAACCCTTAACCTTCAATCTGTCTGATTGAATACTGAATTTATCCTGCAAGTACTTGGATGCACTATTAGCTCTCTTTTCAGAAATAATCTTATTAGTCGCATCCGGCCCCTTACTATCTGTATGCCCGCCAACCTCTACTTTGATACTTGGGTTTTCTTTCAAAACCACACCATTTTTATCCAACGTCTTAGCTGCGTTAGGTGTAATATTTGATTTATTACTATCAAAATAGATCGGTTCAAGAATTGGTTTAGACTTCTTAACCACTGGAGGCACAGGAGGTACTCGAGGAACTACCGGAGGAACAACCTTCGGAACAACCTTCGGAGGAACTACCACCCGAGGAGGAACAACGGCAACTGGTGTGGATTTAGGATGCTTATCTACAAAACTTGACCCTATACAAGTTGTATGCCAACCATCCAACTCTTCTTTGTCTACATACACTACATACTCGCCCTGTATCATAACAGGAAAACCAGAAGGCTGGTTTAACGAAGATGGAATATAGTATGTAATTATTGGAAAGTTATTGGCAAGACCTACCCCGGAAAAGACGAAAACAAAAGCTAAAGCTAAAACTAAAGCTAACATTTTTTTCATAAACTACCTCCATAAAAAAGGGGTGGGGCGAAAACCCCACCCCTTAAAATACTATTTAAATTCTTTGATTATTGAATTTCAAAGAACTTAATAATATAAGTCGGGTCGGCTGTACTTCTTGTGTATCCAGGAAGAATCGCACCAGTAGCTCCGTATCCTAATGGATTTGTTCCGCCACCAATTCCTGATAAAGAAGCTGAACCACCACCACCAACTCCGGCACCCATAGCACTATCTTTATACTGGACAAGGTAGCGAACTTTTGCAAGATTGAAATCTTTGCTACCATACTTGTCGACGATACCCTTGAAAGCATCCAGCAAATCTTCTTCGATGTCTTCCAATCGGACTCTATCAAAGATAGAACCGCTGACTACTTTTAAAACTCGTTTAACTTTCTCGCCCTTATAAGGAAGAGCAGGAATGTCAAACAAAACTACCTGAGCCGTTACGTCACCAACTCGCCCTCCCTGAATAAGAGGAATTGGCATAGGAATAACCTGAGGAGCACCCAAAAACTGCTTTGTGTCCTCAATAATTTGGGTATTACTCATACTCTGAGACTGAGACTGGGATTGAGTCTGACTTTGTTTCTGTCCCTGTTTCTGTCCCTGAATATTCCCAATAGCCATATTTGTATTGACATTGGTGTTTCTGTTATCATTGTTATTCAAATTGGCATTGGTATTGATATTAGTATTCGTATTTTTGTTGCTGTTGTTATTGGTATTAGTAATATCGCCAACACCACCATCACCGTCAATACCAGTACCTACAAATATGTCACTCACATGCCCTGCTGGGTTGCTTGCATAATATACCACGTTGCTTCCATTCCCAGCAGTGTAAAATCCAGGCCCCTGCCAGTCGGTGATCTCTGCAAATGCTGGAACTGCCACCGCCATAGTCGCTACTAAAACTAACGCTAACAAATACTTTTTCATAATTTCCAATCCTCCATTTTTATTTTGGTTAAATTGTTTAGGCACTATTGCCATACATCTCTTCATTATTTCACTTTTCACTTATCAATAAAATTAATCAATCGCTTCGCACCACCTCCTTTTCTTCACAGTAGCCCTACGAGGTTATTCGGGTTAATGCAGTCCATCTGCTACTAATTTTGAATGACAATTTCATCTTACCTAAATATAATAACATAAAAAAATCTGTTTGTCAAGTCATTTATAAACTACTCCACTAAATTCTTTACCAGGTAGAAACTTTATCAACTTTTAATTGCCTCAGCATTAACATTACATCTCCGTCTTTATCGGGCTCGAGCCATATTTTTTCGCCCTCCACATTATCCAAGTTCTTATATCTTTTAATAGCCATAAAAGAAATTTCTCCAATTTCTCCATCCTTAAAAATTTCTCCAATTTCCCCATTACCGTTGACCTTAACCCCTCTATGAAAGTGAAAGTATCCAATTATCCTTCCGTCCACTTCAATATAAACATGTTCCACCTCCGCAACTTTCCGATCTAGGTTTATCCCAAATCTAACATAAGGTCTGCCTATACTAAATCCTTTCTTTTTTATAAAAGGTTTAACAATAGGAATTTCTGGATAACCTTCCAGTCTGATTCTGCGTTTAGGCTTTGTCAATTCTTATTAACCTCTTCTTCTTGTAGTCTCTTTTAAGAATTGGTTTGGGTCCATCCAAAACAATATATTTACCAATCACATCTCGAAAATCTTTCAGTGATTCTTTAATTTCTTTTTTGAGCTCGCCAAAAGTCCATTTCTTACCTGATGCTCTACTGGAGGATCCATAATGAGCATAATCCCCAGCATGCCCATAGTCCCACCCATAAAAAAACCAGCCCGATGGCAAATAAACATCATCTCCACCTCCAGCAAAAGTCAATCCTCCGTGACAATGAAAAGGATTAAAAATATCGTCCTCATAACTTTTATTAGCTAAGGAATGATCTAAAGGAATACCTATATAACAACACCAAGCCATTGGTCCCCGCATTATTATTGAACGAAATGAACCAAAAGCTTCGATGTCGGTAACGTCATAGACAATCGTCCCCATTTCTAACTTACCCAAATCCCAAAAATCTTCACTCACGTTAAATCTTTTCATAGTCTTTCGGCAACATCCTCTATTCTTTCGCCTTCAGCTCTTGGATGAGCAGATAAATACAGAACACAAGACGAGCAAACGAAATCTTTATCATAACTAACCACTTGTTGGTCTTTCTTAGACGGTGGTTTCTTACACAGCAGACATAATCCTTCGATATTTTCCGACTTTTTTCTTTTCATTAATCGCTCCTTCCAGTCAATAGATTAAGCCACCTCGCACTTTTTCAATTTCTCTTTCGTGCAAAATCAATTCAATATCTCTCTCATAATTCCTTAAATAATTAACCCGATCTTCAGCTCCCCTTAGCGCTCTTCCGATTCGATCAAGCCTTTTTCTCAGAGTAGGTGTTCCTGCCTTTCTTAGTACTTTCATTCTTTGCTGAGGATTCATTTTTACCTCCTTAAATATGCAAATCACATCCTACTGCTAAATGCCCTTTATACTTATTATAGATAAAGAGCGCCATTTCTTTCCAATCCTTCCCATCTTTTTCATCAGACACTAATGCCCACCATCCCATCTTCCCCTTTTCGTGCCATTTTCCATCTGGAGTGACGATTGCAAAAGGAATAATCTGATTTTCAAATAAAAAATCTGTAATATCACAGTTGTTGGACACTTCTTCGTGGTCATTCGCAAAATTGAAGCCTCCGTCTGAGCTCGGGCGGCTTTCATTTTTAATGTCTCCGTCCCATCTTCCTCCCACTCTCCAATAATCCCATTTCGAGTCCGGATTGTACTCGGTTCTTACTATTCCTGTCCCTTTACAGTCGCTACAATCTGGAATTGGAGACTTCTTCAAAGTTGCTAGCAATTCACGCTCTAGCTTATCTCTATCATCCAAAACTTCTCTTTGCCACAATCTGCGACGCTCTTCTTCCAACTCATTGTCAAATTCGCCAGGAAGGTGCGACTCTACTGAATGAAACTCTGGATGCGCTTCTCTAAATCGCTCTCGAGCAGAATCAAAAGTCCCGAACTCTTTATTTAGCTGTTCTTGAATGTCTTTCACAATTTCAGATCGAATACAATAACACTCCTGCTCGTAAGAAGGAACTTGAAGTGACTCGTCAAATGGAGCTAGTAACTTTTCAACAGAAGAATATAATTTTGAATTTGGAGTCTCTTTTGGCAATATGATAACAGTAAAAAAGTGTGACAATTTCATCCTCCATTCATTACATATAATATATTATACCAAATAAAAATCATCTTGTCAAGTTCTTTTGCATTCAAAAACAAAAAGTCCAGCATATTTCATCCGGAGTTTGAAATTTAACTCCCTGCGATGATGTTTGTGCAATCCAAAGATATACTATCATCATTTTCTTCTACTCCTTTCTCATACAAATAATATCTTCCCAATCTATCTTTGGAGCCCCTTGCTTCTCTACCAATCTTCTAAAAAAGCTCTTTCGCTGTTTAACCTTATCCTCCCCAATCCATATAGATTGAGCTACTCCTACCATCGTAGCTAGATGCCTGCATACTAAAATAAAACCAATATCTTCACACAAAGCAAGCCACGTATCGCTAAATGGTACTCGTTGCCCTTTTCTAACATAATCTTTAGTATTCCAAATAGCATACCCTCCAGGCTTGAGCAGTTCGTAACACTGCTCTAATATAACCCTTGCACCACTCCAAAAAGCATCGCCTTTCTCGTTGCCTAAATTTTTACTTGAAGCTTCCGCATATTGAAAGTTTGTAACCTTTTTGCCTGCAAGCTTATCTCTACCCACAATTCCGTAATCTCCGTGCCCGCTTGCAGACGACTCATATGGAGGGCTACTTATGCATATATCTATTTTCCCGCTCACATATTTTTTCAACTCCATAGAATTACCAGCCATAAGAACAGCTAAGTTTTTCTTCCACTCCAACATCCCTTCCCACAATAAAATATTTTGCTTACCTATATTTGCAAAATTCTCCTCGAGCTCAATCCCTACCCAAAACACATCCTGAATCATCGCATCCAAACCTCCAAGAGCAATACCTCCAAACGGATCTATTACCCTTGAATTTCTTGCTAACCACCCGTTTTCTATTGCGTGAGCGTAGATCCTCTGTATCACTCCCCTAGCAAATTTAGCAGGGTGATCGTCAACAATAAGACCCCTCCAATTTTGATTAAAACATTCTTCCCATTTATCGGGATAACTGCTCTCTACCAAAACGTCTCCCTTTGTTGCTAATCCAAAGCAAATGAGTTCCGTCGGATCGTCTCGTTCGACTCCTGAAAGTCGTGATATCAATTTCCCTTAGTCCTCGATCATAAGCCAGTAAAAGCCTCCCAGCGAGTTTGACAATCTGGTTGCCCTCTAATTTAAAACCTACGGTCTCCTGATTAAATAAGATACTATCAGCTCTGGGGTAAACTTTAGTACATCTCAAGTCTCTGTTCAATTCTTTTCTGGATTCCTTTGTCATAACATCCTCCTTAATTTAATAATAAATATCACTTCACGATTAGTTCACGCTTACACCAACGACATTTAAATCGAGTTACATATTCGTCTAAACCAGCCCCCCGAATCGTTATTCGGCAATATGGGCAAGTATAAATACTATTTGTTGTTTCTAATTTTTCAAACCTAATCTTAATTTTATTAGACTTTCTCATAATTTCTTATAGCTAATCATACGAAGCGCCGATCCGGCCGTTAATAGTCAACAATCCAATCCTGTTTGTGAAATTTAAGGGCTACCGCCTTTAATTCTTGTAACTCCTTATCCGACAGGCTTATTGTGTATGTTCTGATGATTTGTCCATTCTCAACACCAGACCACGGGTAGCGAGGATTAAAACCATTCTCGATCCTTTTTACGAGCTCACTTAATTTCATGTTTACGCTCCATTTTGGATGATAGGCATGAATTCTATACTATATATTAGACTTTCTCATTATACCAAATAAAAACTATCTTGTCAAGTCACTTTTGTTCCAACAAACTTAGAACTCCAGCAGCAGAATAATTGATTACATCCAACAGCTCATTTATAATATCGTTAACTGGATACTTCTCTTTATCCATCTTCATAGCCTGTTCTAATTTTTTTCCCGATTGGAATAACGGGCCCCCAATACCAAAAACCTTAGTCCCTCTTACTATCCATTGTTCCTCAAATGATTCTCCGTGCGAATGATGTTGATGTCCTTTTCCAACAGCTGCTCTCTCATAAGCGAGTCCTAGTATATCTACTAATTTTTGATATTTTGGGTCTATCTTTTCAAAAGCCACTTTATACTCCTTTTCTCGGTTTCCGAAACATGCAACCGCAAGCCGCAAATCTATCCCATCTAATATTCTTACCGATATGCCCCCTTCCGTAACAACTTGAACAATTCTTCGCTGGAAGACGGTCGATAGGAACAAATCCTCCTTTACTCATATCTGTATCAAAATCTTCTTTGGTGTCATAAGATTTTATTTCACCATTTAAAGAATTAAAAGTCCATTTCTTTTCCGTTGTTACATTACTAACAACTTCTTTCAATTCCTCTTCTTTTTCTGGCGTTAAATTATTAAGTGGATTAGGCACTACCATAATTTTCCCTCCTTAACCAGAGTGGGAATATGATATATTCCTGGCTCAATTAATTCCATTTGAATAACATAATCTATCCCCGCATTAATAATCAATCTTGCACAATTATTGCACGGAAAATCTCCCATCCCAACATTATATTTTGTCCCGTTAAACCGTCTGTTGTGCGAGTTAATGTACATCGTAGCTCCCAAACACCCTTCCCTACCGCCTGCCTGGACAATAGCATTAACTTCCGCATGGACCGCGTTGCACTTCTCATAACCAACTCCGGGCGGATCGTCTTCTCTTTTACATGGGTTACAATGAGGAACTCCTCTCGCAGGCCCGTTGTACCCTACACCAATAATCATATCATTCTTTACTATCACAGCTCCAAAATGACTCCGCAAACAACTTGAAGCCCTTGAAGCTTCTTTAGCCAAATTTAGATAATATTCAGTTTTATTTTTCATCCTTCATCCTCTCTACGTCAACGGAACCTCCAGCAAAATCTAATGAATCAAAAATAAATTCTTTCAGCCACTTTTCCTCGACTTCTTCTGATTCAAATTCTTGGTCTACCCATAAATCAACAATAAATTTCATAACGAGCTCATTCTGCTGTATGCTCTCATATTCCAAGATTCGACCGCTGCGGATTTGGGATACCACCTCATAGTCATTATTCCGCATCTTCGATTAGAGCATCGAACTTGATACAAAGTATCTTTTTTTCCTGTTACCAACTTCGGATGAGATACATTTAGTTTAGCAACCGATCCGCAAAATGGACAGAACATTAAATTAAGCTTCATTACTTACCTCTAACCTAAATAAACGTTTATGTTGTTCTCCTCTTTTTAGAGGAATATAAGGATTTAATTCTTTCATCCACTTTCTAGGCATCCTTCGCACAGTAGCCAATATTTTTTTCTCGGCATCTTTTTGAACAAAGATTTTCCATTGGGGTTTATAAGCAAACGAAGACATAGACTTACGTTCCTCAAAATAAATCGTCTCTGTTAAATTATAAGTTTTTATTAAAGTTCGGTGTGATTTCCTCCACCAAAAAGTTGTATGCACTAAAAGAGGTTCTTTCAACTCTTTGATGTATTTCTCTACATCTATCCATCCTCCCTTAACTACAAAAGGATCTCCTTTTGGCGTATAACAAAAGGCAATAGTAAAAGGACTCATAGGTTGATTTGAACCCCACAAATTAGGAGTAGGTTGATAGGCAAAAACAATCTCTTTAAGCATCCAAAGTCCTCATATTCTTAATCCATTTAGTAGGAATACAAAGAACTCCACTTACTTCGAGTTCATCTCTTCCCCCATCTTTTTGATAAAAGTCCCTACATAATACAATTTGATCTTCCGTCTGAGATAAAAGTCTCCCCACACTCCTTACCGTACTATCATCATACGAACAAGCATCCAACCATTCAACCTCGACAACAAGTGTCTTTTCCATAAATTAATACTGCAGGTGAGAGAAAGGAAAATTTATGCGCTTCTAATTGTAAGTTATCACTTTCTCCCGGAAAGACTTTTGCTTTACGCACTATAAAGCTGGTAAAGTAGTGTTTGCCAGCATCACACTTCCTTCTTTTACCCGCATATCCTTTTATTTTATTCAGAATCATCTTTCTTTTCAATTAACGGAGGCTCTAAACCTCGGTCTCTTCTCTTTTGAAGAATCAAAGCATCAATATCTTGAACAACATCTCCACCACCCATATTAAAAAATTGGTTAATATTTGTAGGCTGTAAACCGCCTGCTTTCATATTACCATACATCTTGATTACTCTATCAATGGCTTTATCTCTTTGCTCAATATTTGCAGACTCCATATCAAAATCTATTTTAGAAAGAGCTTTGATAAACAAATATCCCAGCATCTTCTCACTCTCAGAAAACCTCTCGGATATTATTCTGCGAATTTCCTCGTGAACCAATTTGTTAGTCCGAAGAATGTGATAAACTCTCTTGACATTTATTCTTAAATCTCTAGCGATAATGCCAGGTGGATATCCTCTGGAAGCGTATTCAGCTATCATCTGGTATCTCAAACTCAATACACCTTTTCGACCAAGTTTAATTCTATTACTATGATCCTGCTCCGCATTTTCAATATCTTGATGTTTATCTTCGTCTATTTCAGCTTCAGCTTCGTCTATTTCAGCTTCGATTACGTCTTCTTCCATTACATCTCCTTCGCTTTCTCCAAAATTTTTCTAATATTAAATAAATTATTCTTCCAAACATCAAAATCTAGTCCGTCTCCGAGTTGGGTGAGCAGCCTCCATTCGCTTATGTTAAGCTCTTTCTCTATCTCTTCTACTATTTGCTCTAATTGTTGAACGGTTAAAAATTTACTATACCTAGAAATCAAATCATCACAAAAGCTTGGCATACCTGATCTACGGCCGAAAGAATATCTAATAGTTGACAATAACATAACCCACAAGTCTAATTTACCAACAAGACAAGTCTTGTCAGCCCCGGTCTGAATCGCTATTCTTCTAGCCTGACTTTTTGATTTAATTGGCAATTCTAATCTTTCAGCCTCCCTCCAATATTTTATAAATATCTTGTCCCAACTCCCATATTTTCTCGTTTAGTATCTCTACCTCTTTTTCCAACTCTCTCACCTTTTTCAGTAATACTCTAATATGCCCTCCACTTTCATCTGTTTCGGTTTCGACAGTCATCTTTAATCTCCATCCGAAATTCTAATCTTTCTTAGATATTTACGAAACCTGCCCTCTCCGAAAAAAATTGTGGGAGATGTTACTTCTCGATATGCAGGAGCACCTAAATTATATAAGAATTGAGGATCTGATGTAGCACAAGCTTCACAATAAAAAATAAATCCATTTCTGGTTCCAAATTTAGCAGAAACTTTAAGTCGGTTGGCCCCCATAAAAATATAATTATTGCATTTCCTACAATGAGACCTACTAGACTTAGCCTTTTCCCATACAAGATTATTCATCTGTTCCCCCCGCTCGGTCTTCCCTGTTTCTAAAAGTTATTCTTCATCCTTTAAAAATCCCATATCTCGTTTAATGTCAATAAAAGTTGCCATATCTCTCATCGAATGGATATCAAGTTGCCCTTTCTTATAATAGCACGTGCAAACTCCCACAGGGTCTAAAGAATCTAATCTCAAACCATATATTTCAGCGCACTTAACAAATTTCTTATCAAACTTTGTCATTATTCCTACAAAATGTCCGCAGTCCTTGCACAAACCAAATTCGGCAAAATCGGAGACTTCTCCAGCAGACCTGAAACTAGTTTCCAAATTCTCTGCTTCTGCAATTATTCTACTGGCTTCCTTATCCTTTTCTTCTCCAAGAAAACTACGCACTTGAACCTCCATTCTTATATAACACCTTCGCAAAATTTATTCGCAACTTTCAAACACGTGGAACACCAGATTTCCTCCTGACATCAAAAACGATCCTATGTAATGATATCCCCCAAAATTACCAACATTATTCGGCAATTCTACTCCTGTAGGAAAAACACTAAAATGCCTAGTTTCTTTCTCTTGGGAGGGGTCAACCAAAAACCAAATTTGAGCTACCTCTTTTTGGTTCCCAACAAATAGCGGAACACCTCCTTTGGGAATTTGCAAGTAACACTCTGGACTTAACGTATATTTCAATATTTTTTTCATTGCCCTTCCTCAGCTTGCAACCCGCGGGGATGATATGGCTTTCCCATTATGGAAAGAGTTTCTCTCCATTGAAACTCGTCCAAACATTTACTTGAACAAACTTTGCAGTTTCTCCCCATCTGGTTGGGTATTTCTACAAGCATTTTATGTCCGCAAACATTACAATACAATTCCTGTTTCGACCACATTTCATTCCTTTCTTGGATATGTTCCGATGTAAACAAAAACATCTATGGCTTTTTCGCCACATTTAGTACATTTCACAAATCGGGTCAATCGAATAAGATTCTCCAACTGAGTCAAAATCTCTTCGCCTTCATTCTCAAAATTGTGATCGCATTCCGCCATCTACTCTAATAATTTCCTGCACATTTTTCTTGCTTCAATCAAAAAAACAGAGTCGTTTTCTGGCTGTTGTAAATATACCCACAATTCTTTAATACCGCCCCGCAATTTTTTTATAGTGTCTTTATACGTTTCTTTGACTATCTTTCTTTTTGCCATAATCTCCTAAAGTTTTTTTTCCCTTCTTTCTTTTGGCTTCTTTTTGCTTATCAAGGTGAACTTTCGCAAACTGCTCAGCCCAAAAATCTGCCCTGTCCTTTTTTCTTTTCATATTATTGAGAATAGTATAACATAAATAGAAAGGAATGTCAAGCTAAAGAGTACAAGTTCCATCTTCGCATTTAGTAGAGACTAAAACCCCGTCAATAGATTTATCTCTAAAAACGGTTATCCCCTTTGCTCCCATTTTCCATGCTTGAAGATAAATATTCCTAATATCTTCCACACCAATATCATAAGGAACATTTACTGTTTTACTAACTCCAGCATCTACAAATTTTTGAAATTCAGCTTGAATCTTGATATGCCACTCGGGGCTTACTTGGTGGGCGGTCCTGCAAAACTCGGATTTGTAAATATCTCTTGTTTCTTTAATTATTCCAACTGTTATATGTCTTTCAAAACTGGTATCAAATACGGGCTCAATCCCGGAAGAGCAATCAGCAAGTATGCTCAAACTGCCTGTAGGAGCGATGGACCTTTTATAAAAAGAATCCCCTCCAACTTCATCAGAAGCTTCTACATAAGGTTTAGCTAATTTACGTATAAACTCAAGACAATCTTCAGAGTCATATTTTATACCCAACATAATCAGAGTATCTGCGAATCCCATTATCCCAACCCCAAACGGAGACAACTCTTGCATTACTCTTCCGATTTGAGGAATAGGATAATAATTAATAAGATTAACATTTAATAATGCCCTACTTCCAATCTTAACAACATCAAAAAATCTAGCAAAATCAAAATTATCCCCATCAACAAATTTACTAATATTTATACTTCCAAGAGTACAGGCTCCCCAATCTGGGAGGGGGACTTCTCCACACGGATTTGTTGCCGTAATTTTTATCTCTGGAAATCTCCTATTATCTTTATTAATTCTGTCATAAAAAAGAAGTCCAGGATCCCCACTAACCCATGCTCCCAAAGTAATTAAATCAAATATATCTTTGGATTTCAAACTCCCATATTTTTTTCCTTCGTGGATCAAATCTACATATACCCCGCCATTTTCGAGAGAAGACATAAATTCATCTGTTACAAGTACAGAAAGATTGAAATTGGTAAGAGTTCTTGTAAGTTTTGACCTACAAAAATCAAGTATATCAGGATGATTATAGTTAAGAACACTCATAGCGGCTCCTCTCCTAAATCCACCCTGTTTAACAATTTCTGTCACCCTGTCAAAAAGATTCATAAAGGAAGTAGAGCCACTACTAGTTCCCCCCGAAGATAGAGGCGCATCTTTTGGTCTTAAAGCACTAAAATTGAACCCGCAACCTCCCCCTCTCTGAAATATTACAGCCATATTTCTAATAGCATCAAAGATACTGTGAATTGAATCTTCAATAGGCAATACAAAACAAGCACTTAATAAACCCTTTTTTCTTCCAGCATTTCTAATGGTAGGACTGTTCGGAAAAAATATTCCATCCGAAAATAGTTCCAGTAATTTATTCTCAAATTTATCATCTTTTATACTAATAGCTTTTGCTACTCTCTTTAAAACCCCTTCCGATGACTCCGCCTTATCTTTGTGCGCGTACCTATTTTGTATCAACAATGAAGCATTACTACTTAACATATTTCTCCTTTGCGGGTAAAACCCTATATTAAGATAGATTGAATTTTCTTGTTCTTTTGTGAATTAAACTACCTGGATATGGTAACTTATGCTGGGAATACCACGCTTCAGAGAGGCTAATAAAGTTATTTTCATTCTCAATAGCTTGTAAAAAAATTTTTTGGAGTTCTTCGTATGCTCTCGTTCCGTAAACTCGTGAACCGCAGTCCTCGTCTTTACAAGTAAAATTAGAAGTATAAAGTTCCTTACCACAAACAAAACAATGAGTTAGACCACTTTTCTTTCCATTAATTCTTATCATTATCATACATTGACCATCTACCTATTCATTTATATAAGTCGCTATTTTTCGCTAAAAAATATATTGGGATGCAGGTGGATTTTATAAAGCTGAACGTAACAACAAAAGAACTATCCATTACAGTTCTACAACGGAGTGCGACTAGACTTGCGAGGTTACAGCAACGACAACAAAGGCTCAGCCGGAATCGAGACTCCCCAAAAATAGTCGCCGCCAACATAGTACAGCTCCAGATATTTCTATCTCCACTTTTCCGATGTCTAAGCAAAGCTAACAACATCGTAGCATCCCAAATTTTTGCTAAAGCGGTTTTAAAATATCTTTTGCATCAGCTTCAAAAACGATTTCTGTTTTGGCATTGCTCTCCTTAATAGCCGAACCTGCCATGAACAGGAAATTCTCGTATTCGCTAATGCGCTTGTCAATCTCTTTTGGGTCGTACTGGGGACTGGTTTCTTTTACGAAGTCTCCAGAAATCCTATCCGACCATCTTTCCCTAATAGATTGATCTTTTTGGAGACCCTTATACCTTCCTATCCTCTCCCGAACTACCTTCATCATCTCCAATAACTGATTTACTGTCATCCGAATCACCTCCAATCTTTTTAAAGCATTCTTTGCAGAGCAAAGTTGGAAATATAACATTTCTAACTCTAATTTCCTTAACCTCTGACATACGATTCAGTTTATTACATTCAGAACACCTAAAAAATTCAATTATGTCTTCTTCGATATAACCCATTCAAACCTCTTTCTCTCCAAGAATCAATCCTTTAGCCCTCATCTCATCATATTGTTTAATCTGAAGTTTGACTTGCTCCAATTCTAGTTCGGAAATAATTCTCCTATCAATCAATAGCGATCGCAAAGCAATAAACTCTCTTTGGATAGTCCCCATTTTATCCATCAAATCGTTCAGGATAACTACAAGCTGGTCTATATTTTGCTTGTTCTGCGTCTCAGCTATTAATAGTCTTTCCTGCCTCGACCTCTTCATACTTCTTGCATCAGCTCTCATATGTATCTCTCTCCTGCGTCTAATTGACCGACTCCCTCGAGTTCACATAAAAATTCATGTATCTTTTCTTCCAAAAATTCTTTCGTAACGTCTTCCTTATCTTTATAATGAAGAGCAAGATACTTCAGATCTTCCGCTCTGTTGTTTACCATATAATTATGAAGTGCTATAAAAGATTTATGGGCAGAATCCCTGTAAAATTTATGATGGCCCGGACAGGTGGCGCAGCCATTTTGCGGAGCATATCTAAGAACTTTGTTAGTCCAATAATTTTCAACATGGTGAGCATTTAAATAACCATCTGAACATGGAGTACCTAAGAATTTACCTATCTCGCAAATATTACCTGCTCTCTTCCTAACTACTTTTGACCAAAGTTCTGAGCATCTCTTTCTAAGTCGTTTTAACTCTTTAGCTTTATAAGTCTTAGTATCTTTATTTACGACTTTCTTTTTCTTCTTTTTCTTCACTACCATTATATTAACACCTTTGCAAAAATTACTCGTGAATAATCTCGTCCAATATTGCCTTCATTTTAGGAGTAGAATTATCAAGAATATAAGCTTTCAATTTTTCTTTTAATTCGGTTCTCTTTCGGTAAAATACGCCTATTCCCAAACCGGATTTCTTCTGTAACTTAGTCCAGTCTCCTATCTTCCCATACACAAATGTATAAGCTATATCCCTTTCTAGTTGGTCAGTAAAAGAATAATTCTCAAACAACGTCCTTACATCCCCAAAAAACTCTTCCCTCTCAAAATCATTATCTTTAAACGCTTCCGTCTGCGAGGCAAAATCATCAGATGTTCGGAGTCTTGCTTCTAACTTCCAATCTCGCTGACGATGATACAAGTGCAATCGAATCTTGTTTAAAATTTCCTGATTGAGAATATCTCCTAAAAAGGTAATAAATTTAGTTCGGCGTCTTCTATCCCATATATCTACTGCTTTAACAAAGATGAAAAAACTTTCTTGAAATAGTTTTTGGCAAAGTTCTGGATCTCGACGTAAAATTGTAGACTTTTTTTCTCTAATAAACTGATGAACTCTACCGTGAACCAAACCCCTTACTTGATCCCAAAGAATATTTCTCAGGGGAGTCAAATGAGTCCGTTGATATAAATCGCATAGGTCGTCATACCAACTTGTGTCTCTCTTATCCTTGTGCAATAAAAACTCATTTTTTCCACGTCTAATAATTACATTTTCGTGTTTAGCCCGACGCTCTATTATCGGAATAAAAAGACTTTTAGCCCTTCGCATTCCATGCCTTTATCCTCTTAAAAACGGGCTTAAATAAGATTATCCAATTATTATTTCATCTTTTTATCCATCTCATACTTAACATATTTGGGTTCGACACCTTTCATAATCTTTTTATTCATCTCTTTTTCAATTTTAGTTATTTCTTTAACATATTTTGGCTGAATACCCCCGCCAGGACCTGCGTTGTATGCGCTTAAAGTAAGTTTCCACACTTCTGTTTCATTTGTGGGATGCTTAACTTTATACGTGTCATACAAATCCTTCAAGATATGAGTAGCCACTTTAATATTTACAAGAGGATCCCAAGCAGCTTGAGTTGACACACCCAATCTCAACTTCTTGGCATAATCTTCAAATGTAGCTGGCATAATCTGCATAATACCCATAGCACCCTTACTGGATTTAGCATTAGGAGCAAACTCACTTTCCCCTTTCATAACTGCCAATACCAAACCTGGAGGCAAATTCAGGTGCTTACATTGCTCCACAATCGCCTGTGCAATATCCATACCCTGCCCTAAAGAAATACCTTTGTTCCTTAAAACATCATAAATAGTACTCTTCAATTTGAAAGTCTCTAAAACCAGGGATTGATCGTTTACCAAAAAAACATCATACGATACTTTCTTAGTTAAAAGAGTCGTCCCTAGTAAAACAACCAAAAGTAAATAAAAACAGTTGGTTAGAATCCATCTTAATCGCCATTTCTTCTTCAAACTATCATATGTTTTTTTCCATACAACACCCGTAGACTCATTCATAATAGTTCTCCTTTTAACTCTTATTAGTTATATAATCTACGAGTATATCTTACCATATTTAGAGTAGTTTGTCAAGTCCTTTCTCCCTGTCGGGCAAGACTCTTTAAATTTCTCAATGTTTCAGAAAACCTCAATGGATCAACCGTAGCCTCCCTATTCAGAAATGCCATAATATCTTTCTCTAAACTTTCTGTATCTTCAAAGCAAAACCAAGACTTCTCCCTATCTTTTCTTATCTTCTTAATTTTATAATCTCGACAAGCTAGATAAGAAACAAGTGCAATATCTGATAATTCTTTCTCTTTAGCCACGTTACCCTCCGTCATATATTCTGGTTTCATCGTTTTCCTTTCGAGTCTGAATTCTATTCTCAAATTTTGACTTAAAATAGTCCAAATGAGTTAAAACAAAAATGCTTTCCCTTTTAGGAAGCTGTAATTCCATATTTAACTGTTCTCCGTAAATCATGGATTTCAAAACCTGTATTACACGATCGCAAATCTCTTCATCAAGTCGTTCAAAAACCTCATCGAGAACAAGAATAGAAAATCGTTTAGACGACCGGCTACTTGCAAGATCGCCCAGAACAAACATCACAATTACATCAATAACTCTCTTTTCACCTCCCGAGTTACCGTCATAAACCTCGGCACCGATTTTATTGAAAGCCATAACATCAAATTTTTCTGCTAAATCCCCCTTCTTCAACTTAGTTTGAGCCGAAAACTTAATATCAAATTTATTATCAAACAAAGAAGAATAAGTGGAAGCCCAGCCATTCATTTGAGGAATCATAGATTCTATTATTAAAGATTTAACACCCGCATTGGAAAAACCGGAAACCCAAAAAGCATAATATTTAATTTCCTCTTGCAGACAAGATAATTTTTCTTCTTCCTCGCTTTTTTCCAAAATAAAATTTGCTAAATCTTCTCTTATTTTATCTGCATTATGCGGATTCTCTGCCAAACTTAATCTAGTAATTTCATTTTCCAACGCCTGTCTCGTAGTAGAAATGCGAACATTCTCAATTTTAGCTAAATTAAATCTCTTTTCTAAATCATTCTTTACCTTTATTAATTCGTCAGCTTGCGTAAGTAATTTTACCAACTCTTCTTTCCTATTAAACATATCGAAATACTGTTTGTTCAAATCCTTCAACTTTTCTTCTAACTGATTCTTTTCCTCTATAAGTTTGGATTTCTCATTTTCTAAGTGATCTTTGTGCGTTTCAGCAAATTCTTCTTTTATTTCTTGTCCGCAACTCGAGCAAGTCGTCCCTATTTTATCCTTTATACTATAAATGCTATCAGTCAGAAGTTCTATATCCGCTTTCTTATAAGTTATCTTCCCCTCCTGCTGCCCTTTTTCCAAATTTAAACGTAATAAATCGTCCTGTATAGTAGTTAAGTCATCGGGTATTTGTTCGTTGATTTCAGAAATCTTTTTATCCAAAATTGAAATTTCATCTTCTATTTGTTGGGTATCTAATACTTTAAGACTACCTAATTCTTCTCTTAGTTTTTGAATATTCTCTTCTCTGAAGAATTCAAAATCTTTAAATTTCTTTTCTTGTTCTACTATCTCATCCTCCTTCATCTGGATTCGTGTATTTTTAGTACCAATAGCAACCTCTATCTTAATTTGTTCCTTCTCCAAGTCAGATAAATCTTTTTTAGCAGCATCCCAGGCTTCTGGTATCCAAGTAATGCCGAGTAACCTATCCACCACTTTCTTCTGCTCCGAATCTGTTAATCCAGAAAAATACTTAGCCATACTTTGACCAAAAACTACACTGTTGGTAAAAGCCGTAAAGTCCATATCAAGATACTTTACTATCAAATCTCTTGTATGATCATTCGTGGAACCCAACCTTGGCTTGCCATTTATTTTAAAAAATACATTATCTTTATACTTACTGTGCTTACGATAACTGTCTATCTCTATCAAATCATCGTCCGAACTAATCATTTTCAATCCCACATATGAGTTTCTACCGAAAAACCTGTTTACTACATCGTCTTTAGACACTCCTCTTGTGGTTTTACCATAGATACCATAGCAAAGAGCGTCTACAAAACAAGCACTCTTTCCACTACCGTTAAGTCCTTCAACAAGAACCAAACCTCGATTCCCAAGATTAAGAGTAGTCTTAGATTTAACAGATAGGAAATTCTCCATCTCCAAACTAATTATTCTTATGGTATCCATTCATCATCTTCCGTATCCGACCCACTATCCCTCCGTTCCTGAGAAGCCTCACTCGGCGTCCTTACCCTGGAAATGGCGGCAATGCTGATATCATCTTCCGTATCCCCACGATATCCATCGGAGCCAGATGAGCCACGATATCCATCGTAACCAGATGACCCTCTTGAAGAGGGAATTGTTACATCTTGGGGTGAAACTGATTCTCTTTCCCGAACATAGTTTCTAAGATCACTAAGTATATCAGAAACCCGACCAGGATGTCCTGCGTTTCCTATTTCTTCCGCGGGCGCGGGTCTGATTAATCTTTTCTTTCTCCTAAGTACTTCTGCTAAATCAATATAATCCCCAAAAAATTTATCGGATAGAGCCATCAAAGTCTTATCCGAACTGTGGCGCTTCCTAATACACTCATACATATCTTTTAAATCATCTGGACTGAGAAATTCAAAAATCTCCAAGAGAACATAAGGAGGTCTTATCACATCTATAAAAACCCTCTCGCAAATTTCGACTATTTGGTCCACATATTCAATATCAAACTCCCAAATCTTTTTCTCCTTATCAAAAAAGCGGGGATAATTTTTGATAAGCTGATTAAAGTTTGAATTGTAAGGAGCTGAAAGCATCAACTTCTTCTTATCAGGATCAATCCAAATTTTAGCGCACGGTTTAGGCAATGCCATTTCATCCTCATTTACTTTTTACAGACGCTTTTCTTAGGTTGTTAATAGGGATATTGGGAGATTTTACCAATTTCCAACCGGATTTAATTGATGGTAAATCATTACTAAATTGATATTTTAATCCCAAATAATCTAAAATCATATATAACAATTCCCTAGTTGAGGGTCTTGACTCAGACGGGAGCACGTAGGATACGTCACCCCATAAAAGATCCTTCTTTAAAGTAGAAATATCTATTCCTATTCTAGCAATCTTTTCCTCTAAATCTTGTATTCGCTTCTTTTTATTAAACATATTCTCTATCCTTTCTACAACGAAGTCGCAATTAATGCCACAAGTTGACCAAGAATAATTGCCCACAATCCTCCCTTTTCTAATGTATCCCATCTTTTATCAGACAAGCGTTTATTTTCGGTGTCCATCCAAAATTGCTTGTATAACTCTTTAGCTAGCTCTTCGTCAATAACTAATTGAACATGAGCATTATTAAGGTCTATTTGGATATTTACTAACCTTACCAACGCTGGAACTACTTCTTTATAATATGAAATACGCAACACAATCTTATCGTGTTCCTTAGCTGTATAACATATCAGCTCTCCCTCTTCCTTCGGAACCACCTTATAAAAATTCCCAGGTAGATTCACTCCATCCGCCTTTGCTAAAAAGATAGCTTTGGGAGGTTCTGTTCCAGCAAACGGGTCCGATGGTAGCTCGTAATGCTTCTGCTTCTGTAAAGATCGCTCCATAGTAACCTTTGGAGGTTCGTAAGTCATGTGAGCACAACCAACACAAAAAACTAACAAAAGAATCAACATAATAATTTTTTTCATAATTCCTCCTACCAAACTTTGTCAAGATCGTCTTTACTTCGTCCTGCGTCCCCTGGCTCGGGTTTGTCTGGCTTTTCCTTTAGTTTATCCACTTTCTCCTTGTATTTCTCTGTTATCGAAATAATTTCATTCTCAACTTCTTCTCGCTCTTTCTCCAATTCCCGAATTTTTCTTAAATCTTCCTGAGTCTTATTCTCTCTCGCATTAACTTCGGCTAATTTATCATCTATATCTCTTATCTTCCTATTTTTCCCTTTTGACGAAATAATAACCATAATAATTCCAATAATGACCAGAATCAACCATCCTATCTTTTTAGTCCAAAACCAAATCTTCTTCAAAATAGCCCATATCCCACCTGTAGCTGGAGTTGTAATTGTATCTGCCATATTTTCCTCCTATTCTGCTCTAGCAGAAATATCCAAACCTATTTTAAGAAGTTTCTCTCTGTCTAATTTGGGTTTGGAAAAAATAATAAATCTCTCTAATTGTTGCTTTTTAGACATAGCAATAGCTATATCAGTCCTCGTAATAGTTTCGATAGTATCTTTTTTATCTACCCGAATATGCTTGTAAGCAGAAACTAAAGCATCTTTATCCAAATCTTTTTGCCCTATCACCCACAAAAAATCAATATCCTTTCTGTATTCCTGCGGAACAACTAATTCTTTGCCTTCCTCAATCTCGATTTTAAAAAACTTCGGAGCTTGAGTTTCAATATGAACCAAATTGAGCGTCTCCGTATCGAAAAGAAGGTATCCTTTTTTATCATTTCTTTCTCCAAAATCTCTTTGTAACGGACTCCCCACTATAACAAAATTACTAAGCATCTCTTGGTGTTTATGATAATGCCCATTAAAAACATAGTCAAAACATTCAGGGTGAAAAGCATCTAAAGAAAATTCCTCCCTTAACATTATATCTCTTGGACCAACCTTAGCACCTGACACACCTTGATGAGTGAATAAAAACCTTTTTCTTCCACTAAGCAAGGGTAGAACCTCTTCTAATTTGGAAGCAAAATTATATCTTGTATAAGGAATAAATACAAGGTCAATATCTTCATACCTTTGCAAACACGGTTTATCCACAACTAAAACATTATCAATTTCTTTGAAAGGCTCTAACAAATGCGATGTTTCCGTTCTATCCACCCAGTCGTGGTTTCCAACTATTAAAATAACAACTGCCTTTCTTGCTATTCTAGCAATCTTATCATAGACTGCAAGAAACACAGTTTTGTTTATCTTCTCGGAAAGAGTTTCAAACAAATCTCCATTGTGGATCATAATATCTGCATTGCGACTGGATATTTCATCCATCACGTTTAATTGGTCTGCGAACCTGCTATTCAAACCGTTGGGCAATATCTCTGAAAACTCCCTCCAGTCATTATATTGATGATCGCTCCAAATTAAAAAGTTCACTCCGCTACCTCTTGATCTTCTTCGTCTTTCTTCTTCTCCAAAATTTTGAATCCTTCGGAAGTAATACTTAAATCAATATACGTAGGCAAAAGAATTTGATTTCCGTCGTCGTCGAATAATGTCTTTGCGTAATGATTCTTATTCGTAAACCAACGGACTTTAGCCCCAGCCCTTACTTTTATTTTATTCCGCGTAACATCAACCCACCCAAGTCTTCTGGATTGGAGTATTAAGGTAGAAAAGAAATTCAAAGCTTTTCCGCCTGCGTTAGTCTGTCCCACAGACCCAATATTTGCATAAGTATAATTGACTATCAGAATAGCCACATTCTTCTGGAGTTTGGCAATCATTTTATTGATTCCCATTCGATTTGTCTTTGCACTTCCACCTGGTTTCTGCGAATCCTTAGTCATATCAATAGCTGAGTCACGCTGAGAAATAGTATTTCCATAAGAATCAAATACTAATAGAAGTTTCTCGTTAGGATAATCTTTAAAGAATTGATCCCAACATTTAAAAGCTCCATCATAGGCTTCTTCTGCAACACTTGTTGCTATTGACATAACTCCATCTGGGTCAATCCCTTTAGTTATAAGATCCGTCCTTCCTGTTTTCTTTTCGGTTTCCACATAGATAATACCAAATCCCTGTTGCTGTGCTCGCAACATAGCTTCCAAAGCTAACGAGGTCTTGCCTGTATCAGCATCGCCAGCAATCTGCACTATTTTTCCGAACTCAATCCCTGGAACCCCAAAATATTCTTTCCACCAGTCCGGCATTACTATAAAATCTCTTAAATCTTTACTAGCTGGTGATAAAGTAGAACCTAATCCAAATTGTTTAGCTCTTCCGTCTTTATCGTCTTTCTCCATAGATTTTTTTATCTTGTCTATAGTAGAAGAAAAATCAAATTTACTATTTTTAGGTTCCATATCCACACTAGCCATACCAGTTGACGTAGATGCGGAAGAGTCAATTTGTTTTTTTACCATTATCTGTCCTCCCTAGAGAATCCACGGTACATTATATGTGCATTCTCAAATATCTTAATATGTCCTTTTACCCACTCTCGCAAAGCATCTAATTCTTCAAACGATTCTCTAATAGAAGCGTACTCCTCATCGGTAGCAATATTAATCTTCCTCTCCGTAATATTTTTTCCGGCAACTCGATTAATCTTATTTGCGAATGTGGCATCCTTTAAAGAAGAACGCTTCGCTAATTCTCCGTCGATCTGTCTGAGATACTCGATCAACACAGCCTCAACTACCAAAAAATTAGCAGCTCTTTCCTTCGATTCTGCTAACCCTTCAGACGTAACTGTTATAAGCTCGAGTTGCTTATTTACTTCATCAAAAACCTCATCGAAGCAGTCTATCATTTCTTAGCTCTGTCTGCTCTTAGTTTATTTAATAGAGCGTTTACATCCTTTTCTTGACCTATTGCTTTAGGTTCTGCTTTAGGTTTAGTTTCTGGTTTAGGTTCTGGTTTAGGTTCTGGTTTAGGTTTCCCTTGCTGAAGCTTTCCAAGGTCTTCTTCTGATGGAAGTTCTCCATACTCAAGAATATACTCAATTTCCTCAACCGACTTAGTTTTTACTAATGTATCTAAATCAACTAATTGCTCAAGCCATTCAATATCTGCAATTTGCGAACGGTCTGGATCTGGTTGGACGGAATATTCATTCCAGCCTTTCTTAGATTCTTTAGCTTCGGTAAAAATAATATCCAGGTTTCTGCCGGTTTCTGGATGGCTTATGTCCCCCCATTTATCCGCATTACCAATAAACCTCATCAGATCTCCCAGTACAGTAATGCCAGACTGCCAAACCTGAACCCCCTTGGATACCTCGTTCATATCCACAATATTATACAAAACTTTGGTTTGCTTTCTTATCAGTTTAGCAAACTCTGTGTCCTCTTTAACTTTGGTTCTGTAAAGAAAATTGATTTTCTCGCATACAGGACACCTACTATATCCTTCTTCTTCCAAACAAGTGACCCACAGCTCTTGATTCTTCCCAAGCTTCCAATGCTGGGCTGTCTTGCGAAAGAAATCGACTGACAAATCCAAAGTCCAACTCGGGAGAATACGAATAGTATTTGGCCCTGGCTTTGGATTCCAAAAATCCTTTCTTCCTTTCTTACTGCGAATTTCTGATAAAATCCTGTTAGCTCTTTCTGCATCCATAAAAAATCCTCCTTTTTAGTTTAATGTTAATTTTCTTCAGTAGTTGCTTCCTCTCCACTACGAGGTCTAATCCTTCGTCGCCGTACTGGAGTCTGGGATACAATAAGTTTATCCGGTGGGTGTTCGATAAGAGCTCCCAACTCTATTCGCTTGCTTTCGTGACGCTGTAAAATTTCTGGAAATTCTTCAATAGGATGATCAAGAATAATCCATTTCTGAGCACCTGTATTTGTTATAAGTACCCCGCAGTGGCATAATTCGTGATCTACCAAAATTTCTTTCTGGGGAGAAGATAATCTATCCCACTCAGGTTTAGCAATAATAATAATAAAGTCCTCTCGCTCTGCCGAAAGAAATTTATCTATCTCCGACCTCTTGGACGCCTTTCCTAAAATTACTCTCTGCGAAGTAGTCTTCCAAGCTCTATCTCTGAAAAGATAAGCAAGTCTCGCATTGCCATCCACTAAATGACGGTGAAATCTAGGAAGTAAATTTCTTGCAATATCCGCTACTTCTGGAGCTCGTTCAAATTCCATATACCCTCCTTTTTATTTTCATACTTATATAATAACACTATTTCTAAAATTCTATCCTTTCGCTTCAGCGAGATTATTTCCTGCATGAACGTCTACTTTCAACGGAATACCAATCATCCAGGGGTATTGAAAACTTTCCATAATATTTTTAGTCAGTATCATTCCAATTTCCACTTCTTCGGGGGGAGTATCAAATGCAAGAGCATCATGTATTGTTAAAATAGGATGCATTATCAATTCCTCTTTTACCAATCTTTTTTCCATCTCAACCAAAGCCATCACACAAATATCTGATGCAGTTCCTTGAATTGGACTATTTATCGCTCTACGTTCGTTCTTATTTCTGTCAGGGCCACCCTTAATAATAATTCTCCTACCAAATAAAGTTTCAACATATCCTTTTGTCCTCCAATCTTGTATCGTCTTATTCATATATTCTTTAACACCATCGAATATATTTAAGTACTCGTCTATAAAAGTACTAGCTCTTCTAGTATCCAATTCACGATGAATACCACTTCCAGTATACCATCCTAATTGTTCAGCCAGTCCTATCTCCGTCATTCCGTAAACAATTCCGAAATTAACACTCTTAGATTCATCTCTCATTCTTTTTACTTGAGGATCCTTAGCTTCGTAACGACTAAGAGCCGTCTCATAAGAAAGACCATTTATAGTAGCTGCAGTAGCTAAATGGATATCCCTATTTTGCATAAATGCCTCAATCATTTTTCTATCTCTACTCGCGGCCGCCAATACGCGTAATTCAATTTGCGAATAATCCCCAAGTATTATTTTTCCGCCCTCGTAAGAACTAATAAAAAGTCTCAAAATTTCTGAACCTTCTCTAACAGGAATATTTTGAAGATTGGGATTCTCCATAGACAATCTACCTGTCAACGTAATATCCTGCCGAATATTTCCGTGAATCTTACCATCATATTTTATATGGCCTTTATCGTAATAAGGAGAGATATATGTATTGAGTTTCTTAATCAATCCCTTCCATTCCAGCAAATCTTTAATAAAAGGATGCTGGTGCTTCATCTCTAATTCTTTAAGAACCTTTTTATCAACTGCGTACCCTAAAGTAGTTTTTCTTTCAGGTTTGGTAAAATTGAATTTACTAAAAAGAATGGTATTTAAATCTTTATTAGATGCTAAAACTTTATCAAACGTTTTGCCCCAGTTTTCGTCAACTTCTTTATATCCTCGCAACCGCTCAAATACATTAGCAATCCCGGATTCTAAATTTTTCTTCAAATCCTCTAAATAATCCATATCTACTTTAACACCCTGAACTTCCATATTTTTAAAAACAGGAATAGGTGCCAAAACATTTTTACGATAATAATCTAATTGGTTACTCTTTGCTAATTCCTCTTCAAAAATCTCTGCTAACTCTAGGTTATTAATACAATCATCCATATTCATATCCGCTAATTCTTTAAGCGGAATATCTCCAAATTGTCGGCCATCTCGCAAAATAACTTTGTAAGAATCTGAGTTTAGATAATCAATGCTCATTCTTTCCAAAGAATGCGATGTTTTTCCCTCGAGTAAAGGATGGGCCGGAAGAGTATCAAAATCTACCGAATCAATATTAAATCCAAAATGAACTTTCAAACATTTCAAATCCCATTTAAGATTCTGTCCTCTAGGTGATAAATCCTCTTTCTCAAAAAACTCATGAAGAACAGAAAAAGTTTCTTCAAAATTCAAAGAACTTTCTTTATGCTCCAATGGAATAGAAAAAGCTTTTATAGCTCCATCTTCTAATCTTGTAGCAAATCCAATTAAAGTAATTTTAAAATCCGTAGCCCAAGGGTCTAAAGCTTTTCGTTCCTTAATCTTACCTGGAGCATCGGTTTCTATGTCTAATACAAACTTCCTCTCAGCTATCGTATCCAAAGCATCTAATACTTTTTCTTTGGTATTGCAAAGAACTTTCTCTACTCCAACTTTTTCATCCTTTATTCCGTAAAGAATTTTATAGGCACGATTCATATCTTGCCTAAATAACTTATACTCTTTGTGATCCTGTTTCAATCGAATTACATAAGCTGGATGGTGAGCAACAAAAAAAGTTCGACCCATCTTCTTAAAGAGCATACCTCTATACTTGGATATCATAGATTTGTTGAGAAAATATTTTAGAGGCTGTTCCCCAAGAAGAATTATTAAGGATGGATTTTTCTCTGCAATTTCTCTTTGAATAAAACTACCGCAAATTTTCATCTCCTCATTAGTAGGAGCCCTATTCTTTCCTTTATCATCTACCAATCTACAATGAACAACGTTGCTGAAGTAACAATCACTCTCTCCAAAACCGCATTCGGATAAAATCTTACGCAAAAACCTACCACTCTTCCCCACAAAGGGACGTCCTTCAATAGCTTCCTCCTCCCCAGGACACATCCCAATAAACATAGCCCTACCAGGAAATCCTTCTCCTGGGACTATCTTATCCCTACCTATAATACGGCACTTTTCGCAAGGAATTTCAGTAAGAAGCTGGTCGTTTTCCCGTAAACGAATTTTTCTTTTAGGCTTGCTGACTCTCAGTTCTTCCTGAGTTACTATCCACTCCTGTTGAATCACTATCACTCCTAATAGTTGCTAAATGATTTGCAATTCTTTCTATTATTTCAGCGCCATCTTCCACAGCAAGAGGCTTCAAAATACTTTCTAAACCGGTATTGTTGCTGAAATAAACAAAGTCGCTAGTATTGCTAGTAAAAAAGAAATCGCTTGCCCGCTCTACTTCCTCTTTAAAGAAATTAAGATCAACAGACACAAATCCTGCTTGGTCTCCAGGTGTAATATTAGAAGTAGCTTTTAATACCTCAATAGCTTCCACACCACTTGGAGCATATGCGTAAAGAACAATTTCATCCAGAAGAGCTACAACATTCATTCTATTCATATACAACTCTGCATAAATAGCAATACGTTCCGTAGCAGCATTTAATAACTCTCGATCTACGGAAACAATAACCGACTCATCTTTCTTTGATAACTTATCATCAAAGAAATTTTTTCCCATAGGAAAAGTAATTTTATTAGCCACTCCGAATATCACATAATTCTCAAACCAAAACCACAATTTGTTATCCGACAAATAATAAGCCAAAGGTTTATCCTCGATTAAATGTTCGAGTAATTTAGCAGGTATAAATAAATCTTTTTCTAATTTGAAATTGGGAGTAAATCGGCTTAATTTAATATTATCCGATGCATAGAATTTCTCCCCATCGTAATAAATTCCCTTCAACGATTCCTTAGCTTTGTCGTCTTTAGGCACACTAAAAAGTAGCTGATTCAAAGAATCAGAGAATCCTTCTGGAATAGGCTTTTTCATATCGTCCTCAGGCACATCAATAATAATTGTATACTCGTTAGGCGGATTAGGAAGTTTAGCTTTAAATCTTCTGGATTTAAAAAGAACTTCATCCTTCTTTTTAATTAAGTTTACCGTAGAGTCCTCAACTTTATACAACGATCTTGAAAAAGTTTCAGCCGGAAGAATAAACTCTTCTGAAATTGATATAGGGTTACGATACTTGATTCCGATATAACCGTTAAATGCCGTAATAAAACCGTCACGAATGGCAAGATAGCCGAACTCAGGAATTATTCCGGTTGTAGATGAAAAACGTGCGCATTTGCCAATTACATCTTTCAATTCTGAAGCCTTAAACTCAATCATTTTGTATCCTCCTTTTTATTTTAGTTGGTTGATCATTAGTGGGCCTTGGAAAGTCAGGTCGACTAGATTGGATTATAGGTTGGGTTATTTCAATCGCAGATAGACGCATCCTGAATAATCTCGCTCAATTAGCATTTTCATCAGGAGTCATCTCATATCATAAAGAATCGTAAGCTTGTTGGAACTTATTATAAAAATCAAACATCTTCTCGGTTTCTGGCGCTCTTAATGTGCGACAAGAAAAAAAGATAGGTTTTCCGTTCACGGCCATCGGTCCTGCTTTATCATAATATTCATATATAAAATTGATTTCTTTTTCCATTTTCGCAAGGTCTTTTTTTTCCATTAATAAAAGAACTGGAAAAGATAAAGTAATATCTTTGGGATTAGACAAGTGCCTATCACAAAAGATTTTATTACAAAACAAATCTTTCGCAATTTGTTTTAAATCACTATCCGACATCATTTTACGCTTTGCCCTCTTCTTCTCACCTTTCATCTCACACCTCCGGCCCACAATAACATTAAAAATCCTGCTAGAGCAATAAGTATGGTTACAATTAAATTATTTAAGGGTGTATCTTTCATCACGTCCTCCTATCCCTAACATACTCCTAGCCCGTTCCTCCTTACTAAGTTTCATCCAGTCGAAGTAGTCCAGATTGCACCCCATAGAACAAAACTTCTTGGCTCCCTCTTTGTAGTTGGCGCAAAGAGGATACTTACATGGAATTTTCAATCCTAATTAGCCTCCTATGATGAAAATATTTACCTTCATAAAGCAACGGTTTATCTCGCTTCAATATTCTGTATTCTCTAACTCTAAAATCGGCCTTTTTCCAATTATATAACCCATTTGAATTTTGGGGATTTAAATAAGTGGCTATTTTTCTCTTCAAGAGATGAGCTTTAAAATAATTTGTATCGACATAAGAATATCCGTGAAGAAAATCACATACATCCCAAGTTCCGTCGTGAAATCTGGCTTCCACTACCCACAATCTTTTTCTATTTCTATCTTTTAAACGGTTTATTCTGAGCATGATAATATTTATACCGGGGTGCGGTATTATTGCACGGATCATCCAATAAGTTTAAGCCTCATAATTCCCGTTTACTACTTCGTAAGTAGCCCAGCTTCTTGCAATATACAAGCTATCCACCTTATTCAGTTTCCCTAGCTCATTCTTGAAATTTCCATAGTCAATATCCAAAACCATTTGGGCTATAACTTCTGCCACTTTAGCTTTCCGAATCTCAGCCCTATATTCGTAATCCGTTCCAGCATCCTTCTCTACTTTCCCAGCTAAGTCCCCGAAAATCCTTTCAATATGCCCATTAAACCTGCTCCTGACAATAAGCATATCAGGCTTATCATTGTGCTCCACTATGCTCAAAAATCCATCCCTCGTAAATAGCCACATAATCTACTCTCCTTTTACAATATCCAGGACAAAACAATTAGGATAAAAGCAGTTGGCAAAACAGCTATGATTATCCCCCAAACTACATCACTGACAGTATCCCTGATATTTCTCATTTTGTAAATACATTATATCACAAATTAAAGAGTTTGTCAAGAAGAAATTTCAAACTCTTCTCTGTATCCGCAATTCATACAAATCCATGCTATAGGAGGACCTGTATGACCAAATCCATCGTGTTCAATCCACCCAAAAAGATACTGCATCCCGCCTTCGCACTTAGAACAAGGTTTTCTTGCATTTAAAGGACTTTCTATATCAGACTTCATGTTCCAAATCCTCCTTGTAGCAACTTATCCTGCGTTTATATTCTTTATTAACATATTCTACAGGCTTGGTTTCTACAGGCTTGGTTTCTACAGGCTTGGTTTCTACAGGCTTGGTTTCTTCCACGCTTCTTCTTTCATCAGACAATTCAAATGTTAAATTCACTGGAGGATTGCCACTAATACGTTCATATCTATTACATAATTCTGGCCTAGTCCGCTGTAACCATAAAGAAACAGCGTGCAATAGTTCGCTAGCACTTAATTGTATTATCTCTTTCATATTGGATAAACCGCCTTACTCCACCATTCAGTTACACAATAGCTCATATTATTTTACTACGCTGATAGGCCATCAACGCAAATGGAGTAATCCAACCGGATAATCTGGCTAAAAAAGAATTAAACTGCCTCTTGTTAAAGTATTTCTCAATTTCATCCTGATCAAATGTTACATTTTGTTCTGTAAATTCTCTCAAAATTTCATCCTTCAAATCTTGAACAAAATATCCTGCTTTCATCAAGGCGTAATTACGAGTAAGAATACCCCAGGTTTCTCTTTTGGAAATTTCTTCCCTTTGGGATTTATTTAAATCTTCTAAAATCTCTGGCATCAAATTATGTCCGTCACCGGGGGCAAACCATCTCTCAAAGTCTCCATATTTCAAAACCAACTTAGCACTCGTCTTAGGTCCAAATCCCCGCAAACCTGGAATATTATCACTTGTATCTCCCAAAACAGACTTAAAGGAAAGAAATAAATTTGGGGGCACCCCAAATAACTCTTGAAAATTATCCTTAGTGACCAAAATATCCTTCGGCGGATAATAAACCAATGCTCCAATATCCACTAACTGTAACAAGTCCCTATCAGAGGACACTACTAACACATCTTGTAGCTCTTCGCATAACAAACCAATTATGTCATCCGCTTCCACTCCCCGCATCTTCGCTTGCTTGACACCAAAATAAGGGAGAACGTCCTGCAACTCTATTATCTGGCTACCAATATCCGCAAATAGACTCTTTTCAAGAGGGTTCTTTTTTCGAGCTATTTCTCGCAATGATTTGTATTCTGGAAAGACTGCTTCTTTTATTTTTGAGCCTTCCCAATCCCAACACACACAAATGTCCGACGGCTTATGCTTATCTAACTGGTGTCGTATCATATTCAGCATAGCAAACAAAACGGTGGTATCATTCCCCTCGATGGAGGACAACGAAAACCCGCTTACTAGCCCAGCACGATAAGCAAAATTCGTCCCGTCAATAATCATAATTTTTATATCATTTTTAAAAAGATTTTCTTGAATCATTTAATCCAACTGTCGCCTCATTTCCAGCAGTATGTTCGCTACCAAAACTAAAACTACGATTAGAATTACTATGATTACTGTTGTCATAGTTAGTCTATTTGCTTAGCTACACCACTCGCTTCTTTTCTACACTTTCTGCAAAGATATCTCTTATTCAATTCTTCCAAACTTCCATAATATCTCAGACGATTATTAAAGGTTGACTCATAAGCGCTCACCTTTCTCCCGCATTTGCTACAGGAGCAATATAGTGTCTTACTATGCCCTTCGATAACCGACTTTCTCCGAGGTCTTTTCTCCTGAACTTCTGGTTTTGTTTCTACAACAGTCTCTTTTGGTTCTGTAGCAGTCTCTAAAGAAGTCTCTTTTGTTTCTGTTTCTGTTTCTGTGGCAATTTGTTCTGTAATTTCTTGCATCTCTTCTGTCACCTCCTCGTGAACTTCAATTTTTTCATTACTTTTTACCCCAGCAGTAGCATCCGACAAAAAGCGGCATGCTTCACTACAAACTACCCATAAAGGTTCTCGCCTAAACTCACCTGTATCAAAATCTTTAAACTCCGCAATAACCACACATTGACGGCACTCTGGATGCCCTTCAAGATATGCTCGAGCAAAACAATCATGCTTTTGATTTATCTGTTCCGTAAGCATGTCGTTTACTTCCTTATCTGCACTAACTAGCATAATAGATTCTTTAACTGCGATTAAATCCTTTTCCATGCTTCTTTCCTCCAGCTAACTTCATAAATGCCAAAAGCTTTTCGTTTTTGGCTATGCGAGTCTCTCCAAGAGTTTCCTTCTCTTCACATTTCTCGTAACAAACCATACATATCCTCTGGTCCACTTTACGTTCCTGCCTTTTCTTGCATCTTGCAAATCCCATTACCGCTACCCTTTTGGATTTCCCGCATAACAGGGGAACCCTTTATAAAGTTAATGTTTACTTCCCATCCTTTTCCGCTGATAAATCTCAGAGCATCAGCTAAACTCTCAAACTCCTGCTTGAACCCTGGCTTTACGACTACACTTTCTCCAGTCATTGTTTCTATCAAAGTGCATTTTTCTTTTCCTGATAGATCGATCATCATAACATACCTCCTCATTCATTTAATACATCTATTATAACATACCAAAAACTATTTGTCAACCCCGTATTTTAGACGTTTCTTAATAATATCAACAAACGCCCACTCTATCAGGTAATCCTCCTTAGCCTTTTTATCCATATTATCATTAGCATACTTGATCAATAAATCAGCTGTTTTCCTGTCCATATCTATGTCCATCTTAGCATATTCCAATTTAGTTATAAGCTCTAGCAACCGTATAGTATTTGCTTTCATACATTTAGTAGTTTTCAAAATTTTCATTTTCTCCTCCTAAGGAAATGGAACTACAACGGAACCAAGAGTATGTCCCGAACCTATTTCTGGATGGTTGGTTAATTGAAAGACACTCACACCAATTTTAGTTTGATTGGGAGGATACCATTCTACTAGCACTTTGACATTCCCATCTTTATCAATCTCTCCACCTTCATAATAACAATATCCGATAAATACTCTAACTCTCGTATTTTTATCCTTCATCGCACTTTTATTAACTTTCACAACAAAAGTATTTCCCTGCTTCTTAACACCATAAATAACAGCTTTAGCTTTCGCTTTTGCTTTTACTGGTTTGATAAGTTGCTTAGGCTCTTCGAGCTTAGGCTTTACATCCGTCATTTTAGGTTCTTCAGGTTTATCTGGAACACAACCAAATTTAGCAAAAATTATTTCACGAGCTGATGGGTTATTGGAGGGTTTAGTTGGCAAGTTCCAAGGTTTTAGAACCTCCGCCGATTGCACTACTTTAGACGTAGTTTTGGTAGTCAATGTAGCAATATCTATAATTTGTTCTTGTATTACCGATTCCACTTTCTTTATAGGATAAATATTAATACCCGCATCTATTGGAAAAACAGAAGCACAACCTATTAGCAAACAACCGGCAAACCAAACTCCTATCCATTTATTCAACTTTTTGGGCTTCAATTCTCTTAGCCTGCGTTTAATATACCTTTTTTGTTCTTTTGTAAAGTTCATTTCATCCTCCAAATTTAATAGGCGGGTGAATTGGATTCAAGACTTTTAAAAGCCTCTATCCTCATTTCTTTTTCCCCTATATTTCACCCGCCTTATTCTGTAAAAGTTCGACAACTCTCTTTTTTACATTATTAAGCTTTTGATCATAAGCATCTCTCGAAATATTAACTCCCTGCATCCCCATAAAATCTATCATATTTCTTTCGCTTATACGAACCTTATCCCGTCCCCATTTACTACCTGAAGAACTTCCATCCAACTTCCTAATCATCCCAATTTTCATCCTGCGTCTATTGTCCAAAATAGCTAAGTCGCATAACTCCTCAGGGGGATTGACAGTTAGAATAAAAATCTGACGTTCAACCACATTCTCTATATTTTCAGCAACATACTCTATCAACTCCTGATACTCAATCTCCTTAAATCCGCCGTCTGATGGCAGAAATTCATTTTCTATTCTACTAACCCACCATCTACGACGTTTAGCTGAATTTGCCATTCTGATTATGTTGTTAAATTGTCTGAAAAGGGATGTCCTAAAATATTTAGAAAAAGCAATAGAACGTAGCAGGGGATGAGTGCTCATCATCTTACATCTTTTTGATGTGTCCAAATTTTTAGCCATCCTTATTTCTATTTTCTTAGCTCTACGATAAGCGAAATAACAATTTGGATCATCGTCAGCTTTTTCAAAAAACTTTTTCAAACAAATTGCTAGACATTTAAAACCCTCTCCCACAAAATAATTATAATCAAAATCACTATTTTGCAACTTCCACGAATAGTTACCCGCCTTCTTCTTTATAAAACTTACGAAATTCTGAATATCTTTCTCCCCTAATTTTGACAGTTCTATTTCTCTTTCCATAATTTAATTAACACCCTCGCAAAATATCTTCGCAAATTATCCGTTAAAATAGGCAGTCGTTAAGAAGATTGAAAACCTTCCTCATATCCTTCCTATCAAAATACGAAGACAAAGCTCTCATTGTTCCAGCTTTATCTCCCTGTAAATCAAGCTTTAACTCCCCATATAATTGAAAAACTCTCTCCCTAAATTCTATCCTATTCTTAACTTCACCCATCACCTTTAGTATGAGATCCTTCCTAATTTCAATATTCCTCTCATCAAATTCTTCCAGTAAAAGTTCTTTCACTTTCTCGTAAGTAACTTCATCAGACATTTCGTAAGCATTAATAACCGTAGTAGTAATTGCATTTTTCGCCATACCTGAGTTTGCCCAATGAATTGCTTCTATAGACTCAGGTTTCATCTTGTATTGGTGTAGCCTATCATTTATGTCGGTCAAATACCAAACAGCTCCTTCCTCCCCTATTATAAATCCATCTTCTGTAAATCTGTTGAGAGCCTCTCTTTCTTTTCGCAATTTCTGATACCAAGAGTATAAATCTTCCCCAGACCTAATAGATACGTGAAGTTTTGCCACTGGAATTGCTATTGGAACTCTCAACTTTTCAGGATCAATAATCTTCGGATTTGCTATATCATTTCTTATCCCAAAAAGAAGTGCTGTATCAAGAGGAACAGTATATTCTATTAAATGTTTATTTCGACTTCCGAAGAGCTCGAATGAAAGATTTATTCCGCATTCTGCCCACTTCTCTATTTCGTAATAAAGCATCCCATACCTATCAAGCATCTCCCGCCACATTTTTTCCCAATCCCCCCACCTGCTCTTATTCAAAACTGGAGTAAGACGAGTCTTGTAAGTTATCCACCGCTTTTTCTTTATTGTATATGAATATGCCAAAATATTTGTACCATCTAATTTCTCGTATACATTGATATGTTTAGTAGATGGAAACTTGAACCTTCCTAACTTATCAAAAGGATACTTCTGTTTAGGAGTACTAATAATTACTTGCTCTGTTAAGAAATCGTTTATACGGAGTAAAAGCATAGAACCATACAATCTTTCGCTATTGGATATATAACCTTCCAAAGTCCATTCGGGATTAAAGGGGTCCTGTTCCTTGAAATGAGAAAGACGACTCTCTTCTATCCCCAATATTTGAGATGCTTTATACTTTTGCCCTAAAGAATCAACCATAGTTGGCCTCTTAGTATTTTCCAAAAAATTCAGAATTAAAAAGCTCTTCTGCTTTAGGGTCCATCCAATCTTGCAGAGATACGATCAAATCACTCAAAAAAGGTTGGGGCCACCGATGATTCTTTTCAACCTCTCCAAGGGTCGAAAGAATTTCTTCAGCGCTCATATCCTTTAATCTCTCAGCAATCTTTTCAACATCCATCACTTCCCAAGCCCCTTTATCACCATAAGTATATTCTCCAAACTGCTTCAATGCTTGGTCAATCTCTTCCATTATTTCCTTAGAAGTTATCATATATCCTCCTTTTCCTAACATAATTTACTCATTTGGTCGGGGCGGAGGGATTTGAACCCACGTCGTCACGGTCCCAAGCCGTGAAGTCTACCACTGGCTTACACCCCGTATTATTCTGCATCGGGTAGGAACTGTGATAAATCTTCTATCCCCGATTGAAACCAAGATAATCCCTTGTCAATATTTTGAATACCAGTATCACAACTGTCAACGATGTCTTCTCGAAACATTGATAACTCAGAATAAATTTTCCTCAACTTATCCCGTTCAGCTACGATTATTTTTTTGCTTCCTTCAATCCTCTTCATTAGTAATAAAATTTCTTTATTTTTCATCTTTTTCATCTTTACCTCTCCATCGAATCTTTTATTCTTGAGTTTGAGGAAAAATATTCCTTTTCCAAGCCCTCACTTTAGAAAAGGGGGTTTTGGTAAATTCATTCTTTGCAATTCTGATAATGGAGTCGGAAGAAAAATCAAACTTCCTAAACTTCTTAATACCCCCTAAACTTTCCTCTGGAACAGATTTCTTCAACCCGTCCACAATAGCATAAAAATGATGCTTTTTGATAGTTCCATCTACTCTAAAACCTGAAACACAATCGTTGGGGTCCATACGAAGAGACATACTTATTTCAGTTCCGTCCATTGTTTTGAAATTAAAAGTCATATTACCATAATTAACATTCGCCGTAACATTGGCGGAGATTGCTTTTCCAAGTTCTTTTGCCTGATCGAGACGTTTGTTAGCCGCTTCTTCTCTCTTCAACTCCGCTCTCATTTCTACCACTAGTTCCTCTTTAATGCTCTTATAGAGAAAATCAACAA